GTCCATCCCCAACACCATAGTGGTAGTACATCACGGTGTCCGGGTTATCAGGGTCTATTGGATTAATGGCGTCTTCCATCTCCCGTTCAAACTCCTCAGTCGTAACATCTATGCCCTCGTTCAGGGCTGTCTGACAATAATCAATCCTCAGTAGAGTGTACTCATCAAAAATCTCCTCGTTAGGGATAGTGAGCACATGATTGTACTGTGGAGGGAGTCCTTGCGCCCGTAACCTGTTGTTCCGTGCCACAGTCTTCTTGTAAATCTTATCCCTCTCCCTTTCGAGTATACCTTCGGACTTCTCCAAGTTATCACGAATTTCCTGGGCCGATACCCCAAACTCCTTCTGAAACCGCTCGTCCAACTCCCAGAAGCTCTCTGCATGGTCTAGGTCTCGGGCAGAGATAAGGTCAGGGTGGAGATGCCTAGGCTTCAACCAGTAATCCCACGGAGTCTTCTCAAAGCAAGAACACCACCGATCTACCTTGCCCTTCATGGCTTCTTTTCTTCGGCTACGGTGTTCATCCTTGGGGATAAAGTCCTTGGGTCTATAATCAATCTTATCCATGAAGAGTTTTACCAGCTCCTCTTTATACTCAAGGATGACATACATAGAGGGGAACTGAATCCCTGGTTGCTCCTTCACTCCAAGGTGCTTGTAAATATGGTAGTATTTACGGTTCCACCATAACTCAAAAACAAAAGCCATGAAGAGAGCCGGGTCTCGGTCTTCTAAACGATCTCCAATATACATAAGCCGTTTATAGTAGCGTTTGCCCTGCTGCTTAAGGTATCTATTTTCTGGCGTCCTCTTGAAGTTCGTGTAGGGATAAGGGTTGTCGTTGTCGTACCGCTGGGATACGAGATCATGGTAGGTCTTGACCAACCGAAGAATTCGGACATCACTAAGGTTCTCCGCGTCCTCGTAGTCGGGGTCTTCGTAGGCGTACTCCGGGTAGGCTTCTTCAACCCACATCGTGAGTGGTGACCTCCTTGAAGAAGGCTTCCTCCTCGTAGGTCTTCAATCGCTTACGGTCATGCTTCTCCAAGTACTTATTGCCACGAGTGAAGTAGTCCACCACGAGAAGCTCCTCGCCCCCGTCTTTCACCCGTAGCCCTCTTCCGATGCGCTGAACAGTGGAGACGTATGCCTTACCACCTCCAACGAGGTAGAGCAGGTTGATGTTGGGCACGTCAATGCCCTCATCAGCCAGCTTGGTGGTTATAACGCACCGCACATCACCTGTACGTAAATCTTTGAATGCTTTAGAAACTTTACGCGGATTTGTTTTCCCAGTTATCATTACGAAAGGTCTGTAACCAAGTTTTCGTGTGAGTGGTCTTGCCAACGCGATTAGTTCTTCTTCTAAATTTTCTGCAATGTCAACAGAGTTTCCGGTTAAAACAAGTAAACGTGTTTCAGGCGCGGAAATATCTTGAGCGATATCTCCTGCAATGTGAGCGGTACGTTCTGTATTTTCAACTAAAAGTTTTTTCTTTGCGTCTTGCCATTTGAGTCCACGAGTTTTAGGTGTGGTGTAATCGAGGGTACGGATCTCCAACCGTGCCTCGGCCAAGTACCCTTCACGCTGGAGCCAAGGGGCATTGAGATCAAAGATCACAGGCCCCACTAGGCTCATCATGAGCATGTCTGAAAGGACATCCTGCTTGAGGGGTGTACCGCTTAACCCTACTCGATAGTAGGCTTTACTGTACTTACCTATGGCCTGCCACGTGTCGGCTGATCCGTGGTGTACTTCATCGAAGACGAGCATATCTATTTCATTTTCAAGGTAGTTAGCAAACTTGTCAGCTAGTCTTTCAAATTCTTTAGGATCCATTATGGGTACGCGAGTCTTTTGGTTGACGGGTAACTTGCCCATGTAGAACGAAAACGTGTCAATGGACGCTATGGTTATTGCTTTAGGGTTAAATTCATCGGTGCTGATTACGCCTACAGTTTCTTTTCCAAGGTACGTTGTTAGAGTTTTGTATGTTTGGGACACAAGCTCCCTGCCGTGAATCATGATCACGGATCGCTTGGGGAGCATGGCTCCACAGATTGCTGCTGAGATAAGGGTCTTACCTGAACCTGTTGCCGCCCTCACTACACCACGGAAGCCTGAGAAGATGGCTGTGGTTGTAGCAGCAGCTTGGTAGCTTCGGAACTCGATGTCCTCGCTAAGTTCAAGGTCTGCAATAGGTTGTATTCCTGGGAAATGATCTGCTAGCTGCTGCCAGCTTGTGATTTGAAATATTGCACTGGATCCCACGTAGCCTCCCATGCTCCTACCTCTTTCTTGAGGTGGAGTCCTAGCCTAACAGCGGACTGGCGTCTTGTCAAGGCCGGATTTTTAAGAGGGCTGCTGCCCCCTTCTTTCCCCCCTCATACTCCCCTCTTATAACCCTATAGAGTTTGCATTCGGTATAACACTTCGTGTATATACCTCATACAAACATCCCTGAGACGCTGTCTCAGTGATTAGTTTTGCCAACGTGGAGGCCCCTGGCAAGTTTGAGAGTTTGCTTGGCTAGGGGGTTGGTATCTTCAACCTTCTTCCAACCGTTCAGACAAGCACCGGAATAGGGGAAGGTACCACTCTCTTCATCCAATCCTCCCAGCACATCGACGAAGTCGATGTACATGGTAACGAAACCTGGGTGGTAGTATTGGGCGTCCTTTTTAGTAACGACTACAACATTTTTAGGGAGAATTTTAAGTACCTGATATTTGTTTTTATCGGGGAGAATTAGGGGGTTATTACCTGTCTTTAGGATGGCATATACTACGGGCAATAGCCCTGTCGGGAAGTATCCGGCGCGAGTAATAAACCTATGTTTACCATCCCATTGTTGAGCCTTATACGCAGCAGTATGAATGAACCCCGGATAGTAAGCCGAGAGAGCGTCGTCTAAGGGACGTGGGTATGGGGTAAGGAACTGGCACTTGACAATGCCGAAGAGGATCCTGATGGTGTCCTTAGGGCTGTAGTCCATGTACCTCGGAGGCTTGATGTTGCTGGTCTTTTTCAGGTTGCCTTGGGCGTTACGTTCAAACTTCATAATTTCATTGTATACACAACTAATGTTCTATGTCAAGGAGGAATTGGTTGCCCAATAAAAAAGGAAGACTCTCAGGCTAGGAAGAGTCTCCCTTAGGAGCCGTGCCGCTGGTGGGGAAAGGCGTGCAACCAACCATTCACCAACGACCTTTAGAGTGTATATTAGGAAGTCACGGATGTCAACCCTTACTCTTTGATTGTCCTTGCTAGCTCTGCACCAGGCTTGAATGTCACTGTATCTCTGTCTCCTACAACGACCTCCTTACCTCTCACGCTATACGTCCTACCCTTTCTCTGGACTACACGTAGCGTACCGAAGCCACGAAGGAGCATCTTACGCTCTCCATCATCGTCCTCTTCTGTTAGGGCCTTCGTCATACCGTCGAGTGTCATGTCTACCATCACCGAGATGTCGTCTCGTGTGAGAGGGGGATCGAATAAGGTAATCGCTCGTTTATACAAATAATTTTTTAGATCGGTAGTGTTCACAATTTCCTCCATGTCCACCATACCGCATTTGCCTGAAGATATCAACCAGTTCTAACGAGTCTCTTCTGCTTCTTCTTCAGGTTCGCTACCGCAATTTCAAGCAGCAAATAGATAAGAGCAGAAGAATACAGGGTAGTATCCACACCCTTATCTTGAAGCCACACTACGGCCTCTGTGTAGACGGTGGTGCGCTTCTCCAGCCCACTCAGCTCTAAGATATCTGCGTCGTCTACACGATTTTTAATGAACTTGTATGTCCCTTTGTTAATCACCTTTACACCATCTCGAAGGACAGGGATAACATAGGACCACACAAACGTTAGCACCGTCACCGCACCTATAGCCATAGGAACCTCCTCATATTGTCAGCTAATAAAGCAGAGTTATCGTGCGCCTACCTGCTGCTTGCCCTTTTCTCTCTTGAGCAAGATCTTCATCATGAAGACGCTGCCTTCGGCAGTGGCTAAGATGTAGACGATGAATAGTGGGACCATCTCTATGTAGTTGGTAGACTCGAAGGCTTCCCATACCTTACTCCAGATCATAAGGAAGCACAACAGCCAGATACCATTGGAACACCACGCGGCGTACCTATGGTAGTGCGGGTCTCCCGAGTTACGACTCCGAGAGACCCACGTGAACGCCATATTCTGAAAGAAAGCTACCACTGCAAGAATTGCTAACCAACCCCAGTACAAGGGGTCCATTGCGAAAGACAGATCCATTGTGTTCCTCCTTAGGAGCCGTAGGGATTACCTTCCCTATCAATATTGACCTGGAAACGGGCCAGTGGACCAGTGTCATAGTCCCACAGCCACGCCATTGCGCCTCTCTTCTGCCAGTTAAAGCTCTTCAACCTATGCCACTCGTTAGGGGCTGTGATCGAAGGCAGGAACTCCACGCTAACGCCTTGCTCTTCCAGTACAGAAGGCTTAGAACTACCCTTCCTGTGTTGGTCACCAAGGTGCCACTCACGATACTTGGTCTCGGCCCAGTCCTTAGGTCTCTCGTTGGCCATGAGAGCCGCTAGACGTATCTGTGCCACGCTGTGACCGTGTTCGAAGCCTATGAGGTTGCATCCGTACCTCTTGAACTTGTAGGGGCTTGCAGAGCAGTCTATGGTGACGTTCTCATTGTTCTCAAAGTAAGCTCCCATGAGCATCCCCATGGTGTAGCTCGAATATCTGTCATGGTTGCCAGGAATCTGGAGCACGGTGACAGGAGCTATTTGGCTAATATACAGAATAGCCTTACGCAATATTGCTGCTCCACGCATGTACGTCTCATGCCAAGAGATCATCTCCGGCTGAGGTGTACCCCCAGCAGTAGCATGAACTCCCTTACCACCGAGAGACATCATCTCTGCATGGATGAAGTCGTTGCCAATGGGGAAGAGGATCTCTTCTACCTCTCCGTAGCCTGCTCCAATGATTGACAGCTCTTTGACGGCCCAGAGGTAAAGCTTCTCAGCTAAGTCAAAATCGTAGTAAGCGTCAGCCCCCGGAGCAAAACAATACAACCCAATGTGTGGGTCCATTACAGAGATCTCCAGCATACGCTTAGGCGTGCCCTCAGGCCGCTCAAACGGGTGGATGGAAGGTACTACAGGTGATACCCCTTTTAACTCGTTGATGAGAGCCTCAGCAACGTATCTTCCTGGGTGTGGGGGAGCGAACGTCCCTTTGGATTGGTGGGCAATGAATGGCCCATTTTCATCTTGCTGAACCCAATTGTTTGGTTTGATGACAACTGTGTCGTAGTCATCGGGGATATTACAGACAGCCCGGATATCTTTCTCAGTTCTAAAACCAAAGTGACGTGTACCAAGTTCGTCTACTTGAAAGCTTTGGGCGTTTGTAACAATGGGAGTGATAGAAACCAGAATGGTTCCATCGGCTAGGGTTTCATGGGATATTGTTTGTTGTTTGTCATTGGGGATACTCATACTGCGACCTTCGGGTTGCATGTTTTCCTCATAATACCTCCACTTGCTCAAAACACGAGCAGTATTATACAATAAAGATGCGCAGCCCACAAGTAGCAGGCTGCGCATGGTAAATTTTAGTTTATCCCGAAGGATTATTCAACGGGCGGTTCTTCGTCTACCTCAAAGAAAGGAATGAGAGAATTAGCAGCCGCTGACTGTGCAGCGAAGAAGTCAGATACATCTCCATCATCTGCGGCATCAGACATCTTGTTGAGAATAGATGAAACAAGACTGATAGCCTCGTCTACTGTAAGCTTCTTGTCGTCAGCATAGTGTCCCCATGCCTCAGTCAAAAGACTCGGAAGCATTGCAGTAATCTCCGCCATAGTAATACCTAGTTCGAATTGCTTAGCCATTTTTTGACCTCCTATGTCAAATAAGTTAGCTAGAGAGTCAAACGCTATTGCCTGGTTCTCTAGTACGTTTTTGTACGGCTTCCTTGCCGCCCTCCTCAATCTATGGAACACGTACCCAATTGTACGCATCCCATTACCTACATCCACTGCCCCTGTTTTGTCAATGGTTTTCTTAAATCGTTTACGAATGCCTGGGAGCATGAGAACTATTTCTAGCTTACTGATTCCGAGTCCTTTTCGACTCATTTTTTACCCATCTGCTTGATTAGCCCAGGAATAGGTTTTACTATCCGGTGGAGTAACCATGCCGCGCCAGCGTTCGCCAGCCCGTACACAATAAAGTGCCCTTGAGTAGTATCAAGGTCCAAGGCGGCCAGCGTGATACCACTAACCCCCAGGATAGGCGGGACAATATCAGTCCAATTACCCCACCCCTTATGGTTCAACAGGCATTTTATCGTCCACCCCCACAGGTTTAGAACAAGCACATGCCGTATAGATATGTGCTGTGCAAGACCGAGGAGAGTGTCAATAATTTCCATTTCACCCGCCGCGAGGGGTCCACACTTCCAGGTAGTCCGTCACTCTCTCACGGAAATAATCCATGTCGAATTTGTTACCGGGGCAAGATTTGTACGGCGCATAAAATTTATGCCCATGTACATTCTCCACCGGGATACGATACATTCGACAGAGCCACGCTACTGAGTCGGCTAGTTTCTCGAACAGTGCTTCAGGAGGAGGGGCAGTATCGAAGTTGCCCACCGCACAGACTCCGATCCCTCTCCTGTTCATCCCTTGTTCTCGGGTATGAGCACCGTGCATCATCATAGAACGCCCCTGGAGTAGCCATGGACGGTGGTCAGACATCTCTTCTATCAACCAGTGGTACCCTATGTCTCTCCATGGGCGAACAAGGCTAGAGGCCCCAGCTTCCTGTAAATCCTGGTACTCTGTCTCAGTGATTATGTTTCCCCCCTGCCGGTAACTTGTATGGAACCGTCGAATTGCGACAGCATTAGGGAGAAGAGTGTCGGCAGTAAGAGAGTGGTGTATCACCACATGTGACCATCTTGGCATTGAAACCTCCTATTGTTGTAGATACAACGAAAATATCTTATTCAGTAGTCTCTTCTTTGGATTCCCCAGACTCCACTAGGTCATCTAGGATCTTCCAATCAAGAGCCAATGTCTCTATCCCTCGCTCTTCTGCGATACGAGCGAGGACATCTTCTAGCACAGCTTCACGAGGGTTATCCATTAGTTGTCCTCAATGTTCTCACGGACATAAGAACTAGCTTTAGCCTTGTGGTAACCCCTTCTGGTAAGTCGAGTAGGCTTTCTATCTCTAAGCACAGCGTTAGGAATACGACGTGGTTTTCTTCTTCCACGTAATTGATCACTAGTATCAATCAAACCCTGGTATCCATAAGGAACCCTAGCAGGTACCGAAGATATTACGCAAACCATTCGTTCAAACCCATACACTAAACGTTTTACATATTTCTGTGACCGGCAGCTTCTAGATGTTCTTGAAGGAACTGTCTTAGGAGCCTTTGGGGGTCGAACCGGAGGATTCACATCCTTTGGAGTATTCCGGTTTCGATTTCTTGGATTCCACTGTGCCCGAGCAAAGGGTAAGTCTTCAGTAGTAGCAAAAAAAGCCATTCATTCCTCCTAAACTGGCGGGAGTCTTCTGATACGAAGAAACATAATAAAGTTTTCAATACCGAAAGGTTCAGACGTGTGATTCTGAAACCTCAAACGAATTCCACGTAAGAGGGTAGCTGTTGTCTCTGACCCGCCTGTTAATGTAGTAGGCATCTCTTCGTCAAGAACGGCATCACGGAAAGTTGTCCACGTATCCCCAGTCCACTTCTTCCCATCCCAAGAAACATCAATCCCGAAAGGAGGATCTGGTTCTACATCTAGGTAGTAGGTATCAAAGATATAAGTACGAGCATCTTCACCACTCGTGTCTGTCTCTGGATCAACGACACCTTGACTGGTGACGAAGAACTTGAACTCCTTGCTTTGAAGTACCCCACCTGGCTGTAACACGCACCTACCTTCAGTTAGCACATACCCCGAAGAATTACCCGTATCAATATGATCTTCGTCAATATACTCCTCCCCAATTACTACTTGATAGGGGTAGTTCTGAGCAAGAATACTTTCATATTTAAGACCAGCAAGATCCCTCACCGTCCACACAAAAGGATGGCTAGTGATAGGAATGTCAACCCACGCAGTTTTACGCGCACCACCAGGAACAGTAGGAGCTACATAAATGGGGCTGTTCTTAGTTGTCACTGGACGACCATCCGTGTCGTATGTTATTCGAGTAGGGTTAATCGTCGGGATAGCATTACCCGCGTTGTCAAATAGCGGAAAGCCCGAAGAGTTTTGATCTTGCCCCTCAATAGGAGACTTAAATCCTCGGGGGTAGTTGATCTCGTCATCTACCTCAAGCATAGCTTCACTTGGTAGCAAGCTATCAAGATCTTCTATGATGCGGTTAATAATCCCGGTACGTTTTGAATAAATAGCAAAGGGCATATTAGTACCTCGTCTTAATACCAGGATTCCCATAGAGCTTGAACACGTCAGCTACGATAGGAGATCCATCGTTAATAATATTTTCTTCCGTTGAAGAATAAGAAGAATAGATAAGCAAGTAGCCTTCTCCCTCAAGTTCTACAACCATCGTAGAGAACACGAGTCTCGGGATAGAAAGGGCTGTCAATGAGAAAGTTTCCAGTGTATCAAAACCAGGGAACACGCCCATGGTTACAAAACCACGCGGGGTAAATATGTTAGGCGCTTCAATAGGAGCACCTGCTGTGTTTACAGCATGTCCTCTACCCGGTCCTTGAAGGAAGAAGAACCTGTTGAAATCAAAGCGAGATCCTCCACCGTACCACGGTGAAATCTGCTGAGCAGAAGAAGGATAACGATTCAATACAGGTAGACGCAAGAAGGGACTAGTACCCTTACCATCACTAAGTGGTAACAGCTCTGGAGCAAACAGATACTCATCTGTTATACGGCAAGAGACATTGCCTTCAGGAGCCTTGGATGGAACATCCATTGGTGTAGGTAGATGACTAATCATATTTGAGTAGAAACTTGTACCACTTGAAGGAGAAACCACGGTTGGTGTTCCTCTACCCATAGTAGTAACGTACATCAAATTACTATCAGTTACAAAATGCCTACCATACACAGGCCCTGTGCTAACTGTATTCCACTGTCCCTGATACGGTGTGTAACGAGCCTGCATGGTTACAGTCATCGTAGACGGTGGAGCAATCAGATACTGAAGTCTTCCAGTTCCGCGCTCCACACTTGGGAAGCGACGGTAGCCTTTTACTACCCGATTGTTAAAAGTATCTGAGAAAAAGATCTCTTGACCGATAACAGCCACTCCACCTGGGCCAGCCGTAGAAGCCTTACCTTGTCCTACCATAGCGGGACTGTTCACAACACCTAGTACCCGCAAGCTGTCCATGTTGACAGCCGTCAAGGTATTAGAAGCAGGATCAGCCGTGTAAAGAACATCATCCTTAGCGTGTACAGCACGACAATTCGCCCAAGGAATCGGCAGGGTAAGATCAATACTCACAGGTAGATCATGGAGGTTATAGTCAAAGCTACCCGCTAGATCTCCTGGGTCTGTACCCGACACGTTAAACCATGGTGAAGAACCGTTAACATCATAGATGAGTACTTGTTCATCCATGAACAGATACAATTTACTCGCATCATTGTTGTAACGTATTCCATAAGGAACGTCATCCTCAATCCAGTTTTGGGTGTCGATAAGACGCTCGCTAAGAGACATATCTGACACTGTGATTACACGGATGTGTGGGTAGTCATACCCTACATCGTTACCACCTGATACCCAAAGCTCTGTTTCGTCTGGTGTGAGCTGTAGTGCGAACGGACACCCACCCTTACTCGGTGGGTTGTTAGGAGCCTTCCACCAGTACCCTACGCTTGTACGAGAACCAACCTGGGTAGGGGTTCCGCCTGTTGGGTTAATCTTAATGACTTCGGCTCGCATTACATCCCCGACAAAGAGCAGGGAACCATCTGCTGTAACTTCAATGTCCCACAAATGACGAAGCTGATCCGCTCCGGTAAACCCAGCAGTAGTTTTGTCCAACACCCAATCTACAGACCAAAGAGAAGTATTATTACGGCTTCCTGGTGCAGGTAGAGCATATTTGGTAACACCTTTGCTATCACCAAGATACAATTTAGCGTTAGTACTAAGATCTTGAACAAAAGCTAGTCCAGCAACCCCTTTGTCATTATTAAGGTACAGAATATCCTGAACTTCAAGGTTCAAATTGAAAACAAAGATACGACCACGGTCGCTCTCAATATGACTGTTATCTGCTACGTAGAGAAGACTAGCTTCACTGTCATAAATAAGATCATAGACATACTGAAAATGCTTCTGCTTAGTAACATCTGCGGCAGTACCTGGGTCTCTCCAGCCAGGAACACCGTCCTCACCGAAGGAAGCAAGCAGGTTCCATGAGCTATCGAACTTGTACAGGATTTTACGATCACTGTTGACCGCATACTTATTTCCGTTTTCATCTTCAGCAAAACCCCAGAAGCTATACGTAAGACGATAGAACAACTGAGAAGTACTAGTGTTAACAGACCCAAGAATATTTTCAACAGTCATTTGAGTAGCGTCAACCTGTACAACTCGGTTCTGGTCGGCTACGTACACATAATCATCACCACCGAGGTTGCCTACATCGAGACCCATAGGAGTGATGAACTGATCTTTACCCGCTCCAGAGAACCCATCTCCGAGGTGAGTTTGGTACGTTAGACCAGAGTTAAGTTTGACTAGCCGGTACAATCCTGTATCGGCAATGAAAACGTTGTTCGCACTATCAACCGTGACACCCTCAGGAGAATTCAACTCTGTGGTGTCATCAGGATCGTTAGTTGGAACACCAGAGGTACCGAAGTCTGCCAGCTTAGCGGTCAGAGTAGAGTTCAGCTTCACCATTCGGTGGTCGTCACGATCAACGACATAAACGTTATCTGAGCTGTCTACAGCTACATCTACCGGGTACTTGAGGTCCGTAGCCTCAGTGAAATCAGAGAAGTCTACTGGGTAATTAGCCAATGTTGGCCACTGTGCCACGAAAGATAGGTCAGAAGCTAAGAGCTTCACTACCCGGCTGTTAGCACTATCACATATGAAAATATGAGTACCAGCTACGTTGGTGCAAATACCATTAGGCAGGTTGTACCCAGGTTCTAGAGGAGAAAGCAGATTCAACTTCCAGTCCACAATATCTGGAGTGTCTGGGGAACCATCCTCGTTACCTGCAACCTGAGTCACATAGTTGTTGACACCATCATGAAACTCTACGTGGTCAATTTCTTTAACCGGACGTGCAATACCTGTGCTCTCTGGGTAAAGAATATCAGCGAATCCGTCGATAGTACCATTGGTTTCGTAGGTTAATGCTGTGGTGTCAATAACTGCTGTTGCCGTGTTGGAACCCAACCCCGACCAAATAGTCGAAAGGATCACAGGTTGACGGCTACCACGCCAGAACAATCTGGGGTAGGTATCATTTACTAGAGCACCTTCACCTGCTGTTGCAGAGTAACCAGACAGAGTAGCATCATCGGTGGTCAGCGTAATAGTCTTAGTAGCAAAAGCATAGGTGCAGAAAGGAGCAGGAAGTGCATCGTTCGAAGCAGTTACATCTGAGATGTTAATCGGAACCTGCTGTACTTCTTCCTGAGGTGAGTAAATTTGACGGATACCATCATGCCATGCTCTAGGAGCAGAGAAATCTACTTCGTTGTAGTCTGCACTAGTAGCCAAACCAATATCTCTAACAGTATTTATGTCTGGATCTAGAGCTAAACCACTGTACTGGTACACTCTCCAAAGCTCAGGGACTTGTGTGCCCCAAGTTCCTTGGCCTAGTAGGTCATTAGGATCTCCGGTGTCCTCATAGTCCGTGATAGCTTCACCAAAGATACTGTGGTGGTCTCCACGCATGATTCGTTCAAGCGTGTTCTCTGCCGCAGCATTCATGTCATAACGTTCAGCTAGTACAACTGGACGAAGATCTAAGAGTTGTTTTTCGTCTACGGTGCTGTGACTCAGACCATCAGGACGATCCACACCACCGTTCTGATTAGCGTAGCTCCAGGTTGAGCTGTTAAACCGTGCCCAAGCACACATAGGAATTGCGTAAGTGTAACCATCAAAAGTATCAAGGTCAGCCTTAGAAGTGGTTGAACCATCGCCTACGTGCCACATAGACCCATCGTGAAAATCGTTTAGAGAGTTACGGAAGGTGTAAGTAGCCACTCCACCCGGATCTTTTCCTGCACGTCCTAACACTGTGGGGTCAGAGAACCAATCAGCATAGGTTTCATAATCCACACCAGGAACCACACGAATGCGGTGTTGAATCTGTAGATAGTTACCATTGGGCAAGAAACTAATAGTACCACGTACTAACTCATTGTCAGGGTCTTCGACTCCCTTGGTACGTGTACCTGCAACTATATATTTTCCATCAGCAGGAGGAGTAGCGAAATTAATCGTCCACTCCATAGTATCGTAGTTAATAGTTCCTGTGATTCCGTAGCCACTAGGACCAACGTCTACGATGGCCCCGGCACCATTACCCTCAGCGTGGCGAGTATCAGATTTCCAATCTACCCAATCGCCTGTACCAGCAGGAGTATCACGTACAATAACATAGAACTCCCAATCAACCCCTTCACCTTTTTTAAGCCCATCACGTCTATCTGTAAGTTGACCAGAGTAATCAGACGCAGAAGCAGCAGTTGTAAATAGGTTGTTTTGGCCCCAATCTGCCCAATCACGAGAACCATAAGGGTAGAACCAATCAACTCCAGGTACAATTTCCTGTAACCACATCTCTAGAAAGGCAAAGTCAAAACGATATCCGCTAACTGGAGAAGGTGGGAAGTTAATCATAACTGGACCGAAGGTGCCCGCACTGTTATAACTGTCTATGGTCTCATCTACATCGTATGTCCCACCGGCTGCATTCATGAGCGGAAGGATATACCCGTTCATATGTACATAGAGGGGCTTACGAACAGCAGCCCAACCAATAGTACCATCTTGCTCGATACGAGTTTCCATAGCAACTTGACGAGTAGCTATCTCGTCAGGTACGTTATCATCTAAAGTAGTACTAGCCTTTTCTGCGGTATAGAAACCACCAAAGGGAGAAGGCATAGCCTCGTTGTTCTCCATAGAGAAGTTTGAACGGATGAACTGATCCGGGTAAGGACCATTCATGAACCCGCTAGTGTACCGCTCTCTTAAGAAGTTAGAGTTCTGGATAAAGCTAGAGAACTGAACGTTACGAATATCAAACAACTCTCGTAAGAAGAGATCCATGTTGTCCAGTCGAGGATCCAATGCTGTGTAGGTATTCTCTGCTCCATCGGGCCATAGCTTACCGGTGTAAGCAAGCTCAACCTCGTCAACCAAGGTATCAATGCCCTCTTTTAGAGCCACATCATTGTCTGCAAAATTCTCTAACGGACGGTTATCAACATCGTAACGGTAGATATCTGTAGAAACAAATAACTCTAGACCATTACCTGGGCCGTAGCCCACGGTTGAAATTACTGGTTTGATCAAAGCCATTAGTGCCCCCGGTCTCTCTTACAATAGATCATTATTAGGTACCCTTTTGCTTACTCATCTTGAATCGGGGAGTAATCGTGCGGGATTTGAACCGTACTTTATGCTTCCCCGTTCTAACAATTCTGCCCGATCTCCTAGCCAACATTTCCATTCTACGAATTCGTTTATCAATATCGAAACGAGCTGAAGGCCGCAATTCTGAGCGAACTCCTGGCAGTTTACGTTTAAGAGCATTTTGTTGCAGGTGATATTGACTCCGCCACACCTGTGCCTTTTTTTTATCGAGAGCAATTTTTTGCCTACTAAGCCGCGTTTTCCTTTTAGTTCGTACCTTTTTTGTTCGGTCAATTTTCCGTTGACGAACAAGCTTATCCGCCAGAATAAGATCCTGGCGTAACTTCTCGCTATGTTTTGCTTGAGGATCATATCGAACAGTAGAACGTCCAGTGAGGACAAATTTCTTTGCTCGTCTACTTGCTGCTCTTGCTCTAGTCTTATCGGTAATCGGGCTATGCGCTCGGTCCAACTCGTGTGAGAAGCTATACTTTCCTCTTTGCGGTTTGTCCGGAAGCTTGCCCCCACGCGCTGCATTAAATGTAGGAGGTTCAAAATCGTGTCTCCCATGTATTAAACGTTCTCCCCCGTGTGTGGGGGAATCAAACTTCTGAAGGTACCCTAGAGCTGGAACCAATGCCAGCTTTCGTGCTCCTCCTGGTGGAATAAAGACATACTGTGGAATATTTTCCAGCTTATGTACATCAAGCTTGCCTCCTATTTTACCTGCAAGAGGACCAGTGCTTTTTTGTACCCCTCCCATACTGCGTGCAAGGTTAAGGTAATCAGTGATATTTACATGATGAAACTTCATTCCCCAACGCTTTAATTTTGCTACGGAAACTACAGGCACCCAGATTCTTTGGCGCTCACCCTCACTATCGGCTCCTCTGTAGCTTGAGGATGTTAGATCTAAGATAAAGTCACCCCACCCTGTTGCTCCAGGGTAACCTAGTCCTTTAACGAGTTCCTTATCCCACTTACGTTCCCCGCCTTCTTTTTTCTTAAGTCGGATAGCCCAGAAAGGTTTCTCGCCCTTCAACTCTGAAGGGTCTGAAGAGTACTGTGGGTACATCGCTTTCCGTTCGGCAACACGGATACCATACTCTTGCTCTGAAACCAGAAGCCACAGATACCACGTGTAACTTTCACCCATGAGCTGTTTAGAGATGTGCCATTTTCGCATCTCTGTTTCGTCAGGGTGTCCCGCTTGTGGCATCTTACCGAGAAGGATATCCCTGCGGATATCATGTACTAAATGACCTGCTTGAAGTTGCTTTTGTTCTTCGGGAGACAGCATCCCACTAATCGCTTTGTGTTCTAGATCTTCTATGTTTTTCAGGCTATCTTGGTATAGCCCCCACCAATGCCAGAATACACTTGCCCTCTTCCAAGCCTTTGTCTGTAAGGGCAAGATGATGTCTTCAAAGTTCGGGGCAGTTACCTTCTGTAGCACGCTCATTGTGTGGGCTTTACGCATTACCCGACGAAAATCTGTGTCCTTTAGGCCCCGTCCTTTATGGTACATTTTCCAATCGGTTTCCGAAATAGTTCTACCTGATCGGAAATCCATTGTAACAGGAAGGACAACCTCATACTCCCTAGAACCATCAGCACGAGCAAGAACATCACCAGGAGTACCCTTGTACAGCCGAACAAAAACATAGTAAGGTCTGTCTTCGGAGTCCCAAACCACAGCACCATCCCGCATGTGCCCTGCTTTGTCCTTACGTACCGCCCTGTACATCTTCTGCACGTCTGGGTGGTAGTGGCCCTCCATCTCGGCTGCGGTCAGTCTATGGGGCGTCTCGTGCGCTAAATTGAGTCCTGCTTGGAAAGAAGCATCCGGGTGCCAAGGCTGCAACCCAGGATCTTTATGTGCTCCAGAGGTTCCTGGTTGGCCTAGTCTGGTCTGGTCCATGTGTCGCTGGAGTTCGAACCGCTTACCAAAAGTCTTCACTAGGTCATAGAGGGTAGCGTCAGAGAGCCTACGCATGTACTCCGGTCCCTTTACCTTCTCTAGAGTACGCAGTAGATGCATAATCCTTGCTCGGTATTGGTGAGGAGTTCTTGCATCGTAGAATATCTGTTCTACTTTTCTAGCCCAAAAGACATCTGGCCCAAAGCGGGTACGGCGACCCACATTAGGCTCTTCCTTCCCTACGTACTGGTGCTTATACTGCTGCTTGTACGCAGAACGGGGCTTAGCCTCGGTTAGAACGTGAAGGTCCACGTGGCAACCAGTTTGATAGTGTTGTTCTTCACGATGTAGCCAAAGGCTTTGTGGGCGAACATTATAGAACCACTATCGTAGTACAGCCCAGCCTCTGAGTACTCAAGAACGCCTGAACCATTACCTTCAGCCGCCTCTACCGTGGCCTCGAACGTAACCTTACGAGCAGCAGGCCAAGTGGTAGTGCCAGTAACATCCTGATCTACTGTAATGTGATCGGCTGTCTGGTCGTACAGATCGCTGTCGGTAACAAGCACCTCGACCATCTCCAGTACATCACCAGGGTTATGACCACCCTTACCAAACTTCATGGTGTCCACATACCATGTGGTCACACCACCGTCTGGTCCACTATTACCCAGCAAACGAGCTAGAGCCTCACGACCATCGTTAACAACGATGTTAGCGCCTTCAATATGATCAAGTAGTTGACCGGTAAAGGCGTCGTAAGAGTCTAGTTGAAAGTGCCCCATGGGAACTTTAATCGCGTCTAATAGATTCATCTCTCCTCCTAAAATTAGCTCGCTGCGGAAGTAGTAACTAAATCCCAACCAGAACTATCAGTACCAACCGCTTTCACATACAAAACAGCCCCAACACCACCACTAGTATCTATATAGAAATCTCCGACATTGGCTGTAACACTACCCTGAGGGCTTCCAGTACCAGAAAGGAGTAGAGCTATATCTACTGCGGAACCGGCTCCTGGTTTGTATGTAGGTCTACCAGCACTACCGTTTACTTGTGTTGTAGCGGCTGCATCACCAAAAGCCATAGCTCCACTATTAAAATGTATTGCTGTATGTCGTGATCCTGCTTTGTCCGAAAAACCATAAGAACCATCATCTTCCACAGCCATAGTTAAATCTGCACCAGCTTGTTTTTCGAGATAAAAAACAAGTTCACCACCATCTGACGACGTTACAGGAGTTCCTACACTTACTCCGTACTGATTTATATGAAAAAGTATAGCAAGATTATCTCCTGCGCCAGCGTGTACTTTAAATGCACCATAAGATGTTTCCATATCTCGAAGTTCGAAATCGGCAGTAGTGCTCCGCATTCTCCAAGTTAATTCTCCACTAGCACCAACCTCAAAAGAAAGATCAGCAAGAGTTTTATCTATAAGCAAATCGCCGGTTAAAGTACCACCAACTAAGGGTAGATAATCACCACCACCACCTGCATAAGTTTTCAAATCCGATAAAGCTACTGCTTTCTTGACAAATGACGCTCCACTATCTTCGATCAAGAGTTCATCAGCATCATCCAGTGTGGTTTTGGGGGTGATAGCTGTGATTTCATCTGCTACATTGTCGTGGATAGCTGTAAGATCACTTCCTCCACCACCACCCTCAACCCAAGTTGGATTAGAAGATGCACCGTGGGTAGTAAGTACATACCCCTCTGTTCCTACACCTAGATTAACCCAATCACTACCGTCAAAAAAGAGAACCTCTCCTTGTGCGGGGGTGGTAATAATTGTGTCACTAAGCCCCGCAAAAGTTGATCCAGCAGAAGCAGAGGACCAAGTAGGATTAGAAGCTGCACCGTGAGTGGTTAAGAAGTGCCCGTTAGTGCCAACCCCAAGGTTAACCCAATCGGTACCGTCAAAATAGAGTACTTCCCCTTGTGCGGGAGTAGTCATAACCGTGTCATCAAGAGCCGCAAAAGTTAACCCAGCCCCAGGAACAACCCAAATAGGAGCAGCCCCACTTCCTTGAGTAGCAAGCAAGTAACCTGAGGTGCCAACGGACATATCTACCCAATCAGAACCATCAAAGTAGAGTATTCCACCATGAGCAGGAGCAGTTATATTGGTGTCATCTAGGGCAGCAAGAGTACCTCCCGTACCGGGAGCTACCCAAGTAGGATCAGATGCTGCTCCATGAGTGGTTAGGTAATAACCATCTGCCCCTACAGCTAAGTTAACCCAATCCGAACCATCAAAGAAGAGTACTTCTCCTTGTGCTGGAGTGGTGATAACTGTATCCGTAAGATCTGCAAAAGCACCCGAAGAAGGAGTTGTCCAAGTAGGATTAGATGCCGCTCCATGTGTGGTTAAATAATCTCCATCTGTACCGACTGCAAGGTTAAGCCAGTCAGACCCGTCGAAGTAAAGTACCTCTCCCTGCGCGGGGGTAGTAATTATTGTGTCTGAAAGGCCAGCAAATGTACTTACTGATGAAGCATCAGCCCAATCAGGGTCAGCCGCCGCGCCATGGGTGGTTAAAACATACCCATCCGTACCTACACCAAGGTTGATCCAGTCTGTTCCGTCAAAGAAGAGTACCTCTCCCTGTGCGGGAGTAGTCATGATCGTATCATCTAACCCGTCAAAAGTACTTACTCCCCAAGTTGGGTTAGCTCCTGCTCCTTGTGTAGTCAAAAATTGACCGGCAGAACCCACAGGTAGAGCAATCCAATCGGATCCATCAAAGAAGAACATCTCACCTTGAACTGGAGTGGTTATATTGACATCTTCAAGAGCAAGAAGAGTGTTGTCAACCCACTCAATAAAATTGCCCGTTCCATCTACTTTTAGCCATTTGTCTGCGGTAAAAGTACCCGGTGTGTCTGCAAGACCCACAAAGGTTGAGATACTGGTGATCGATACCCAAGTAGGATTAGCCGCTGCTCCTTGTGTGGAGAGGACGTACCCATCAACACCCACACCTAAGTTCACCCAATCAGCTCCGTCGTAGTATAAAATTTCACCTTGAGCAAGGGCTGTTATGTTAGTGTCTGTAAGATCATCAAAGGTCATAGGGGGAGCGTCAACAAAAACAATTTCACTCCCTGTGGTCTGTAACCACTTACCCGAGACATAACTTGCTGGGGTATCAGGGAGGTTAATGAAAGTTGTTGCTGCTGCTGTTGGGTCATCAGTAAACTCGATAGCCGTTCCGCCTGCATTCACCTTCATCCACTTACCCGCAACTAGTGGGTCAGGGGTATCTGAAAGATCAGTGAAGGCCCCTAGTGGAGCATCGGACCACTCAAGGAAGTTTCCAGTACCATCAACCTTTAACCACTTGTCTGCGCTAAAGGCACCTGGAGTATCCCCGAGGTCTAGGAAATTAGTTACAAAGTCGTAAGCTACCCAACCGGTGTTGCCTGTTCCACTCTCTTTAACATAGAGAGTAGCACCAGCTACACCATCATCACGAAGGGCTAATGAACCAACCCCCGCAGTCAACGAACCTTCTGGATCACCTGAAGTGAAGAAGACACCGACCGTGTTATCCGATTTGTTAAGTACTGAGTCAACCGACACCGCGTCCGCTTCAAAGGCAATACCCGTGTCTATCACCATACCACTAGCCACATCTGCTAACAAGATACCGATGAACTCGATAGTGTTCTGGCTCAGCCCAAGAAGGGAGCTATTGCCCGCAGCATCCAACACTGTTTCTGTTGGAGTAGTTGCGGGTAATGTTTCGTTTGCATCCCCCAAGTTCAACAGCGCAAGGTAGGTATCCTTTGGGTCTTTTCCTGTAAAGGCCATACTAATCTCCTATGTTTTCCCAAGGCCCAGTCCAGCTCTCCCAAGCGGTACCCTGGTTCTGCCAATCTTCAGCACTGGCAGGCGGATTCTGTGTCACCTCTAATAAAGAGAGAGCGCGGTCAGAATAGCCTAGTTCTCGGGTAAACGTGTTGGCATGGTCAGCAACTGACGCTGCCTTTGTGAACCCCCGAGAGGGAAAGTCTGCGTGATCGATGTAAAGTACTGGTCCCGCAGGCGGGTACAGATTCATCCCGTCACGGGTAAGGGGTAGCCGGTAATCTTCTGGTTGAATCCAGTACCAGTCAATCCATAGCTCTTCGGGCGGGTGACAGTACCCCTCTTGTGGGTCGCGTACATGCGGGAACGGAAGTTCCGTTGAACCCCTAGGCATCACCCCTGAACGATCTGTGGGTGGGATTTCTGTAGAGTAAGAGTAATCCGCTAAAACATCCGTGGCATCGTCAGGTTCATACCCTGTTTCAAAATCCATCCACCAACTACCATCAAGATAGTCGATAACTCCAATAACACCCTCTGCGTTAAGCACACCTTCTGTAACCGCATAGGTATAACGCATTGTGATAAGGCTATCAGCCACTGGAACGGAGATAAAATCTAATGACCAAGTTCCGTCTACATGATCAATAATTCCTGTAACAGCATTACTCAAAGAATCTGTACCAACAAATTCTATACCATTATCAACAATGGTAACTTCTTCCATCCCCGCTCCAAGATCGAAAGTTAGAGCAAGTATTCTTCCAGGGGCAGGACAGGGGTATGTTAAGAGTTCTATATCGTTAGTGACATAATCATGTGCGATTGCGCCAAGAGCGACAGACTCGTTGTAAACAAGTGTCCTGGTTGTTTTCAAGACGCCATCTACGTAAACCTTTATGGTCGCGCCTTCAACAACAACGTCAACTTGGTAAGCAACATCATGAGAAAAAACCGAATTCTCGGAAAATAAAGAATGAATCCCTCCCCCATCATTCCAGATAACCCTAAGCGTACCAGTCATTGTACAGCCAACACCCCAGCCATAATGAGTTGCATCTGTATACCGACCATATACGTCAAAATACTTCGTTTGTTCAGTAGTGAACGTAATCCTAGTATGACTATCAATATCACAAGCATGTGTGTCAAACGAATCAGGCGCACTCTTAAAATCTGTAGGGACAGAAAGCGGACTTTGTGTTAACTGCCCACTAAAAGAAGTTTTAACCCCATTAGCTGTGGTGTCAATAACCTCATTAGTTGTTTCTTTGTAAGAAATATCAGTAATATCTACTAAACTAGCCCCAATAGTGGCCGTAAAATTTACACCAGAAAATAACCAACTATTAGTTAGTGTACCTGAAATGAATGAGAGAGAACCTGATACTATGTAAGCTACTTCATCTTCTATGTCTATAACAGAAGGTGCTCCTGCCCCAAGTGGGGAAGTCAAGCCACGCATATTCGGTCCCAATAACCGTGCATCTAAACGGGTATACTGGAGATCATCCATGTCGCAGTAACCCAAGTACCAACCCTTCTCGTCTCGAACTGGGTTGGCAGTCATCATCGGTTCTTCCCCTTCGGGGACCACATACTCTTCCTGCATATGGATCAGTTTACCGAGCCACTCAAGCACAGCGAAGACTGGACGGAGGAACTCTATCCTACGGTATAGGTAGTTGAAGGTATCAGTATCGAACTGGTAGTTCAACACGACACCGGCAGCAGATAACTCATCCAACATTTGGTAGAAAGCACGATGATACCCAATGTTTTCTACTAAATCGGCAAAGTCAAAGTTATAACCGAGGATAATAGCTGAGCCGTCCGCAGGTGCAGTCGTGAAATCGAGTGTCCAAGCTCCGGTGGCATAGTCAATAGTTCCTGTAATGTCTGTACCAGACAGCACACCCGAACCGTTGTCTACAATATCTGTTACCGGCCAACCGCTTACGAAAGCAGTACCAGTAAAGGTTCCTGCAATAGTAGGATAATGAGTAACCCACCCAGCGAAACTGGTCTCTATACCATCAGGGGTAGTGTCTACAATTTCGTTCGTGATCGGTACTTGGTTCTCTGGGACGCTCCCCCACTCAATCGTAGCGTGTCTGTCTTCAACAATAGCTTGTAGGTAGATACCGTAGTGAGGAGAACGGTACCACGTACCACCATTTTCAAGGAGTAGAGGATAATCGTTTGGCGGGTCATTCCCTTTAGCTACACCGGGGATGGTATCCGTGAAGGCTAAGTAGTCCTCGGTCCAAAGCGGAACCATTGTCACATAGAAACCAAAGGCATACAAAATAGAAATGAAAGCCTTACGACTTCCTTTGCTGCGATACCAGTTGACAGCATCTTTAAGTTGTCTACGCTGTTCCGCAGTAGAGTCCACATCTTCCAACGGGAAGTTTAAAAGCTCAGCAATAACCCGAAGATACCGGGGAGGACAATGATCAATATCGAAGAGCAAAGGTAGCTCATCAATTGCTTGCTTAATCTCATCCATAGTAATGGCAAAAACTTCTGTGAAGATTGCCATGTCTCCATCACTCCCGCCCTCCTCAATAGGCTTGGCATCCATGCGCCAGTACTCATAGGGAATGTACTTCTGGATGTTGTTTTGGAAGTAGGTTTGAGTGATCTTTTGGATCATTATTTCACCACTATCCCGAGCAATATCTTGTGCAGGGATAATAGCAATCCGCCCCATGAAGTAGGAAGGAGCAACTACAAATACCAGATTTTGCCCCACAAAGAGAGGCTCAATGATATAGATCACTCCAACGGCTTCAGCCGGGGGGACATCAGGAACAGTCCACCAAGACATTAGCTATCCGATGGGCAGAACACGTCGATGGCGTCAATTTCTGTACCGGAACCAGTTCTCATAGACTTGTACCAAGCTGTGGCAACACCATTACCATCAGTAGGAGTGATTGCATGGATGGCGAGAGGCACCCCATCCGTATCGAAGAAGTCATCAAATTCTCCGTCTTGGATCCCTCCTACCCGGTCATTCCAACTACTTGGGTCGTTTTGGTCCTCACCGTTAACGGCAAATTTAGCGTTAACAGCCGTTACCACAATGTTAAAAGCGTCTCGGGCTTCATACTTCAATTCAATCGCGTCATCAGACCCAAACGTTGTTAAGTTCTCTGCAATAATGAAGTTGCTCCGGTCCTCATCAGGAATACCTGTGGCTCGGTCATAATAAACTGCTGTCTTCCAATCATAAAGACTGTTACTATCCAGCCCCTGGAACCACTGGAATACCTCAGCAGATTTGACCATATACGCCCAAGTAGCAGTAGAAACATTCGGTGCCCAGTCAGTCTGCCCGAGATAGCTTAGGTCATCCTTATCAAACTTGATAACCTTACAGCTCGTAGCCGAGATCCCTGTGTTCACAAAGACAAGAATGTTACCATCACTTGCGGTAGCCATTCCCCGAATACGGGCATTCGTGTTATTTTCTATGTAGTTTGTAGATAAATCCACATCATGAGAAGGCTGATGACTACCACCGTCCCAAGTATAACCATAACGGTACAACCGGAACTCGTTGGCATCGTTGTTGTTGAGCACAAGGTAATAGGCACTCCCTTGATCCACTTCAATGCCGCAGATGTGATTGACCTTAACTATAGAACCACCCCCTACCTCTAGGGGAATTGTTCCAGGGGCTTCTTGGGCAAAGTTGCTAGCCGTAAGGAACCTGTGGATGATGGCATCTTCTGAGGGATCTGCCGCAGATTTACCAACGAGGTAAAGCTTGGTTGTAGTATCCCCACGGATACACCCCATACCCATCGACCCATTTGGGTACCCCTCATGCCGTTCATAGGGGAAGACCTCCGATGGGGGGTTAACCGCTAGACCAAAGTCCCAGTCAGAAATTTCATAGTTAGGATCTTCTGTACCGATATTGATCTTCTTGAAGTACGAGGTGTTGTTCTTGACAAACCCCGCGTAAATCCATGACCCATAAGGGGCCATGAACCACATGTTCCAAGAGCCAATACCAAACCCGGCCCAGTTTTCCCACACAGACGTTGTTCCAATAATCGGAAATGACATTAGCTACTCCTATACGTTCCAAGGGGGTTCAATTTCTTCATCGGGGTAGAGGTCAGGAACTGGGAGTTCCACAGCCTCATGTAAGAGAACTGTAAGCTCATCTAGCACGGGAATGTGCCACTTTTGAAGGATAGCTTCTTGCCCGATATCTGTTTCAACTTCATCATCTGCCACTTGAATGAAGTTGTTTACCACACAGTGGTTTACTTCTTCATACGACATGGCCATCTTATAGAAAACAGAAGCACGGATGTCCTGTCCGAACCTTACGTTCTCTAGGTCAAAGAACTCACGGATATCATCCGTGATTTTAATACGAACATCTTCTTGTGAGTACCCTGGCAATACGTACACATTCATTGACACCTGAAGCCTGATGTACATGGGGTCAATAAAACGGATACGCACAGTAATAGGCTGCCACTCTAACAGGTAGTCTTTCACGATAGAACGGAGGTTTTCAGAGGGTAATCCTCCTCCAGTAGGTACGAGGCAGACGTTAGCCCAGTTCATATTCTCATATGATGGGGGTTCTTCTTCTTGTTCTCCCCACACATTCACGTGCTGTACGCCTCCTAGTCGTGCAATCAAAGCGTTGTAGTCATACTTGGTTAAAGGCCGGTACAGCGCAGCCAGGGAACCAGGAGCGTTAGTTTTCACCTGCTCCAAGGACTGACGATCACTTCCTCCGGCTGCTGACTCGGGATTTGTAACCGAGATGTTGGTCACTTTAGAATTAGTAGTGACTGTTCGGATATCTGAGAACACAAGACCAATAGCATCAGCGCCAACGTTTCCTTGTGCTCCCGCAGAGCGGAGGTAGTTCACAGTGATTGTTTCACCGACAGATGGGACACGCCCATACTTACCATCACCAAAGTAAACGCGAACTACACCAAGGTGATCTGTTTGTATGACATACACGAAATCATCACGCTCACTGTACAAGAAGGTCTCTTCCTGAGACCACTTGATATTTCCGGTATAGATCTCCATTGTAGAAAGATCAATTTCTTGTACACTAAGAACGATAAACTGACCCGCAGTTCCGTCTCCAGTAAAAGACTCGGTGAAAGAGGAACCCTGGACAGCACCAACCAGTTCACTAACTGAATCCCCAATAGGGATGGTAGTGTTTTCAGTTGTGAGGAACAGCCCAATCTCTCCCGCTCCACCTCCGGTAGCTGTACCGAGTTGAGTACCCTTAGGGATAAACACCTCTTCAGAAAACGTAGTCCCGAGTGTGAAGCGTACATCTGCTTGAGCCGAGGTCATCTCACGGATACGATATCCAATAAGCTTGGTCAAACGATAAACGTTCTCTGGCTGGCGAACAGTGGGGAGGAACGCTTCAAGCGCATTCGCATCTAAGTAAAAACCCAGCATGTCCCCAATAGCCGCAAAAACTTCTACCAAGGTAACGGAAATTGAAGACTCATTGAGATCAGTTAGCTTGCCATCTGAAAGGATAGGAAGCCTAGCGATCATCTCCGTGCGGATAGTATCGTAGTCCTTAAGGAAGTAGTCTGCTTTGTATTTGGTTGCCATATTTACCTCTGACTTAATCCTCTCACGCTACCAGGATGCAACATTTGTTCTGCCTCTACACCCGTATACTGGTCTCCAGTAAGCATCCCCTCGCGCACGAAGGGGTACACATAACTACCTTGGATGTGTGAGTTACGGATGTTGTATAAAATATGAATACCCACGGTACTCTGGTCTTCAAGGTTATCTAAAATTGTAACCTTAACGATTTCCACTCGTTTCTCCCACCGTTGGATTGCCTCTGCGGTGTAGAAAACCAGTAGACGTTGCAAAACTGTATCATTAGGTTCAAACACTAACTGATACAACCGGCTCCCGAACTCAGGATTCATAAGCCGTTCCCCAATCCGAGTAGCCAGAATGAGGTGAATAGAATCCTTGATTCGTTCTCCTGCGTTAGACTGTTGTACTGTCCCTACTTGAGCTGAATGAGTAAACGTCAGGGGGAAATCAATCCCTTGGCCTACTACCTCCAATAGGTTGGTAGCAACCGTGTTTTTTACGATAAGTTGTTCTTCATCACTAACTAGCATCAGTATACCTCGAAGTAAGGAGGAAGTAGTCGCGGAAGATCCCTAAGTTACGAAGATGTGACCCTCGATATTGGAACATCCCCTGCTTACCTACATCCATTCCCATATTTCCTATCGCTAGTGCCATGTCTGTTTCTTGATTGAAACCAACGATATTCACAATCTGCCCACCCAATAAATCCTCTTCGGGCTTAGGCATAGGAACGACGCCTGTATGTACCGCTTTATCGAAGCTAGAATAGACAGTTCCCCCTGCCATCACGGTAAAGCCCTCCAGCAAAGCGAGCTTCACATCTTCCCACGTGGCTACTCGACTAAGGTGGTAACTCCAACCATAGGGGTAGGCTATCGTGTTGAGGTAAGTAACTACTTCATAGATGGAGGTGTATCTTCGGACGTTACACGAATGGGTGAAGACACTCGGTGTCTCTCCCATAAAAGCCCCCATCAATTCCCTATTAAGCTTATTAATTGCGTTTATCCAGGCGGATAACCATATAGCAATTGCCACTTGTGGGATATCAACTGGAACAGGTTTCAATTCTGAAACATCTATTTGGATCTCATTGAGTTTGCTCAACATACCGGGCCGAACACCCCGAGGTGTGTACTTCGGGGTATTCATGTTCGGGTACTGCATTTGGTACGTATACATCATTATCCTTAACCACAGTCAAACGCTACAAGTGTTACCATATCTGTAGGCTCTACTACCTCATCCCCCTCAGCTACCCAATGATTATCTGGGTCATCATCTACTTGGGTAAGAATATGAGACATAGGAATACCTTCAATAAAAGTAGTAGCCACAGGAATTTCAATTAAATTTGCTGGAGTATCTGTATCAGAACCATGTACAGCTATTAATATTCCTTTAGAGAAAGTAGACGCCTGGTACGAACCCACATCAACAATATGGTCATCTTGGTTAGTAACATTACCAAGAACCGCAATATAAGTAACAAATTCACAACTCATACTAACTCCTTAGTCTATGATGAACCCTTCACCTAAGTTGTGGTGAATAACAGGAGCGATATCGTATATACTGGTTGCTGCACTACGCACTTGACTCTTAGTATCAAGGTGATATCCTTCCCCTACCCAAGGACCAGCACCCACCCCTAACATCATAGAAGTTCCACTCCCTCCTCCTTCTGTGCTACCATACTCATCCCATAAATGTACAACATTAGTGTAAACCCGAATACCACTTCTAGGATTTGCCATACCACTTGGTGGATTCTGAGTATAAGCAGCACCAAAAACCATAACTGCCGCTCCTGATCCAGCCGCACCACCACCAGCCATAACTGCTGCCCCAGAACTAGTCGTGTTTGCAATACCTAATCCCGCGCTAACAAGCGATCCACTTACAGCCCAAGAGGTACTTACCGGCCCCTCTGCTACTACTAATGATCCACTTATATCCGCTCCTCCAGCTAATTTAGCTCCAACAACACCACTAGTTGTGTCAATTGTAAGGGAAGAAAAATCTACAGCACTAAGTATACAACCATTGTTACTACTAGTAGCTAAAGTACCAGTAGAAAATCTATTAGCTATAAGACCATCTCCACTACCAAGAGAAAGCGATCCTGAAACATCAGAGCTGTTTAAGATAATACCAGCACTTCCTTGACTTGTAAGAGAACCTGTAACACTAGAGCTATTTAAAATAGCACCTGCGCCACTTTGTAGGGTTAAAGAACCACTAATAGTATCTTTCAAGCTTAAGAAAGCAGCAGAATTTCCTACGTCTACGCTCTTTAAAGTGCTACAAAAAGCAGCTACACCACCATTAGCTTTAACATCTGGGAGGTCACAAGAGGCAAGAAGAACACCTGTTGCGCTGTCGAAAGAAGCTTCACTAGCCCCTGAGAAAGTAGTACCCAAGAAGACAGAACCACTACCAGTAAGCTCTAACTTACCACTGAAAGACCCCCCGTTTGTATGCTGCATTAAAACATCAGAGTCAGAGATAATAATGTCTTCTGACCCCTCTATAGTAGTTGTCATGAACTGAAGAGAAGAACCATTAGCCTCAAACTTTTTTGTTGTCCCATCATTCTGGCCAACTTTTATTGTACTATTGAACCACTTTATCGCACTACTGCTAATGTCATAACCACTAGTAGTTTCTGTGTCAAAGAACTCTACAGAAGAGTTGGATGTTTTAACCGTTCCATTAAGAATACAATCGTAGAAAAAACAATTTTTTGCGTTGTTAATAAACGTTATACCCTTATTCACTTCTGTCTCTACTTTGATGAAATCAACTCTACTTGTACCTATGATCTGAAAAACCTCAGACGTAGGTTCTTTCGCACTAAGTTTAGTATGAGAACTTCCCCCCTGTATTGTAACCTGCCCATCACTAACTCTCATTGCAGGGAAGCCTTCAGGAGTTTTAATTTCACCAACATTAAACATCTGAACGTGACCGTAAGTAGCAATATCTATTGCTGTTTCTTTCGCCTGAATAGTGTCTACATTCCAAATCTGTACATTACCTGGAGCACCACCGAGTAACCCGTAAATTATAATTCCTTTTGCCGCCTTGTTGGAGTTATCTACAATCTCACTAAAATTAGCAATACGGCCATTACACCCGATCACACCAAATACATATCCCCCCTCAGATGTCTCTATAGTTATTTTCCCTTTTTCTCTGGAGCACACAACATCAAAGTCAAAAAAGTTTCGGAGATACAAACCACCACGTCCTACAACAGCAGTAAGACTTGGGCAGTCAATTACTTCACAGCGTCCAAAATTACCCCCATTCCCTCGAAGATAAACAATGTAACTAGAAGCACCACCTGTGCCCATTTCAAAGCTAGGAATTTTGTGCAGTTGGATATAAGAACAAGAAGTAATCCCAACTAAGTGATCATCTAGTTGAGCTGATTTAACAGAACCAATGTCTGCAAACCGAATGAAAGAATACGTGGCCCCTTCTCCATCTAAAAGTATACCGCTTGCCATCTGACTTTCAATGATGACACCGTTAGTTACAATAAGCTCACCAGATACAGTTCCTTCTATAGCTGTACCCATCTCAGAGGTAATATCATTGAACTCATTATAACGAAGAGTAGCCCCTTCAGCTACAGTTAAAGCTATAGCAGTCTCTTGTTCTGAGATAACATGCTGTACCTCGTTGAAGTGAGCCTCACCACTATTCACAGCTATAGTAAGAGCTGTCTTCATAGGAGCTTCGATAGTCACGATATCATTGAAGAAAGCTTCTCCCCCATCAACCGTAACAAACATAGCTTCTTTTTCTTCTGAGGTTATAGAGTTGACTTTCTCAAAGCGAAGACGCCCATTTACTGTGCATATAACAGCCGATTCTTGTAGAGATTCAATAGTGTTAATGTCATACAAAAAAACATCTCCACCACTTTGATTCCAATCAATAGCATGGTTTTGCTCAGATCTAATCATTCCAATCTTTGCCGCTCGCAATCCATAAAGATCTCCTGAGACTACCCAAGCTGTTTCTATTGAAGATTCAATCAAAGAGATCGTATCCCATTCTGTTGGGCCAGAAGCTCCGTTAATAAGGACACCTGGACCCTCAGTACCAAGAAGATCTCCTAAGTTAAACACAACCCCCTGCCCATTTGTAGTGTGTAACCCCCCAAGCAGTCCTTCAATTAAGGCTATATTACGAAGGTCATAGCCACAGTTAACAAGTTGGATACCTACAAAATCGGCACTTACATATCTACCTACAGTATCAATTTCGATTGTAGCGTCAGTAGCATCAAGACCGTACTCAATTCCTTCTCTACGAGTACCTGTTTTGTCTGTCCATCTACCACCATTAAGTACTTTGATTGCTGTAGATGCTCCACTTAGAACAACATCCACATCGTTACAGTTTAACCAAGCTCCGTTGTCAATATAGATAGCCACTCTTTGCCCTGACTCAATTAGGGGGCAACGACGCACGAGCATCTCTGTAGTACCATCTACATAAATGGCTGTTTGTAATCCTGAGAATATTTTTTCTGTGATATCAGAGAAAGCTAGCTTACTGTTTAAAGCATAAATGGCTATGCTCAAATCACTTTGGATAATTGGAGTGTTCACAATATTGACTTCAGAGTCAATAGCCTCAATAGCTATGCCTTTTTCTCCTTTTATGAGGTCTACATCTATGCTACGAACAAGACTATTTTCAGCGTAAATAGGGCGTCCTATAGGACAACCACAGTACTCTACTTCTTTCATGTACATTTCACTGTCAACAACTTTAAAGATGTCAGACCCATCACTAGACAAATGGGCGGTCTTGTAAATTTCAATTTTAGAGTTATCCGTTACACTGGCCATAGGAAGATCTACAGACTTAATAGCTCCGTAGTTGTACACCTTAACAACACAAGCATTATTAAGTTTGAATACTTCTTTGATAGCACTCAAACTAATTTTATCCTCACTATGAAAAACAGCCGTACAGTCATTATCAAAACCAAAAGCAGCTTTATCTGCTGGGTTTCCGTGGGTACAGTTATTAAAATGGAAGTTACAATGATCAGCAGCATCAATACAAAAATCTTGTTGAAGTAAATCGCAACGAGTAAACTTTGCCTCACAAAAAAGTTTGAAATTAAGACCTTTAGTGAAGGTACATTCTATGAATTCTACCTTAGAGTTGTCCTCAATAGTTATACTTTCCGTAAAGGTACAACGCACAAACACAGCCACACAATTATCCTTAATTTCAAAGGGGGCTGTCATCGTACAATCAGTGAAGTTCAACCCATTAGACCCATACGGAGGAAAGGGTTCTTCATTTTCCACGGTACCCCGCATATCCTCTGACAGATGTGCCCCCTCAACTCCATAATGGAAAGGCTTAGTGAAGGTACATTTTATAAAAGCCCAACTCATATGCCCTTCAAACCACACCTCTTCCTTTGTTAAGGAAGTATCCTTCACCGTGATATTAGTCATCTCATGATCTGTAAATCGATAGTAGGCGTACAAATCTCGGATATCACCCTTAGCTCTGTCGTGTTTAGTAGCCATTACCACCACCTACGTTCATTAGATTTAGTCGCCGCTTTCCGATCATACTTTGAGTCGTGATACGGATACGGATTAGTGCTCTCTCTAAACGGCCAATAGTTTCGTGTTTGAGAACCGTAAGGCTCCATATCGTTGTCCAAGAAAGTAAATTTCTTGCCCCCCATGTGTCGAATTTCTCCTTCAACATCTAAGTCCCCAAGAACACGTATCTTAGGAGAAAGCAATACGATATCTTCGCTAGCAAAAATACGAGTACGCTCAATCCCCTGTATGTCTAACTTCCTACCCGCAGCATCAAAGGTAATAGAACCAACCTCTTCCCCCTGCTCCATGTACAAAATACGTACTCGTTGTTCACCTTCATCTAGCTCCACAGCTACTCGTGTGGGCATTACTTCTATGTTCTTCTTAATGTCTTGCTCTGGGTGAATTTGTAGGCTAAGTGAGTCATAACCATAGATACTAGCTTCTATTTCTAACCCAGCTTTTGTAGCAGTCGTTAAGAGTAAAGTGTGACTTTCATTGGATAGGTTATCCAGCGTTATAGGTTCATGTTCCCATGCTGAAACGCGCCCTCTCCGCGTAACACCTTCCTCTGAAAGTAAGGTGTGTGAGCTAATATGGAGACCCGCCCCCATGTGGTCAATCAGGGACAACTCCTCGACCTCATCCCGCTCTTTGACTATTAATGAAGCCCCTTTAAGAGTCTTGAAAAATAGATGAGTGTCCGGTGTATGGTCAAGCATCTCTGACAATTCTAGGGGTAACTCAGGCCCTTGCTCTTCTTGCCAGTTCCCATGGTAAGGAGGGGGCTTAGGTGGGTACTGATACTTCCCTCCAGCTCCAACCTCACCCTCTTCATTGTACCCAGGATCATCTTCAAACTCTACAATTGGAGGTTTAAGTGTAGATTTGGTAGCTCCATATCTACGCTTACGAGGAGTGTTAGCGAACCACCCCCCAAAATAGACAGGGTTCTCTTCAGCCCCACGTTCATACATAACGAAAACTCTGGCTCCAACGATAGGAACAGAGAAAGACCCAAAGCCCATACCTGAGCTGTGGGTGAACATTGGGTCACACCAACCAAGATCAAAGGTAGCTACACGAGGGAGCTGTGGGTTACTGATCTGCATCTCTGGCCCGTCTTCTAAAACACGGACCATGACTCTCCCTCGATGATCAGGGTCACGGTTGTACTCTACTCTTCCCCGAACAATGATATTGTTTCCACGAAGATGCGCACCTCGACCAAACTTCCAATCAGTAACCGTCTTAAACGGGTTTAGATCATCTTCAAATAAGCTTCTACGCCTAGGCACACTAGCCCCCTAATCTCTTCATAGCACCAGCATCCATCGTTTCGATAAGGGAGTTGTACGCTGCCCTAGACGTGACCCCGCTTTGTTGTGTGGCTGTTTTAGTAAGCTGAAGAGTAGTAGTGTACGCTCCCATACTGATATTGTGTATCGCTCCCATGATTAACCAAACACTAGAAATCCAATGAATGCGTAACTCATCTTCAGGCGTAGGGATAAAGAGATACACAGCCACATTATGTTGGGGCATAAGCTCTGGAGAAGGATCACCATGGATTTCTAACGAAGCAGAGTTGACAAACAGATTAGCCCGGAGAAAAAAGTCCATTGTTTGTCGATCAGACAGGTAACGGTCTGTCACATGGACAGACATTTCATTCCCTGGTTCTTCCGTACTGAACTTCTTCCCTGTTGCAAAAGCGTTAGAACTAGTATTCGCCATTTCCATCTGGTTTATCTTTTCAGGACTCTCAGGTTCACCTTCTTGAAACGTACCCATCTCTGCTAGAGGGTAAGATAGCCTACCTCTGCGTTCACTGAAGTACTTTACGTACCGATCTACCTCGGTATACTCATGCGCTACCTGCTCACCTAGTCGCTTATCATCTGACTTAGCAATCAAGCTACCCCCAATAGAGGCGCGTGCCGTTGCTACGGCCACTGAGGGTGAAAAGGAGATTACGTCCGAGTGGGGGTCACGCATGTACACGTAATTGCGTACAGGGGCCAGCATAGCGTCCGTAGGGCCATAATAGAGATAACCTTTGGGTTCAATGTCTGTAGTTGTCGCAGATCCGTCTATCCCTGAAGCTCGATACTCTAGTCTACACATATATGGACCGAGCTTGCCATCCTTTGGACGAGCCTTGTTCAGTAGACGCACGATGAACTTATAGGCATCTTCATTTTCTTGGGTGCGATAGGTTACAGGCTGCTCTTCTGTGGTTTCGATATTTACTGTAGGTACCAACAGAGGCTCAGGGCGTTTACCTTCTGGTAGTTCTTCTGTACCGGGTGGTTCTCCTAGAGGGACCAGTGTCCACTCCATCCGACGACACACATCTTCGATAATCGTAGCGATATCTTTGTCGTAGTAAGCGGTGTTGATCCGTCTATTTTTCAGTTGGGTGGAACCAAGTACTTGTCCTTCAATTAGTAGGTGAGTACCGTTAGTTTGGAAGGTAGGTACATACCCAGTGATCGATCCAACGAAGAACTCTCCTCCTACAGAAGGGATAGCAATCTCTTTCCCATCTTTGGACACGTAACCATATCGAAATATCGCGGGATGAGTCAACATAAATTTGGTGTCCTGATTTGATTTGGCTTCACCATAACTCTCTTTTGCTGTATCAAGTGACCCTCCTTCTCCTGCGGTAACGAAGAGTAGCTCTTCAATCGCCACGTAGCTAGGGTCAAATACTTCCAACGTCCAACTACCGTTACCATTCAATATGTTGTTGTGAGTGAAAGAGATTAGGGTGCGAGGTTTACCGTCAGAAGAACGCAGGATATCCACGCCGTTAACATAGAACTCAAGGAAAGGCGTGGAGGTCTGCCACATAGGGGGACGATCAATAGCCACTTGTCCCCCTATTTGATACCGAATTCAGCTAATCTGCGCGACGTAGGAACACGTAGAGTCATACCTGGATAGATCCCCTCAAACGGATCAGAAATCCCGTTTAACCACAAAATAACCCAGAAATAGGCCGGGTCTTTAAGAAGCTTGTAACTGATCAAGTCTGGTCGTGGAATGTCTCCAGCCTCCACCACGTATAGTCTGTCACTCTGGTGAGGGACTATAGCCGGAGGAGGGAAGGTACCCATGAAGTACCTCTTCTCGTCGTCCTGGTAGCCCCAGGACTTGTAGTAACGTCTAGGTATGCTCTGTGCCCCTCTAGGGAGCTGTCCATGGCGTAGAGGCTCTAACAGCGTTTTAACGATTGGCATCTTACACTCCTGTCGGGATATCTACGTAGAATGTTCCACCACCACGCTCAAAACTCTGGTTCTTACCTTCTTTAGCATCATCAGCGTCAAAGGGGTGACCGGCTGCGTCTTCATTCATCCCATACTCTTGGAACTGGATATCTACTTGAGCACGAAAAGCATACGCATCCTGGTTTGCCACAGACCAAGGGCCAAGCCAAGTAGTGTTTACTGAATTCATAATACACTGTAGCCCAATAGCTTTACCCACTACTACTAGAAGACGTGGTGGGGGGAACACATATCCATCTTCATAAATGGGGTACACCTTAGACTCTAGCCAACGAACCTGTTCCTCAACCCAAGATGGAGAGTACTTACCCTCAGCGAATAGAGCTGCGAAGCTCAACCCTATCCCCATTGTCCGTGCGCTTGAGTTAGCGTATCCCAGTAAAGGAAGGCTACGACCAATGATAGGCACCTCATTGTACATCGCAGATTTACTCTCTGAAATGGACTCAGGCATGAGCTGGAACTCTACCCGCTCCCCACTATCCGTGTCTAAAATAAAACAAAAAGCTTCTGGTGAAAGTACTCGTGCGGCACTTTGTCCACCTGTGTAATCAGACATTAGCTATATCCTTTGTCTAGTTCCATATACTCTCGGGAACGATCTACCCCCGGAGTGTAAGCAGATTTAACAGATGTCCCTTGGGCAGAAGGTTTAAGTTGTTCCGCGATAATTTTCAACTCAGCCAACATTCGTTCTTGGATCTCTGCCCGTTTCTCTCCTTGCTTGTCCTTGATTTCAATTTCGGAAAGATTACTCATGTCTTCTTTGTACGTTTTAAATGTATCAAGTAAATCTTGATAGGCTGAATACATGCCGTGGATTTCTCCGATACCTTCTTTCAAGGCATTAAATACTTGCATATGCAATTCTACTTTTTTACCTACAAGATCTGGAACAGCACCAAGAGTTTTTCCCGCTTGAGCTAAAGGAGCTAAAGGTGTCATCGACATTACCCGTGCTGTCTTTGAAGGTTTAGCCCCCTCAAATATTTTCATCTGCTCTTCTGAGGTTAGCCCTAGCCCTGCCCCTCTCTCTGGAAGTATCCCCATCTCCTTCATGGCTTTACGTTGGACTGCATCTTGTGGGTTAAGTCCACCAAACTGTTCTTTTATAGCTGCGGTTATAGCAGCAAAGGCTTCAGCATCATGACCCTCACGAATAAGAGCTTGAAGATCTACACTCTGCCCAGAAGCAGTAATAGCCCCTTGTGCTTTAGCCATTGCTTCTGGGCTAGAAATTACGTTTTCCATGGTTTCACGTGGAGTTTCAAAGAATTTTGGTCCCTCAAGACCCTCTCCGGCTATAAGCTTGTGGCCAACAATAGCACCACCAATCCCTATAATCAATTTGTCAACCCACCCAGATCCCTGCATCATATCTGTGATGCCCTCAGGGACCATTCCTGTAGCTGCACCCGCTTTTCCAAGAGATTTCATCCCCGTCGCTAGTACTTCTTCCATACCTGCTACGGCTAAAATAGTAGAAGGAGTAGGTAATCCTCTTGCCCTTGCTTCGGCATCAAGTACACGTTCTAGTACAAGTGCTGAAGATAATACTTTTTCGTTAAAAATCTCCGCCGCATTTGCTACACCCTCAGCTAATTTACGTCCTGGTTCAATCAAACCACTCTGCATAAGACCCATTGTTTGTTCAAACTGTTCTGTTACAGTCTTTCGGATCACAACGGCGCTCTCCATAATGGTCCCAGGAGCTTCTTCAACAGCCTGTGCTGCCATTTCAGCAGCAGTACCACCCTCACCCTCTCCTGTCATCCGTTTGCCTTCAAAGACACGTAGAAGCTCATCTTTGTTAAAACCAAGACCAGCCGTCATTGCCATAACAGCTTTACGCTCAACGGCGTTCATCATGTTCATTTCACCGAACTGACTCTTGATGGCAATAATCATAGCGTCAAAAGCTTCAGCTTGTTTTTCCGGGTCTGCGATAAGTGCTTGGATATCTATGTTTTGGCCTGAGTTGGTGATGAGGCCCTGCATCTTAGACATGGCGTTGGGGTCATCCAATAGAGTTTCAATAACTTGAGCTGGAGTAGTGGCAGCCAACCCCATGTTCTTTGCAGCAGCACCAGCGGCTAAAGCAGATTTAGCATATGCTCTTCGTGAATCCTCAGAGAAAGCCAGCATAGAAGAAGAGGCTCCCTGGATAACAGCCGACATATCATCCCAAGTAGCACGGGAAGTCTCTTGGAAGTACTTCATATTATCTTGGATATCAAGGAAACCTTCCCCCTTGATCCCAGCTAAATTAGTAAGTTGGTCATGAAGAGCTACAATCTCATCACCAGAGTCACCAGTTACTTTTGAAAGATTTACGAATTGAGCGATAAGATCAGGCATTGTGTCAGCAGAAACTGATTGCAGTTCTAGCATAGTCATAGCAAAAGGTTCAATAACCTCCATAGTTGTATGAGCTACTTCCGTTGCCCGTTTAAGCATTTCAGGCGTTTGTGCAAAAGCTTCTGCTCCAGCAATTTGTGCCGCACCTGTTTGCATTTCTTGAACACGAGTACCCGTAGTACCTAAGATGCCTGCATTAACCAATGCAGCCATGTCTCGCAAACCATACTTCAACTCTTCGCTTGCCGCTTTAAGACCTTCACCTGCTTCAGAAACACGGCCCGCCATTCTAGAAAACGCGCCTTGGTTATCCTCTAGAATTCGCATCCGGTCTTGTTCTAGTCGGTTGATGTCCTCTAGTACGTCTGGGTAATCGTCCAAGGTACCATGAAGTTCTTGGAACGCCGGGATGACTTTCTTGTTGATGTTATCCGAGCTTGTAGCCGCCAGAGATCGAGCTTTACCACTGATAGATCCCTGTCTGGAAGCCATACCTTTGAAGGTCTTGTCCAGTTTCCCGAGGTCTTTGTCCAAATCGCTTAAGCGGTCTTCAGCTCCCTTGGTATAGGCAGCATCTTTGATGGCCTTACCAACTTTGCCAGAGCTTGACGTGGCTGTGCCTGAGAAGTCTTCGAATGCGCCAGAGGTAGTCTTTAGCCCGTCTTGAATCTTGCTTAGGTCTTGGACGACCTTCGTCTCCATATCACCTGTAGCTTGCCCTACTCCCTCGCCTGTTTGTTTGGTGTTGGACACCATTTCAGAGAAGGCTTCACGAGTTTGCTTTACCCCCTTCTGGATCTTGTTAAGAACCGGGGTAACTTTATCGAGCATACTCGCTTTTAACGATAGGTTTTGGTCAAGATCCGGGGTCATGTTCCTTATCCTTCAAGTGTGTCGGGTTTACCCCCGCCACCGAACTGTCTCTTTAATGAACCCGAGGAAGCGGCTGCTAGCGTAGCTTCAATCTTTAACTTCTCTAGATCAGCTTCAATCGCTTTCACCTTACGGAGTTTTTCGTAATAGAAGTTAAGCTCCGCTAGGTCCATCCTCATTATCTCCTCGTGACGCATCCCCAGGTAGTACATCAGATCGAACTTCATCGCCAACTGGTCTTCCGGTGGTCGAATCGATGACACGAAAAAAGTTCGCCGTAAACGGCAAGTCCCATTCATGCACGTTCTTGCACTTCTCACAGACCAGGGTGATATCTGTACTTAAACCTGGGGTGAAATGAGCCATGCGCCCCTTAAGCAATTGGATGTCCTTGGGAGGAATTGATTGCACGAAAGCCATCATCTTGTCTTCAGGAGCTTCCGTGACATCCTTATCATCCACCTTAACAATTTGACGAACAAGACGGAAGACAGGAGTGGTATCCATCATTTGAATGCCTGCCTTCTCTTGCGCCTCGATCTTGGCACTATGCCCCTCGATAATCGGCTCGTCATACCCACGAAGCAGCCGGAACGAGATCTCACGTTGACAGTCAGGAAGTCGAACGGTGTAAGGTTCTGTGTCTTCGTCCGCCAGATACTTTACTTGGAAGTCATCAGGGATTCTTACAGTAGTAGTGTTCCGGGTGTTGCAAATATCAGTTGGTGTCAACATCGCTGGGCACGTCCACTCGAAAGTGTAGTCAGGGCCATAGGTTATTGCCCGGAGCATCATAAACAAGAAGAACTTGTCTGAACCAAGCAACACATTCACATCAATAGACTCTTGGATGCACCGTCTAAGAATTCGGTCTACGGTATCACCGCCTGCTGTCTTCGGATTAGTTACCATGGCTTCTTCAACCATGGTCATTGGAGTTAGTGTGAGCTTACCAGTCTCCATCGGACTTCCTTTAGGATAAGGTACTCCGCGTGAAGGAAGCTTAACGCTTACACTCGTCTTCGGGATTGGTTCTAGGAATTCAAAGTCACCCATTAGATCCTCCTCATTGGGTTGTCGTCTTCGGCCTAAAAATACAGCCTGCCCTCATAAAAGATGCAAGGCAGGCTGAAAGGTCTTATAAAGAGATATTCTTAGCAAAAACTAATATTTACACGATAAACAACGGTACAGCTTTATCAAACTGGAACGTCACATTAAGGCGCATAATGTCGCCATTGACTGCGGACGGGGCTTCCTGGGAAATGTCTTGCGGCCAAATGCCGATAAGCTCCCAAGAACGAGCAATTATACCCTTGACATCGTACATGGTTAAGGTGCCCATGCTCTTGTAATCGGCTGCGTAACCGATCTCAGAGGTAAAGGGGTTATAGACCAAGTTGTACCACGACTCGATCATTCCGTAAACACCCATGTTCACCATGTCACGATAGACCACAGGACCAGGAGCGTACAGCGGACGACCGGCGATGTACACGGTCTCGTTCATGTAAGGCAGCGCAAGAGGTTCACTATTGTGGCTGATACCCAACGAGGTCTCAACAGATTTTAGCAGAATTTCTGCGTCACCATTGGGAACTGAGATGAGAAGCTCAAAGTTATGCCCACGCTGCGGCTCATAGCCACCACCAGAGTTGGCGATGTGCTTTGCGCCTAAAAGATCCGATCCGATTGGTTCCCAATACGGCATGTTAAAATCCTCCTATCACGATCCATCAAATAAAGACTCCCAAGGGCTTACCCTCGAAGAAGAGCCTCGAATACCATATCCACAAGTTGATTTCTTTCTTCTTCGCCCATTCGCTTGATTTTTTTGGCCATTTTTCGGTAGCCCTTAACCACGGGCGACTTTTCGTGTCCCTTGTTCCAGGCAGGCACATACTCTTTACTAAAGTATTTAGCCGAATCAGCTCGCTTCTTCTCTTTATGTATCTGCTTTTTAACAGCTTTGACGCCCTGCACATGGCGTTCCATCGCTTTTATACTTTTACGATGGTAAGGTATTAATCCAGAAGCACCAATCGCAGCTCCAGCAACTGGAGACCCAGTTGCAGCTAGTCCTGCTCCTATTCCAAGGTGTATCTTTTTACCCCGTCGATCAGCACGGTCTATGGCAGAAGAATAGGTCTTGCGATACTTGCCTTTAGTAGCCGCTTTAGCAGCCCTATCAAAACTAGCTATTCTTTTTTTGTTTCGTTTCTTACGTTTTGTGTCAAGCGACGTAAAAGTCCGAGCCATATTTCTTTTAGAGGTACGAGGCATACCTTTAATGCCACCAATCTCTCTGTACTTGCCAACCACATTACTCTTTGAGCGTTTGGCCAAAGCACCTATACTCATCATTTCAATTAGTTCTTCTCTAATCATGTTCATATCCTCCACCCTAGGCGGGCCACCACCAACATCACGATCATCATAGTAAACTGGACGGTTGTGTACTTGTTGCCGTGCCGCTGAATGGCTTAGTTGAGGGTACACATCATAACTACTAAATTGAGGGCGCTCTTGAGCTTGCCGCTTCTTCATACGATAGGTTTTAACCCCAGCATAATAAAGAGCACTAGCACCTAAAGCTACAGCCCCTACCCGCACAGCATTGCGACCTACAGCCGTATCACGTATAGTTGCTGCTCGCCCCATAGTTTTCGTGTGACGATCAGACGCAGCCTTTAGAGTACGCATTTGAGCTTTGCTTGTAATTGCGTGTGTAATACCACGTAATTTTCTTTTCTTATCCGTACCCAACATTTGCCGGAGAGCGGCAGTTTTAAGTGCCCCTCTTTTCAATACCCTATGGGCTTTAACCATACGCTTAGCATCACGCTTAGTAGTCTGAGCATAGTGCCAAGCACCACCACCCGCACCACGGACCTTACGTCTTCCGTAGCGAAAAGCAGCCTTATAAAGACCACCTTCGTGGAGAAGTTCTGCCCGAGTCATTACTCGCTCATAAAAACTTCTACGAGAGCAGCGATAACTTCTTCACGGGTGACTTCGTGTTGGGCAAAAGCAGCCTTGAACATAGCTTTTTTCTTACCCTTCATATTTGCTCTTTCACTTTTTGAAAGAACCAATCGACGAGGAAGACTGCGACCACCTTTACTTTTCGCCCAAGTGTGATACTCCCCACCGGCCTTTTTAAAACCTTTACGGTACTTAGCTTTCATCGCTTTACCCGTTGCATGAGCACCTTTAACCCCGGCCTTTAACCCACTAGCAGAACCTTTGGCCAACTCTTTATAGAAACGGCCTCCAGCTTTGAATCCCTCTTTACGACTAACAGGGTATTTAGCCTTACCGTACTCTTTCGCGGCTTGTTTAAAACCCGCAATATTTCGCTTAGACCGGGAACGCAAGCCCTTCACTTTATCACTAACTTTAACAATCTTATCTCTCATTTTTTAACTCCTAGTAAAGTACTTCGTCAAAGTTCGCACCGGTTGCAGTAATCACGAGATCCACCTGGATGAACTCAGCAGCCTTTACGGGCTTCAGGAAGATCTGTGCGTGCATTTCATTCCGGTCAATAACCGCAGGGGTATTAGTGCTTTCATCGCACTTTACACGGAAGTCATACAGCCCACGACGCTGACGGACATCGTTAAGATACGGGGTAACCAAGTGGCCGAACAGCTTCCAAGTCTTTTCATCGTTCGGCTCGAACACAAGGTAACGAACTGAGGTCGAAATAACCTTGTGGAGATACAAGAGAAGACGACGAACGTTCACACGGTCGAGTGCGCTAGGCTTACGTTGTAGGGTACGTTGGCCCCAAACAACCAAGCCGTCCTTTGTGAAGCGTGCAATACCGTTGACCGCGTTACCGTCACCGTACATCAGATCAAACTCACCCGGAGTCGGGTCATACGCGATGTCAACACCCGAAATCACACGACCACGGTTCAAACCGGCTGGAGCGAACCAAGTCTCAGTAGTGTAGTCGCTGTAGGCGTACACAGCCAGCACGTGACCGGACGGAGGCGTCCAAACGTATGTGCCGTTATAAGCGTCGTACACCTTGACCCACGGGTAGTACAAAGCAGCATAGGAGCTATTGAAAGCTGCGTGCTGCCCAGCGTAAGTACCTGCACCATTGTGCCAGTCTACAACCTCGGAAGGACGCAGACCCGCTGGCGGGTCAATGATCGACATACAATCCGCACGGACTTCTGCGATTTGGAGCAACTCATTGACCACTGCCGCGTCTGCCCAACCAGGAGCAGCCAACAGGTTAATGTCTACCGCACTCGGAGAAGCGAAGAGCTGCAATCCAGTCGATTGTGACAAGCCAACGTTCCACGCCTCACCAATGATATTATCGGCTAGTATAGCAGAAGCGTCAGTGTCTCCATCAACTAGGCTCTGTGCTGTAGTTGTAATCGAGGGCAACTCACTAGAGGCACCAACAAGACCAACGTCCAAGGTAACTGTAATGAAGTCAGACACGCCATTGATCTTAGTTTCGATAAACTGTGCGTTTCCAGTGGTGTCATCAAGGTCTACGTTGTTGAAACGCTCAACCTTTATGCCTTCAAACCAAACTTCGAGGAGTACGGTGTTGGCTTCAGTACCCGCAGAAACGGTAAGCGAAACGCTGTTACCCCACTCACCTTCACTCAATGCTTCAGCCTCAAACGCCTCTACCGCTGCGCTGTAATCAGCTATGAGATCTGAGAGGTCATCTGGCGGGTCAGATGCGTTGAAAGCAATATTCCACTCACCATTTACATAGTCGATAGCACCTGTGATTCCACCAGTTGGGCCAGTTCCCGATAGGGCACCAAGACCATCATCAGTGATCTGATAATCAGATGTACCAATAACTGCTGTGATGTCAATAGACCCAGGAGTAATGGGCAGGTTGGTGAATACCGAACCACCTGTATCATCGTGAGCAAAAGCCACCAAGATACCATCGGGGTCAGTGTTGATCGTTTCAGCCAGCGTAGGATCTCCATAGGTCATGGTTACTGTGGCTTTTGCAGCAGCGTCACCTACCACACGAACGAACCAGAGCTGGCGACCACGTCGTAGGTACTGCAAAGCTGAGAAAGCTTCAACACCCACGGCAGGATCAGGCTGGCCAAAAACCTCGATAAACTGCTGTTGATTAGAAATGTAAGTACGTTCTTGAGTCGGTCCCTTGGTTGTCACACCAACCATGCCTACGATTGTAGTAGACAGTGATGGTACGTACAACGAAAGATCGATTTCCCGAGTGTACACACCAGGAGATACATAAATACCCATCATAACCTCCTAAAGGTTCTTATGTTTGCGGCTTCTTCCGCTTGCGCCTCTTACGAGGTGGAGCTACCGCTTCTACAGATTCGGTCTCTTCTATATGCACCGCAGGAGCTTTCTCCTCGGTGGTTATCTCTTCTTCAGGTTCTTCGGCTGGTTCATCAAGAACAATTGAAACCGGAGAAGGCTTCTCTTCCTCTACGGGATCAAGCTTAACAACCTGGATAAGCCCGTAACCTTCTTGACGAATTACATGAAAAGTCATTTCCTTTTCAGTAATTTCCATACTTTTACCACTGATAAATTTGTGCTGCCGGAAAATCCCATTCGGGTCTTTTAGAAAGACATCGCACATTTGCGGAGATTTTCCAATTATGAGGTACCGGTTCATACAGATCCTCCTCAAGTCATCGTACAATAAATAGATTAGGGTTATAGTATGTCAACAGACTTCTTCCCTTTTTTACCTATCAACGAATCAACTGCATTCTTTGCCATCTCTGGGGCACACTTGTTCCGAGCACCGAAGGCGCGATCTTTCTTTCTGTTAAAGTCCCCGCCACCCGCAAAAGGCATAGATCGGCCCCCAATACTAGCCGCCATAGTGTCTTCTATCACTCGGTTTAAGGCCCATTGCCAACGTTCTTCATCGGCCTCTGATCTCAAGAGCCAGTACTTACCTTCCTTAGCTCCTTTACGAATACGTGCCACAGTTGCGTCATGAAGACGTTCTATGGGGTCCATATAACGTGACTCTTTTACTCCAGCTTTCTTTTCCATTTTCTTCAACCTCGTATAGTAGTCTGGGATTTCTTTAAGATGATCCTTAGCAATCGCACGGATCTTCTTCTTCTTGTTCCCCGTCACGGTATCCGCGTGTTCTTTTTCTGCCTTAACACCCAGCTTGAGCTGTTCAGGATCTATTTCCATACCCATGCCTGATCCTTATCCCCGGTATCCCAGAAGTCTTGCTTGCTTAGAAGTTCAGTTTCATATGTCTCAAGAATCTCTTGCGAACTCTCTTCAATAAGGTCTATCGTGAGCTTTTGAATGGTACGAACCCACCGTGTAGGTAGAGGAATCCAACCGAACACGTTAACCGTAGCTACACCACGAAGCTGACGTTGATCTTCTCCACCCTCAAGAATAGAAGTGTTTGACAATAGCCCCTGAGTCTGCATGTGTACGGACTGTATATCCCATGGAGGGGGGAAATTTACATCAAGCCAATGAGTAGGTCTCGGGAACTTTCGTGCCCAAGACTCCTGAAAAATGTTCCAGTCCACTTGGTTTAGCATCCAGAAATCAAATTGGTAAGAGAAATTATAGGGCAGAGGGAAATTAGACTCCAATACCATGTTCAAATCGTCAGAGTAGATGAGTTTCCGCCAAGGAGCATACGCGAATCGGGTTTGGTCGAAGGTGATATCCATTCGACTAACCGCTATAGATGGGTAGACTATTCTCTCAAGTTGAGTAGGCGGAAAATCGCCTTCCCATTCCATGGCTGTTCGTCTCTCATCGTCTCCAGCATTCAAATCTCGCTCAGAATACTCTCTCCGAGGCGTAGCAAATACCATGGGGACCAGCTTCTCGTGGAGGATATTCGTCTCCTTATCCTTATAAGGCATCCAAAACGTGAAGTAGTTCATCAGAGCAACATCATGACGTGCGATAACGTCATAATTCTCTACCCGTTCGGTAGCAATTTGCCGCGTCTCTGGAAATTGATCCGGGCGGTAGATGCTATCTGTCCAGTTGCTCATCTATATCCAGCTCTCTTCAACTCTTGAACGAGGTCGAAGTGCAATCTTCTCTTCATTTGATAAATCTTAGTTCGCCATATATTTTGAGCAGGACGCCAATGCGGACGAGCAGGCATACGCAATGTTCCATACTCTAGCCATCTTGCTAAGTCTTTAAGGGTGTACTTGCTTCCTGGGCGTAAGGGTTCATCAGGGATAGAAACAATCCAGCCTCCATCCTTCTGCTGTATAGCTTGGATTGAGTTAACATACCGTCCAGTAGCAATGAGAATTCGTGGGTCTAACCCCAAAGTTCGTTTACGTATCGCATACCCAGAGCTTAATGGCACCCAAGAAATCAACTGCCTACTGATGATCTGTCTAAGATCATCGGCAAACTGGTTAGCCATCTCTTCGCCTAAACCCTGAAGAGCCATAAGCCCCTTGTTAAGAAAGGGTTGTGGACTGATTGTAGGGTCAGGATACTTCGCTGTAGGGTGGATAATCCTCAGCAAACGTAAAGCTTTAGTGATACGTTTCTTTATCCCAGATCCCAGTCTTACCCCAAAGGCCATTACAGCCTCTTGAATGATTCACGAGTATCATCATTCGGGATGCTAGAACGTTGTAAGGGAACGATCATAAATTGAAAGTCAAAAGGGTAACGCCGGTCATTCATGTGGTATCCCTCTGGGTCAACAGTCATCACTTCCCATAGCCCGTCTTGGATACGCACGATATCCCCATCAGTTGGGACATCCCGGTGGTAGTCTAAATTCAAACCTTTGAGCACATCCTCTAGCCCTTTACGACTAGTGTACACAAAGAGTTGTCTGTCGAGTTGTTGCCCCTGCTTATAGAGGGCAGCTAACCCGTTGTCCGTTACATCAACATACGCTTCAATAGCATAGCTAGGCTCGTCAAGCATCTCCCGGTGAATGTCCTCATGATATAGATAAGTTTGGGTACCAGTACGAAAACTCAGCTTGTACACATCCATTTGGTGCATATACAACTGATACATCTCTTTGTTGATTTGTTCCATCAACTTGCGATCTTTAGTGGCAGCAAATAACGGTAACGGCATGACTTACCCCATCGATGGCAAGAAGTGCGGGCTGGTACGTACCAGTTCATCCGTGAACTTATCTTCATCTGCGGCACCCTTTTCACGCTGGTACTCACCGTCCAGTTGCACCATGGTACCTGCCCCAGGAACACCTTGAGAAAACTTCGCACGAATATGACCTAAGATCTGACGACTCTTTGCTAACACTAGGTTTAGAAAGAGTTGTTGGTAAGGGCGGTGAATGTTGCCCAAACCAGTCCAAGGCATTGCCCACTTAATGGTTACATCAAAGGTACCAGGGATCTGAAGGAAGACTCGTCCATCATCCAACAGCAAGTACCCTTCCTCTGACCCAAACTCACGGCTAATGATCTCTAGCCAATGGCGAACCAAGTCATAGGTTTGAATGTCGATGCCTGTGATACCACCGGCAGAAAGAAAGTAGAAGGGGTCGTACAGCAACGCCCCCTCAACACTTTCATAAGTTGCGAAATCGTTACGTACAAACTCTACATCCAACACACCAATAGCGGTGTCTGGGGGTTCAATAAGATAATGCCCCCTACCGTATTGTTGACCAATGTTATTTTCTACCGGGCGGTATATCATGAACAGTTCCATAACATCGTCAATAGACTGTTCAATTTGGGTTTCATCCAGTTCAACTTGAACTGTTGGGTCACCCAACTTCTTACGCACCCAGTCAATGATATAACTGTTGTTAAAGGACGCAGGCTGAACCATTCCTCGCTCCTACTTTAGTCGTCAAATCCGTAATACTTCCACAGAGCCTTGAACATAATACCCCGAGTGCTTTTAGTCCTAAACTCGCTGAAGGTATCCACCATATCCGGGTTCAAAGGACATCCCGCATCACGTACACCCACCATGCGGTCATAAATGAGATCCCTATTCTCGATCCGCAGGGCAGACTTCAAAGGAATCCCTGGCCCTTGATCAGCTTCAGGCGGATCAACCTGGACATCTTTCTCATCAGGAGGAGCGGGTAAATCCAACTCTACTGTAGTCTCTTCTGTTTCTTCTTCATCGGTATCGAAGTCTTCGGTCTTTTCTTCTTCAACCTTGGGAGCAGGTACAACGATAGTAGGAGCTGCTTTAGGAATAGCCGTAGTAGCAACCACTCTAGGTTTCTCGTCCACTACAACATCTTCAACCCCAAGATCATAGGGGTTAAGCTCAGGCTCATCCCCTAAGACAACTACCGGGCGTACCTTACCTCTCATCTCAGAGGTAATCTTGTCGGTAGATCGTACAGGAAGACCTTTCATGGGGTCAGGTGTCAAGAAACTGGGAGTGGCCGGGAAAGTATACTTCACTGGACGAGTATCGTCAGCAGGTACTTTCTTATACCACTTCTCATTAATAAAAGCCTTGATGAAGCCAGGGAGACATTCAATAATGTCCTTGGGGTTGATAGGAAATGACGTGCCATTCCAGCACACATTAGTAGGCTTCCTGTCAAAATATAAAAACTTTTCTAGTGCCATTAGTTCCTCCGTCATATCAATAAAGACAAGCCCCCCACAAAACTGTGAGGGGCTTAGATTACTACTCGGTCACTGACAGTGGTTTACACCACATTGTAAGTGACTTCACCAAGCGCATAGAAGTCGCCATTGATCGCCTTTACACCGTACTGACTCATCATCCCCTTACGGTTCAACATGTCGTCGAGTACGTAAGTTGGTGTAGTGTACAGCGGCACATACGGAGCATACACGTAACCGGCCTCAAGGAAAGAAGAACCCTTCCAACCAACGAGGAACTTGTCGGCGTCCATGTACGGATCCTTGTAGATCGACCAGCGACCCTGGAGCGTACCAACGAACACAACACCGTTGCCTGCAACAGCCTGCGGACGGAAGCCATAGAGAGACTCAATGACGTTCGACACGTTGGTGCCACACACAACGAAGTTACCAGTACCACGACGAGTCGCACGGAAGATCAGGTTGCTGGCTTCAATGAGTGCGTCAATGAAGGTCTGCTTGTGATCGTTGTACGAAATCGCGGCAGGAGCGGGCTTGTTCCAAGTAACGGAACCAGCCGAAGCGATAGTGAAGAGGTCGGAGATGATTCTACGATCAACGTCCCACCGGATCTTCTCAGAGAGAAGGGCAACCAGCTCAGACTCAGCGTCCATGCCATGGATGGCCTTCAGATTAGTTGCGGCCTCAACTGACCAACGAGCACGCAATTTGTGCGGAATCGCACGAACCGGCACACTGGACAGGTTGATGTCAACGATAGGAATCTGGTCAGATCCCTCAGAATTGTAGTAGTAGCTACCAACAATTGTCGAAGCAATAGTGCTAGAAGCGGTCCATACAACTGCGCCAGTAGCGTAGTTGATAGTCACAGTACCAGTAATGCCATCACCACCAGTAGCTGTCAAACCACCAACACCATTATCTTTAACGGTAACGAGATCGCTTCCGCCCTGTGCATCCTCATAAACCGCTGAGAAAGTACCCGGACGGCAACTATGGAAGCCAAGTGTGAATGATACAGCAGTACCACCCGAATCGGCATACTTCTCGCCGTCAACGAACTCAGACGAGTACTGGTCGTCCGCAAGGTGACCCTTACGGGCGCTGAACATTGTGTCACCGGCAGTGACGCTACCTTTGGTAGTGCCATACACGGCATCAAGATAGAATACCAATGATGTCGGTCCAGTCATAGGCTGGACACTAACGATATCCTTGGCAATAAGATTCGGGAACACAGCACGAACGATGGGGAAGACGAACTTCTCGAACGATCCAATACTCTGGATCCTAACATCCTCTTCCATGTTTGCAATATACCTGCGCTCATTTTCTAGCAGAATTGCGGTTAGCTCTCTGGTGCTTTTATCTTCGATACTCTCGACGAGTGGACGCCAGTGGCCTTCTGCAAGTTGCTTGCCCAGATCACCAAGTGCGTGAAGTTCTTGGGTTTGCATGATCGATCCTCCTTATATTTTTATGTTCTAAACCTAGTTCAACCCGAGGGCACTCTCTGCGAGTTCTACGTAACGCTGCATCTCAGCGTCACCCTCTGGATCGTCCTGGTTCAAAAGTGCCTCAACAGCGGCGACATCGTCGTCTTCTGTAAGGGTTCTCTTTTTGTCACCACTCTCGGTGACTTCTGATGCAGCTTCGAGGGCCTGAATATGGGCTTCCATAATCGCTTCGGCCTTCTCTTCGCCACCGACTGCCTCTTGTAGAAGTTGATAACGACCAACGGTCTCTTGGATGATGTTCAACGAAGCCTCGTACTTTAGTGTGATGTCATCAACATCTTCTGTCTCTTCAAGGGCCTCCGCCAACTCCACAACCAAGTTTGTCGCCTCTTCGTGATCGTTCTCAAGTTCTTCGATGTAATCCAAAAGATCCTGAACGGTGACTTCCGCTTCCGGCTCGTCATCGTCATCGTCTTCGTCAACGCCATCTGGCTCAAGAACACCAGTTTTCAAGGCTACGTCAATCAACTCGTCATCAGTAAGCTCTTCTAGCTCCTGACGCAGCTCATCGGCTTCTTGCATGATCTCCTCCTCAGCGCTTAAAACTTGGTTGTCAGAGCGCTCTTGGAGACGGTCCTTAATGAATTGAAGCCTGTCCATGGGTTCCTCCTTAACAATTTCTTGTGGGACTTGTGCAATCACAGCCCCACGGCTTTTCTCGACTTTTTCTAGTAGATCTGAAATAACTATTCCATGTTCGGGGTGGTCAGCCGCTAATTGAGTTAGTGTTCCACCGAGATTTAGGATATCTTCACTGACTGCGTCCACAAATTCAGGAGAGAACTCCTGTTCTCCCATTACAGCATTATACAACACTGTAACGTCGTGACCGATGTCATTGAAATCCATGGTAGAAAGTTCACTTTCAGTTAGATTACCATCAACAATGCCGCCAGCATCAAGGGTTTCTAATTCTTGACAAAGCTTGTCGAAAAGATCGGAGTCCATTTCCCCTGCATCTGTTACGACAACATTCTCGATAGTATCGTCACCTTCTGTGCGGGACTTTTTACCGCTAATTTCCCCCGCATGGCGGGGGAGCGCACCTGGGGTGGAGGGTCGCGCTACGAAATCAAAAGTACCGAGCTTGAAATCCTCCTGTACTACACCGCCTTGTACGGAACCTGACCCCCGAGAACTAATACCGACTTGGGTACCCGACTCAAAAAGAGTGCGTAGGATCTGGCCATTTGGTGTAGGCAAAATGTCTGCCCCGCCAGTTACTGTTCCATCCTCAGTAAGAGAAAGATTAGTAACTACATGAGACACACGTTTCAACATCGTTTTCCCATCGGACGGGTGATCCAGTTCACCGTACATAGAACGGCTTTCAAGGGCTTCCATGACCCTCTTCTCACCCAGTTCTTTTTCCCAGATACGACGGGGGTAAACACGCTTGTTAGCATTCTCGACATCTGACCGTTGGAAAACCCCTTCAACGCGGAACGCGCCATTCTCAGATTCTACAATCTGATATTCAAAGGGCATAACTTCGATCAGGTCAGTCATCAGTGATCTCCTAGAAGTAGGTTGTTGTCCATTCACCGGCCTTCATACCGGCAACATCGACACGAATTTCAGCGCGTTTTGAGGGGTCAACATGCTGGTAAATAACCCAGCGAAAAGATCCGAGCATGTGCTCTACAATCCTCCAGTCGTCCTCATCGATATTAAGTGCTTCACGAACTAGCTTGAGCTGGTGCTCAGTAGGATGTTCGTAAACATTGTACCATTGTGCCGGTTCTCTAAGGTCACCATTCGGATGGTGAGCTACATGGAGTTCGGTGCTGCTATCAGGAAACATCGAGTTGTCCATCGCAAGATGGAATCTTGTAAGGGACTCCCCTAAGATGATGTCTGCGTCAATCAGCCGCCGTGCTTCCATGCACTATCCTACGGAACCATTGCAAAGATTTCGTCGTAATAGACAGTCGCAGCGACAAGTTCAGCAATCAAGTTTCCGAGAGCTGTATCGAACGCAGCTTCATCGCCAGCATTGACCACAACTTCAGGACGAATACCCAGATTATCGATGATATTCAACGACTGGATACCAGCCCAGACTTGCCAGTACGAAAGCTGGAGAGTCCGTTCGGCCTGATCTGTCCCAACTCGCAAATCGATATTCGCGGGTAAGGATTGCAGATCCATATTCGGATAGGTCATCTGTTACCTCCTATGGTTTTATTTCAGGTAAACCAAAGTTCTCCGGTTTCCCAAGTCAATCAATTATGCATATAGAGGGATAAGAGCTAGGGTTTAGGACTGGTTTTCCAGGGTTCGTTGTATATCCTCCTGTACAGAGGAGGGGAGGATAACAACATCCATCTCCCGCTTACGAGGCAACGTAATTTCGCGCAAAGAAGTACCCTTAGCGTGTTTAGTGATGTCATCTACATCTGTTTTCCATGCGTAGACAACTATCCCAGCCGGAGGAGATTCTTTTTCCCACAGCCGTTTAGAGATATACCAATCTTTTAGGGCTTGTTGTTGATTGAAAAATGCTTGTTTGGCAACGAGATGAACACCTTCATGGTGAACGTCCCAGGCATAAAGTTTAACGGTAGGGCACTTACGCCTAATGATATCCTTGACAAGCTGTGCCCGGACATCTTCAGCTATAGGCAACTGCCTCAACTTCATAACCTTCCATTGCCGTTTAACCCCCATTAGAAGGTCTTAAAGGTTCGGAACCGTTTAGGAATACCCAGTTTGCGTTGATACTTGTTCTGCACTCTGTGCTGAGAAGCATGAGAGAAGGGTATGAAACTTTTCACTCCTCCTCCTGCTGCTTCAGCGGAATGCTTAAAGGTTTGCCACATCATCTGCATCATAAGGGCAGACATGGCTATTCCAAACAACATACCTGTAGCCCCAGATAACTTGCGTTCTAATGGACCAAGATACTTTCTAAAGAACCGGCGTAATTGGCTTGGAGGAGGCTTAGGGGGCATACGTTTAGCTTCGTATGCGGCTCTTGCCCAATCTGTTTGGGCTATAACTGCTTTAACAACACGCTCCTCAGGAGCTTTAAGGCCACGATCCTTAGCTACTTTACGCATAATAGATGTGACATAAGGCTCTAACGCTTGAGCCATATGCTCGTTAAACGTACTCTTGGTTGTAATATTCGGCATGAACTTTGGATGGCCAGGGTAGAACTCATCGGGGTTTGGTTGATTGAATTTGATTACCTTAGTACGAGCACGCTTAGCCGCTACCTCAAACAATTCTCGGAGCTTATTGTCTTGGATTTTATTGATAAGATCAGGTAGTTCTCGTACTGTGTCTAGAGCATCATCCTCGTCTAAATCATACAGCTCCATTAGGAAGTGAGAAAGAACATCTACTCCCTCTGTAACCTGACGAAGGGCAGCTTCTTGTTCTAAGTACAGCATTAATAATTGCCTAGTAGACTATCTTCTTCAGACTCTCTACCGTGCTGGAACCACATGTTCAGTTCTCGTTCTACGCCGGGTAGAATATGTTGGGTGAGGTAGTTATCTTGACTTTTATGTGCAAAAGGCCCTAAGTTCTCTTTGTTCTGCCCCCGGTGAACTCTTAACGCAGCATGGTCCAATTTAACTGTTATTGGTTTAGTTTTATTGTGCAAGTTCAGCGTGATGTCAAAAAGAGACCCTTGTGCGGAAGTGTAATCCCACTGCCCAAAATTGCCCATAATTTCTGCCATCGCTTTTTTGGTTACTTGCAGTTGCATAGAAGACAAGTCTTTAGCATTAGGTGAGAACTTGAAAGCCAGAGTCCCTGCGCCTACCTGTGTATGCGAAGCCATCCGAGAAGGCTTATACTCAAGTTTCTGAAGGGCGTTAATTTTTTTACCTATTCTACTGGCTTGTGCCTGTCCTAGGGCGATATTAACTCCTGTTGTGATAGTTGCAAGAACAGCAAAACGGACTATAGACTCCCCTGCCATTGCCGCTTCGTCCTTGGCAATCTCTATTACACGGGGAAGCATGGATGACTTCACCCATTTCTTTACTGCCCAAGCACGATTACGCTTACCTTCTGTAGCCTTTATCAGTTCTCGGCTAGTAGCGGGATTACTCAAATAAGCATCCAACTGCTTAGCTGTAGACGAGTTCGGTGCGATGTCAAATTTTGAAGTCACCAAAGGAAGTAGTTGGTCTGACAACCTACTGGAAGTTTCTTTCACCAACTCGTTAGCCAACCTACGCTCTTCAACCGTGTACTTCGCACGAGGTCCACGTTTTCTTGGTCTCCGTGTACGGCTAACCGCAGGGTAATATTCTAAAATCTTGTTAACGTTTTCCGCAGTTACACCCTCAAGGTTAAGCGACCTCTTAAACTTAGACACAGACTCTGGAGGCGCAACCATAAAGAAGCTCATACGCCCAGAGGTGTACTGTCTCCCCTTCAACAAAAGAGGAGAAAAGGATAAACGCCAGAAGTTCAAAACCTGCTTCCGCTTTAACCTAGCCGAGGGCATATCGTTAGCTGCGAAAAGAAAAACGATATTTTCTCGACGGGCAAGAGTCTTCATGCTCGCAGGAAAATCCCCCCGGAAATAATTTGCGTGTTTGATGTACCGAGGATGAACGACCACCTCAGCCACAAAAACGGCCCTCTCAGCCTCGATACCATGTGCCCTAAGGGTGGACAAGGAGGGAAGCGTTACAGAGCGGTAGGTGATGTTCTGCTTAACGTCAAGGTCAGTATGCTTGAGCGTGGGGTAGAAGGCATGTTGGAAAATAGGTATCTCTACCCGAGCTTCTTGCTTCTCAGGGATCAAATACCCATGCAACTCCATCTCTGTCCCGCCCTCAAATCTAACAGGACGCGCACCTCCAACAGACTGGAGTTTAGGAGTAACCTTACGTGGTGTAGTACGAGCCATTATTATCTCCGTAAGAACCCACGACGCCAAGTATCAGCCGCACCCGCAGGGGGCTTAACTTTAGCAGCATGAAACCGTCTTGCCAACTCTTTATGGCGAATTTTTCCCCAACTCTTCTTAGTGGTAGGACGCCACTGGGTGTGTAGTACCGCTCTATCCGGGGGCATAACATAGTCTTTATCAAAGCCCTTCATGAGTTTCTTGCTACGCCCAGAAACCATACGCTGGCTGATCATACTCTTATCGTCACGAGACATTACCAGCCCATCATCTTTACCCCCATACCTTTGGTACTTGGGCAAAGGTGTTTCTACGTAAGCAAAGTAGAAAGAGTCTAACCAGGGCTGTGGGAAAGCACGGCTAAGGATAGGGATATACTGAGTATACCCCAGAGATGCGGCAAAAGCAGGTATAACTATTGATTTTGCAAACAACACCCAACTGTTAAATTTACCATATTTGCGTCCATACTGATGTTGCTTCTGGATTGCGGCCAACCCAAGCTGTTCAGACATACGAATAACTTCATAGTCTGCACGGGTCATCATAGGTACCGTGGCTTTACGAATAGTTTGCATAACCTCACTGTTACCAATTTTTACTTTTTGGTATTCAAGTCTATAGAGTCTACGAATGGCCTTATTTTGCATCGTAGCAATTTTACCCAATCGCTCTGGATCAGTTTTCCAAGCTCTCAACTTTTCGTCTAGACGTGGGTCAAGTATCCGTGCTTTTCTCTTATTTTCTTCAAACTCTAAATCGAAAACCTTTTTCTTGTGCTCGATATCATCAAACTTGCTCAACTTTGCTAAAAGTCCTTTTTGTAAATCTGCAATACTCTTAACATCATTATTCGCATAGAGTTTTTCGGCTGATTGTTTTGTTGTCTCTATATTCTGATCTGCGTCACGATTTCCTCCACGGAAAACAGCGTCTATAGTCTCTTGTGAGTAATGTTTAGACAGCTCATTTGCCCAACCAGCAAATTGCTCTGCGGTACGTGCTTTCGTGCTAGTTTGGGCTTGTCCGCTAGGGTGACGCTTATATGCTTTATACGCGGGAGATGCACCTTTAGCTACTTCTTTCTCTAGCTCTTTAAAACGTCTATCCCTAGCCTTCTTTTTAGCCTTCTTCTTGGCTTTTTTAAAAAGTTTTCTTGCTGCCTTATCCGCTCTTTTTTGGGCCTCATAAGCATTTCTAGCTTTAGCTTGGGACTCTCCAGCGTAAGACTTTCTGGGCCTTGGGCCAGGGTGCCCTTTAGGATCAGGAGCACTTGCACCCCTATTCGGTCCCTTACGTGGCTCATGGGGACGGTTGTCTGGGTCTTCTGTACTGGCAGATGTAGCTGAGTGCTTCATGCGCTCTGAGTACTTACCGAAAAACAGATCTTCCGTGTTTCCTGCATCATGATGACGGATATTGGTTTGTCGTGTTTGGTAGTGTGTTATATCTGGAACACCTTGTTCCACACTCATAGTGGCAAAATCGAACAAAGCATCAGCGGCAATCTGAACATTCGCCCTACGTCCACTGTCATCTATACTACCCAGTGTACGAACAATGTAAGCGTTTACAAGTTTTCTTTTTCTTTCAAGTTGAAATTTTTGAGCGTTGATCCTCTTACTTGCGAATTTTTCTCTTGTTTTACGCTCTTTCGCAGTTTCTCCAGGCTCAGGTTCCCCAATGATAGGGGGAGTTACAAGCTTAAAAGCCAACAGTTGCTGTTCAATTTCTGCTTGGAGAGATTTTAATTCCTCTGGAGACGCACCTTCATCCGCTAGAACTCCTAAGTCAGTAGCGAAAGCAGCAAACAGCCCTGACTTAATGTCTTTAGCTTCAAGACTATCTAAGGCTTTGGTAACGTCTTCTTCACTTGCGGACCCCCTTTTTTTGGCCGCTTCTGTGAGGGCCTCCATGCGGGGGGGTTTACTGGAACCTGAAACCCTGTCATTGGCTTGCAAAGTACCCTTAGCCATGTTGTTGGTGTACTTCTTACACCTACGGTAGTTAAACCCGATGAAAGGGCACAAGGCCCCATCCAACGAGCAAAACGCCTTGTCTTCCCCAGCTAAAAAAGGACATAGCTTATGGGCATCAGAAGAAGGGAGACTCGTTCCCGGTCCCCCCTGATCCCCATAAAATAGCCCTAGCTCAGGTACAGAAGGTATCTTTGGAAATCGCATTATGATGCTTTCCCAGCAGCGATCAAGTCATACACGGAGTCGGCAATAGCCGTAATAGTGAGGTCCGTAACAAGCGTATTCATCAAGATTATCATACCTGACGGTTTTAGGTTATACGTACTGACAACGGAATTATCATCCGTAATAGCCACATCAACATCCCCCTCTGCTACAGAGAGAAGAATGTTGGTAGCCTTGTTGTTAGGCAAATCAGTAAAGTTGATTTCATGAACGTCAGCGGCCACGATAGTAGACCGAGCACGTTGCATGAGCACATCAACATCATACGACGGGGCAAGCCTTACTAGCTCCCTACGATCAACCTCGCTAGAGTAGTAGACCGACCCATCAAACGATAGGGTCGGCATGGCTTAACCCTCCATGAACTTCGAAAAGTCTACAATCTCACTAACGTCTGCCATCACATCGTCAAAACGTGCTTGAGCTTCTGCCGAGTTAATCTTTCCAGAACGAAGGTCACCAGCAAGCTCTGCCAACTCGTCATAACGAATATGGAGAATGCGCTTTTGGTAAATAGGCACAGCCGCTGCGTACCAACTACTCAATTTCTCTGCTGCGACATCCAGCTTCTCTACTAACCCACCCGTGGGTAGGTCTGTAGGGTTAACCTCTTCAGCTTCCGAAATGACCTTATCAATGTCCTGCAATTCTTCGTACCACATCTTCATGTCGTCTCTCCCCTCATCATAGTGGAGCTTGTTCCAACCGTAAGCTTTCGTGTCTCTAGGCGCTTCATCGTCGCCGTATAGTAGCCGATTTAGAGCCTCACGTACAGCCTCAGCATTGGTGATCTGTGACGCCCGAACTAACGGTTTCTTATTCATCAGTTTTACTCGCCCCGAGCAAACGTTTTCACGAGGCTAGTGTGCAGGATATCCAAAGAATTCCTGCAAGCGGTTACGTCTTGTTCACTCTCTTGAACGTCTTCCATCTCTTGGATGGCTTGGGCAATTTCTTCTTGGCCAGCTTCCTGCAATGCTTCGTCACAAGTGGCCTGGGTGATGTACTCTTCGATCAGCGCACGATGTGCTACTTCCCCTTCGATCAGGGCAGCAACGGCATCAGCATACACGCTTAGAAGGTCATCGAACTTCTCAGCGTCTTCCATTTCAGTAATCTCTTCAAACACAGTTGGGATCTGCTTGTCTTCTTCATTAGCAACCCACTGATAGTAGAGCGTGTCTATTGGGCGATTCATGTCAATCCTCCTATCAAATCTATGCATCCACACACAATAAACCCTCAGGAACCAAACTTTTTAAGAGAAGTCCTCTAATGGTTTGAGCGGTGCATGTTCCATATTCTACGCGGGATGACAGCTTCTCCGCTATCAACCCACTTCTCCTGTTGAAGTACAGCTTGCCGACGTTGGACCGAATCTGTACCCATCATCTGCGAAAAACGCTTTTGAGCCTCCTCTTTAGCTTCTTGTTCTGTCCTAGCGTTAACAATGAACAGGGGCCTAATGGCTGTACTTTCTTCTCTAGCTACTGGGCGTAAACCCTTACCCTGACGGTAAGTTAAAACCTTCATCTGTCTACCATGAGGAGTAGGACGCGCACGAACACTCGCATACGCGGTCTTGAACTTCCCAAGTACGAACCACTGTTCTTTCCCTGCTTCACCTACAGAGCCTGCTTGCTTACTTAAGAACTGGTTAACTCGACGTTGCAGCTTGTTATCGGCTCCCATATCCGCCAACTCAGAAGTTGGACCGTGGTAGTAAGCTAACCGATACCCCATACCCAAAACAATAATCTTGTCCGTGTCATAACGCCGACGACGACCATCTTTACCTGTGTACATTTTAGGGCGCGTAGTTTTGTTAGGAGACATCTTCTTGACTACTGCTCTAGCCAACCGTAAGTAGGTATCCCGCTTCAACGCTTTCCGTCCAGGTTGAGAGGGGTCAAAAACAAACCACCCCTCATTCCCTCTGTCTTTAGGCTTTCGGATTGTGTGTTCTCTAGCGAAAGCACTGTACCGGCGAGCGTATGACCCTACTAAAAGTTGCCCGATCTGACTCTTGGACATAATTTCATTAGATGAATGGATATCCCCCACGATAAGTCTTGGGTGAGCATATTTCTTACTCCCCAAAAAGTACTCACGCATGGTTTCGATTCCAGCCGAACGTCCTCCACTAGAAGGAGGAGTAGACAACTGAGCACCAGAAAGGTATACCACGCTCTTGTAGAAACTATTTTCCCAAGGCACACGTTGGTGACGCAAAAAGAGATGAGTCTGCCCAGCAGAACGCGGGTCAGCATATTCTTTCCCCTCTGCGTAAAATACGTGACGTTCGATAACCAAAAAACCCATTAATCTGTCCGTAGCATCTTAGCGTAACGATGGTCTCCCATGGGGGCAGCCTGCTGAACTTCTCTTGATCGGGCGCTATAGAATCTCCGTTGTTCAATCCGACGCACTCCTTTAGGATCATGACTTGCGACCACCATAAACTTAGCCGAAGCCCATTGTGCCAAAATACGTCCATGGAGATCAGGAAACAATTTCCCTCTTCCCCTAAATCTCGTCACGTTCATTACCCGACCTACGGCTTTGTTCTGAGCAGAACGACGAAGTAGTCGGTGCAGAATAATCAATTTTGCCACATCTTCAGAAGGAGCTTTTGTGGTCATCATTTGAGAAGAACCATGTACCGAACCCCAAGGAGCGTGGTACTCTGTAAGTCCTAAGCGGTTAATGAGTGTAGGTACCCGGTAATGTTTCCCTGAACCAGGATTAACTTCTCGCTCCAAATACTTAACAAAAATATCGGCAGCAGCAGCCATTTCCCCTTGTTCTGTCCCAGGAGTAGCCCTTACTCGTGCCAGATCCGCAAGATACCGTTTGAGATAACCACGCACTGCTGGGTTAAGTTTAATCACTTCCTCGATGTACTGTATGTATGCTGAGTGTTTTTGTGCAAGATCATTAGTACTTTGGTACCCCATAACAGTACGTTTAACAACGTTACCTGCTCTATCAAGAACCGATTTAATAATAGGTTCCCATCTCTTCCCAATTTCGTTAAACTTAGCGTAGTAATCCGTAGGAAGAATCGTTGAAGTTTTCCCAAGTACGTCTATAGGATCTGTACCGGCAAGTGACTTCTTCGTGTGGAAAGATACACCAGGGCTTTTACCCATCATAACATCTGGATCTTCATCTGTTAACCCTTGGAGCTTAAGATAAACGTTGGTTAACCCCATGTCCCGCATTGATTGGCGGTGGCCTCGGATAGTACGCCGTAGACGATACACCATCTCTGGTTCGTCAATAATCTGGCGTGCGTATGCGTGGCGATTCAACAGCCCAAACTCTTTGTCAGCCACTGATGGGGGCATAGCCACTACCATAGCGTAAGCTGAGTACTCAATCCCATCAATTACGTACCCATGATGAGTACGTCTGATCCCTGGATAGCTAATCTTTTGGTTGATCTTATCCAGTTTTTCCTTACTAACAACAACCATAGGTCGAATCAATCGTGCAAATGGAAAATGAAGATGTGTTTCAGCTTTGATGAAATGCCAATTCCCACTAGACAGAAAACGGTATTTATTGTAGTGCTCTCGTAATAGCTTCTTCAACGAGATTGCATCAATTCGTTTTAAGCTATTACGCGGAGACAATTCTACCTTAGTAGCACGTAAAACATTGAGCGGGATCATAAACGTAGCCCCCGACATTGATCGGTTGGCTTTGTAAGCTAGTAGGTACTGGATCAAGTAAAGGCCCCAAGGCTCAATAGCCTTACCCTTAGCGTCTTTTTCTCCTGTGAACTGCTCTGTTCTCTTACGCCCAATACGCGCTTTCTGGTCATACCGAGAGAATTGAAGAGGCTTGAGTTTTCCAGTATCAAGGTCCACATACTTCTTAGGAATTGAGGCCATAATGTTAAGCCCCAAAACACCTCTGGTCTGCCTACGAACCCAACGTAAGTAGTGAACCCAAGCTTCAGGAGTAACTGATTCTGGACGCTCATCCTTGTCCGTGTTACGTATATCCTTTTCCGTGATACCTAACCGTTTTTGGACTATAACGGGGTATTGCCGTTGGCCCTCTTTCCCTGCTCGAATGAAAGATTGTACCAAACGCCCTAGCTCAATCGTAGTTTCATTCACTTCCGGGCTAGTAAACTGTGAAGAAAACACGTTCTTGGAGATGTACGTATTGGCCAATTTCCCTCTTTTTGGGATAATCCGATAGGCCAAGTGCGCTTGATCTCCAAACATCATGGCGTATTCTTTGGCAGAAGCAATAAACTGGTTTCGGTTAGAGTACCACCAAATTTGGTCTTTGAGTCTAGAGTTAAACAGTGGGTGGTCATACACAATCCCAAAGATTACCTTGAACTCACTTGTCTCAACCAAAGGAGCCACTGTGCTAACAGGCTGTAGCCTCCCCATCGACCTTCTGTTCATATCCTTAGGGACTATGTACACCCCTTGGGCATTTTGCCATACTTTTTCACTCGTTTTCGCGGTGACAAAATTAGCGGCATCCCCACCACCTGTCACGGGACGAGAGGGAACAACCTTACTGCGGTTGTACTCTTGTCTACGGAAAGTGGGCTTGTCTTCTTCTTTAGGAACCTCAGGCGTCCCTTCAGGCTTTCTTTTGTGTGGCGTGTCTGCTGTGTCATAACCTTCGCGTACCGAACCAGCGTTCAAAGCTTTATGGAGTTGAGCTATAGGCCCCTCTGATGTTCTAGGACTGGTCACAAACTTTTGGAACAGTTTCCAAGCCCCAGCATAATAGTTTAGAGTAACCGCTGAACGAACATCTAGCTCTCGGTTACTGGGGCTAATCCCTGTTGTAAGCTTTGCTTTCTCTTGTGCAGGAAAATTACTTGTACCAACAGCCAATCCTCCCCAACGCATGACTTCCCGGCTACCCATATCCGCGCTCACCTGGAAGGAGGTCCACTCTCTTTTGGTTGATCGGCTATTCGCCCGGATAACTATTCGCCCTAAAACAATCTTATCGGCTTCTCTGTTAACGAAGTCTTCTATTTTTCCTTCAGCAGCTTTCGCAGTTATTTTCCTATCTGCAACGTCCTGCCAAAGCCCATATGCTTTTACTGACAAACTTTCAAAGAACTCGGGAGAAGGCGCTACAAGATAAGCAGAAAAGCTACGAGGAAGATGCCCGTGCTTAGTTGCTAGGGCAGTAGCCGAAAGTAGCCCCTCTCTCCCCTTTGGGCGAAGTACGAGATACTTCTCCCGGTCAGGAGTTTCTTCTGCGGGAATACCGTTGACATACACCATGGGCAAAGTTTTAGAATTGCCCCCGAAGAGGCCATGCCACATCAACTTGGTAATACCGTTGTGGTTGCTGCGTTTTCTAAATTCTTTTTGGTCAATTTCCATGATGTCATAGAAACGCCAACGAACATTAGAAGGAAAAGTGTCCCCAACTCTCATAATTTACCGCCTACGCCGACGAGGAGGACCATACCGCTTCACTCTAGGACGCCGTGTCGCTGAACGCTTAGGACGCCGTGTCGCTATACGCTTAGGACGCCGGGTTGCTGGACGCTTAGGACGCCGCATTGCTGGACGCTTAGGACGGCTAAGACGCTTAGGCTTAGTCTTCCGTACCCGAGACATCACTCGACGCATCTGCTTGGCCTTAGGAGACCGTTGGAACCTACGCGAAGCGGCTGCCCGAGTAGCTCTGTGGGCACGTGCAGCTCTCTTAGCTTTTTGAGATCTAAGGGGGTTAGGACGCCCCACTTTACGTATAGTAACGTTGATCCCACTTACTTTACGGCGAACACGCTTTACGGTCTCCGATAATTGAAAATCTTCAAATAGGAGTAGTTCCGCAATCTCACCCCCAGAAAACCCTTTCCCCAACATGTCTGTGAGGAAGGCGTCTAGCTTTTCAACCAAATTCATATCCAACTCCTACCAGTTAATGAATACCGCAGCTTATCTGGTGAGGGCACGCATTCCCCGAAGAAGCTCCTGACGAGTCGGGGCTTTTTGTTTGACCCTAAGATATTCCACGATGGTAACTTGAACTGCCCGTAGATGACAGCGACAATTGCTCTGGCATTGCGTATCTCCACTTGCGGGAACCGTAGGGAGATTTTCCTTTATGTACGGGCTTTTCGCCTGCAAGTACAAACAATGTGGACAGTGCTCCGCTGGAGTGGTCATCCAATAGAACAATGTCATAGGTGGTGTAGCAATCACCCGAGAACTGTGATACATGGATCTCAGGCTTTGAACATACAACTCCTTACGCTGGTCGTAATCCATCTTTCCTTTTTTGGCCCGGACATCGCCCATGAACTTTTTCCACAGATCAAACTCTTTCCGCAGGTAGGTTTCTAACCACCGCTTATCCTCCTTGTTAAGTGGAGGAAGCTTCTGGCTAATTCCCCCTTTGGAAACAGCTTGCCCCATTTGAAAAGCTTGGGTATAGAAAATCCGGAAGATCTTTTTTATCTTCCGGTTGCTCATCTCCCCGTTTGTGGTGATAGTCTTGAAGGTATCCGTCAATTGTCTACGGAATTCGGCCTCAAGCCTAGCAAAACGAGGGAACATCATCCGCTGCCCTACATCGTGTAGGGCTTGAGATCTACCTGGGCGAAGGGCCGCACTTACAGTGGCAACTATCGCATGATGTCGCCATGGACTCTTTGTCGCAGCATGACCGCCAATATTCTTGGCTTCATGCAGTTTCTTTGTCATCGTCGTCTTCAGTATCCGGCTCAAGTGCAGCTTTGGTACCGTAGTAATCTTCTTCATCGTAATGAGGATGGGTCTCTTTGTAGACCTTAGCCATCTCTCTATCCATAGTGGTAAACGGCTCTTCTTCTTTTTGTGGGTTCTTTTGGTGCGGAAGCATTTTACTCTCCTTCTGGGTAATCTTCTATACCCAAGCGTTTCATCAATTCTTGCACTTGGATATTTAACTGTTTAAACGCATTGAACTTAACAAATACTTTGAACTCTGTCAAGTGCTCTTCTGACGTTAACCCCGACTTGATCTTTCTTGGGGGTTTACAGTCTGGGTAAAACCGACCAAAGCCTTCAAGGTATACGTCTTCACCGGAAGCTAGCGCATCCCCAATGTGAAAGAAAACCCTGTTCATCAGGATCATGAGCTGCGTTTGTGTGTAGTCTAGGGCCTTTGGGTCATTCTGAATTCGACCGGCCAACTTCTGATAGGTTACTGACACTACTTACCCCCATTGGTTGTCTCCACGAGGACACTATTAGGCTTCTTCTTCCTCGAATGTTGCTTCACCAACTCTTGTAAAACTTTCCGTGGAATTTCTACAGGGTGGTCTAAAGTAAAAGAGAAATCCTGTGGACCCTGTATGGTCCCACTTACAGCAAGGAGATCTTCTAAAAGTTTTTTGTCCTTATCTTCTACGAGATTACGGCTCAACAAATCATTCATGATCGTGTGCCGGATAACCTCAGTAGTAGTCTTCTTCTTTTTAGCAGCAGGTTTCTTGGCTGCTGCCGCAGCAGGTTTCTTGGCTGCTGCCGCAGCAGGTTTCTTAGCTGCTGCCGCAGCAGGAGGAGGATTTCTCATAGCGTCTAACTCATCTCCTGCCGCAGCCAACTCTTCATCAGGGATGATCAACTGCGAAATCATTTCTTTCGGAATATCAGGGAAGAAGTTCTCAACAACAAACGGTACCCACACGTCCCGGTTAAAGCTCATTTGAGTACCAAGATCATTCATCATGGTCAAGAGCTGGATACGATTAAGCATAACGGTGTCGTACTGTTGGCGAGCTACCTTAGAGATATCCGCTAGATGGAGATTAAACCGAGCTGCTACCGCTCTGTCAGGATCGCCCCACAGGACAGCAAGGTGGAAGCGGCACAGGGTCTCCAGGCCCTCTAGGAGAGCAATCTGAAGCATATGTAGCTTACGGGAGAATCGAACATCTTGAAGAGCCAAAGCTTCCCGGCTATTCCAGCTTCCTGAAGTTTCTCCAGTTAGGTAATCACGCGGAATACCTAGAGCCACATAAAGTTTCTCGTTGAAGTGATCAAGATCCTGAAGTTGTCCCTGCTCAGGCGGAGGGTTCAGCTTCTCGATGCGAGATCGCTCAGTAGCACTATTCACAGGCCAGTAGATGTTTTCCAACATGTTGTGGGGGTCATACTGCTGCTCGAATGTACCCTGCGACGGATCAATGTAAGAACGCTTATTTCCAAACTTCCGTTTGTAGGTGTTTACAATCCGCAGAGACTCAGAAGGTGAAGCAGAACCCACATCGATGTAGAAAACGATCCGCTCAACAGCCCGATTCAAACGGTAGATAGCAACCGCATCTTCAAGAAGTTTTAGGTGCAACCAACGCTTACGTGCAGGCTCAATCATAGAACGCCCATAAAGAGTGGAGAACCCGAACGAAAGCAATCTTAAATGGACACACTCCCAAGGGAGCAACAGCCCATCTTGACGGGGAGAAACCTTGGCAAGCTGGTGCTCCAGCTTGAAGTGCTTAATCTGATCCAGACTAGGGCCAATACGGTGGATATAGTCCGGGGGAAGATAGAGAATACGATCAATCCCCTCATACGTATACCTCAAGGATAGGAACATGTCTCCATACTTAGCAAGATTCCGAGCAAACCCCTGGATCAGGGTATGCATACGGTGCTTAACAAGAAATTTTTGCACCTCTTCTACTGCACGAGCATCGTCACCCGTTACCCAGAGGTTCTCGTCCTTAACGAGATCAGTCTGAGTAGCCTCTTCCGCATAGATATCTAAAGCTACGGATACGTCTCCGTAGTTGTCCATCGCTTCGTAATCCCGATAACGCATCCTACGTTCACGATGCATCCGGGTAATCATATTGAACTGACTTAGGGCCTCTTCAATAGTAGCCAAATCCCCAACAAGGTCATCACCACCAGCGAATTGAGTTTGGATACCCCCGAGCTGTGCGCGTAGAGCTACTTCACGCTGAATAACCTTATCCAGCCCAGTCATACGCATAAAGCCCTGAATCAATTTATTTTCAGGCATGAATTACCCCTTTGCTATTGACTTCATAGCAGGGAATGATTGACCTTTAGTATCCCCTGCAAAGGCGAAAAACAATCCGACAACGCTGCTTAGTATACCAGATACTGCGTCATCATTTAGATTTTTTCTTAGCTTCGACTTTGCTGCTCGTTGTAGATCAACCATAACGTGATAACGGCGCATACCCCGGTAAAGAGCATCTACTCGAATTGCGTGTTGTTTGCTATCGTAAGATGCCTCAAACGCCTTCTTCATTTGGCGAGTGAATTGTGAATCACGAAACAATCGCTGAAGCTGTTGTGGCGTTAAAGATTGTTTCCCAAATTTTGCCTTAGGTAACAACCGTTGTAAGGCCGAAGCATTAGTCATCAAGTGCTGATGGAAAGACTCAAAAGTGGCCTCTAGGCTACTGTTTTGGTTTAGTAACGTTACCCTAGAATTTTGTGCTAGTTTACGAAAAAGGTTTAAGAAGATACTTTGGTAGCCCCCACCAACATCTAGCTGACTTGCACCATGAAGAAGTTGAGCACGAGGACTGAGAGTCGAGGGCTTTAACCGAAATACCTGTGCCTCGATCAACTCATCGATATCTTTTTCATCGATGTCTTCTTTAAACCTAGAGACCACTCGTTGTACAACACCCGACACTTCTTTACGAACAGTATCTATCTCCCGACTTGTTAGATCAGCCCAGAAGAAAGGAGCCTTGTTTGAGATAAGCGTAGCTGCTTCCCCAAAACCATCTGCGGTCAGTTTTACCTTAAGGTCATCCAGAATACCTAGACGCTTCAATGAGGTAGCAAAACGGTCTGCATTGTACACCCCACGCACATCTACAGAGGTCACGAAAGCAGCGTATAGGCTCCCCTTACGATGGTCTACAACAGAATTAACCGCGTTGTAGAACACCCGTTGATTGGGGTTCTTAGGGAAGGTTTTAGCTTCCTTAGAAGCATATGCTGCACGCAGCAAAGCGTGCGGTGAAGAACGTACAACCGTAAAAGCGATTGCCGTAGCATCGCCTACAGTTAAAGGACTCAACCGCACCCTTTTCTTAACAGCAAATAAACTTTGCTGGGCGCGACCCTTAAGGGTTGCCATTGGCAACCCCCTTATTCGGCATCCTGCATAGCTTCCAAGTCAGCAAGAACGGCTTGAATAGCCTCTTCTTTGATCTTGGCAGCACCACCGAATTTCGCAGGTGGAATGCTTCTGTTGGCATTACTGAAAGGCGGGCACGGGAACTTCTTATCCCGGCTAGCTCCACCAAAATTCGGGGGTGCAGTATGGTCAGTGAAGGTGGCTTCTCTAGCCCGAGCACTCTTTGGCCCGCCTCCATCACCACTCGCCTGTGGTCCCGATTTCTGGTTAGGCACTTCTATCTCCAGAACGTCGTCTACGTCCGGAAGAACGCCTTCCATCAATGTCTCTTCGATATGTTCGTCTACTTTTTCACGAAAGCTCATAGCTAGTCCTCCGACTTGTCAAGTCACTGTAATAAAGCAGGATTACGCCTATCCCCTTGAAGCAAGGCGTGTCGTCCTTTGGAAGTGTCCTTCGTATCCACTTTCCAAGAACACTGGTTCATCGTAACCCATCTCCTTAGAAAGTCTTGCCACCCTGATTTCCTTAGGGCTTTTTAGGAAAATAGTGGGGAGTACTTCCTCTTGAATTAAGTATGCCCCAATTGCCCCAAAGCCGTGTTTGTGAATCCACTCTAGGGCATTAGCATATGCCCCAGCTAATGAATCCGAAACATCCTTTGAACTGTTACGAGGGTGGTCTACCGAACCCTTGGCCGCAGAAAGATCGTGCTCTAAATCCCTCAGCTCCTTATCAACAAAAGAGAAGGGGGGCTTCATAATACGCTTTTCCACAAAGGCACTAAGCAGTTCCATGTACGGCTCATCAGTCCTATCCACCGAAATAGTCTCTACCTCGAACCCATTTTCTTTCAAGAGCTGCATTGAATGAACAGATTGCCAGGAGTCATAAGACACCCGGACAATTGAATAATTCATGTTATCTCGAAGCCAAACTACAAATTGTCGCACTTTCTCAAAAGCAATTTCATCCAGCTTAGGAGCTTTAATCCGACAATGGAAATCCACGAAAACGAAAGGTAATTTTAGTGTGACTTTTTCACGGTTATCATCTGTATGAGGGAGGTTCTTGTAGTAGTAGAATGGGATACATAGCCCCGTTATACCTGCACAATCTCCATTCCGGGCCAAGTCTACGTGTACGAACCTACCCGCACGTGGGTAATGTAGTAGGTAGCGTTGCATGTTGTCGTATCGACTAACTGAATCAACATCAAAGAAGTCCGAAACCTCTAATCCACTCTGAAGCCCAATCTCAAGGGTTTCAGGTTGGATAGGATTGACATACTTCCCATTGGCCTCCAAGATAATTTCTCTACGTTTGAACAACTTGTTGATCGCTGCGGTAGGCACACCCGCAATATCCCGAATAGCCGGGTCCAACCCAGATTCAAATGAAGACCGGAAAGACTCTGGTACATCAATAATTTGTTCGCCTTCACGAAGATCAAGGACTACCTCATCCTCTTCTAAAATACGAGAAGAACGGAAACCAGAACTAACGAAAATCTTAAAGGTTTTAGAACCATACCGCCCCGGCTTAACATCCCATAGAGCAAAATCCGAGACATGTACGTTGGAAATATTGTTCTGCCGAACCTCTTGAATCCGTTGTTCCACAAAAGAATCAGAAGACCTGGCAGAAGAGATATTGATAACTAATCCGGGGTTATAACCTGCGTTCTTGAACCGGGATTCAATACGAGTACGCACCTGATGGTAGAGCTTCTGGGCACTATTCTCATCCTCTTCTTCACTAACAGACTTCTTACCACGGAAGTTCATCTCATCCAAAGTAGCCGAGAACACATCGAGTGAAAGAGCGTGCTGGGTTTGGGAACCAAAGAGTAGGTGAAGGTTGTGAGGTAACACAAGTTCAAAAAGATCATCTTTCTTAGGGTGCTCTTTGTACCCCGCACCGAAAAGGTTTGCTGCGCCCTGAAGGAATACCTTCCTAGGGTTCTTGGGGAGCCGTTCACGGAAGTAAGGACTCAGGTTCATCATGCCCTGGAACTTCGCGTTGATTGCGTCCTCTGCCTTACCCTTAGTAATAGAAAAGAAGGCAAAGTACACGGGGAAGTGCTCAGCCAACCCAAAGATCCGCTGAGGAGACTTCATGCACGTTAACCAGTACAACTTGTAAAGCTGAGCAACACAAGCGGCTGAGGTCTTCCCTGTTCCAATTGACCCATAAATGATCCATTCATTGATTTGGTGTTTAGGGTCAAGGACATAGAATAGCTCTTCACGCCATTTAGGATACAACGCATCAGTAAACGGACCCATATAGTGTCTAGAGGTCAGAAATTCGTAAGGAGTAACAGGCGTAGTATCATAATCGAGCGCAAAGATATCCTCTAATACCCCAGAGTCTCCTGTAGCTTCTAGGTATTCTAATAGCTCTTTAACCATCGCACTGTCAACTTCAGTTAAATCTTCGTATTTAACTGTGGGTAAGAGCCTCGAAATATCAGTCTTACTTCTCGTCATATCGTTGTTTTAGCTGGTCCCTGAGTTCCTCGCGTTCAAGAAATTCATCGAACACATCCATGGAAGTCCTCCACTTAGCGTTTATTTCATGCTCCTCATCCAAGATCCCGATAACTTCAGCTTCTACTGCACCAACGGTCCCGTTAAAAAAAGAAGCCTGTCCATAAACAACTGCCTCTCCCCCACTCCGAAGAAACATGTTCCGGGCGTAGTTCAAAGCTGTGTCCGCGTCTTCTGCCCGGAAAGCATCAACAGCTACGACCTCTTTTCCCCCCAGTAAATTAACTCTAACCAAGACAAGATAGGCTGAAAGAACTTCTTTAGTCGCCATCCTTCTTCTCCATCTTTTCCTCGGAAACTATCGGCTCCTCTGTGGGAGCCTCGTCCGGTAAAGGGTAAGTAGCTACTGTAGTGAGGATGTCCTCAACTGCTGCTGCTACCGTTTCCCTAAGCTCCAGAACATCCCCCTGGAACTTGACTTCTTTATCGAGTTTACGGAGCTTCTGGATAGCACTCGTCAGTGCCCCCCAGAGCATCTCCATGCCGCTGTACCGCGTTGTGTCTCCTTCTTGGGCCAAGGCTGCGGATATCACCGTAAGGACGCTACAGGCCAGCGTAGCGAGAGTTTTATCGGCATCCTCCCTGTAAGGAATCATTATATCCTGAATTTGGTGCAGAGCACCCTTCTCTGATACCGTAAGCGGTTTTGGCTCAACCTTAGGAGCAGGCTCTACTTTGGGAGCCGGTTCAGGGATAGGAAGGGTAGGCGTAGGAGGAGCAAGTGATACTGCATCCTTGTTGAATAGCTCTTCCTGTGACCCTTGGTAATCAATGTGGATCGTAGGACGGTAGGGTTTAATAGGCAACCCAGCTTCTTGACGTTTCTCTTGCTCAAGCGTTAGCCCCATGGTTGGGTGATCTACCTCACCGGGGTCTATGTCCACCACACTAGCAGTTTCTAAAATACGACTAGGAGCATTCGGCACAGCAGGAGTCGGCATAGCAGGAGGAGGCGTATTAGGAAGCTGATGTTTCCCCGCGTAAAGATCTACAGGATCTTCAGTAGTACGTGGAAGGGGTTGAGACTCTCCTAGCATTACAGGCTTAGTTGGATCAGGAACACGAGTGTAGGTGGGTGTGTCAGAAACAACTGGAGAAGGAGTGAGTTTGCTTAACTGCATTTCCTTGTTTGCCGTATTTTCAACAGCCACAGATTCCACAGTGTCTTGAACGACCTCTTTTATTATTACTAAGAAGTTATCCGCCGTCTTATCCCTGGCCAGAGCAACCTTGTCTACTGCTTCCTTGAACTCTTGGTCTGAGATTTCTCCTGTAACTAGCTCATTGTAAGCTTCAGCAATAAGCAAGACAAGAGCGTCTAACTCTTTAGCTATCTTCTCCTTCACGTTCATCGGCTTCTCCCTCTTCCTTAATTTCGGTATCCACAATATCAGAGTAATCGTCTAGTAAATCGTCGATGATCTTAGTGTCTTTGATTAAAGCATCTGCAAACTGAGCTTCAAACTTAGCTATCTGAGCATCTCGAAGAGCCATAGCCTCCTGCACAATTACAGCAAAACGGTCAAACCGAGCAGCATAAAACCTTCTCATCAACCAAAATAGCAAAAACGTAACGGCTGTGTTGACTATAAATAGCACAAGAAACATTACTAATATTGTAGACCACATTAGAGATGGTACTCCCCTGGAGGAATCCCCTCCTCATTAGGATCGAGATCTTTCTCTTCACCTAAAGTCCCGTAACCACGAATATCTGCCCAAGGACTCTCATCGTCTTTCTTACGACGCTCTGGAGTGTACGAAGCAATCCGCACCATCTTATCCTGAACCCGTACCAGCAGCAAAAGATCTGAATACTGGTCAGGGCGAATTCCTTCAGGGTATAACACCCTTAGGATTTCAACGGTCTTACGAACAGCATCTCCATATTTTCTGTTTTTAACGATTGTGTGGATAGTACCCGTCAATCCTACATACCGTATCCGATTAGCCTTTTTTTTAATCAGCTCGTCGTCATTCATCTTCAGCTCCAGTCATTGATTCACGTAATTTAGCCACAGCAGAACCCAAGATTCGTTGGCGTGCCTCAGGAGGCATGTCCTTAAGCTTCTTCAGCATGTTGCTATCCGCTCCACCCTCTTCCAGAAGAGTTTCAGAATCTCCGAAGGTTTCCTTCAACGAAGAAGTCAACATACCAATAGCGTCCTTCGACGCCATCATATTAGAGATGATTTCGACTTTGGTTTTGATTGCTTGGTTGAAGGCGGTAACACCCCGGATCTTCTCCGCAGTAGTTGCTTCTGCAAGATCTTCTCTGTCTACGTCAGCTACTAGGTTGTCTAGTGCGTCAAGGAAATTGGCTAGCTCAGTAATTTGACCTACAACCATTCCAACGTAGAGTAATTGCACATACACCTGATGTGCATGGATAACGTTTTCGGCAAGTCCAATTAATTCGGCACTGACTTTGCCCCCGGTCATCACCGCTTCTAGTAACTCTCCCGATAATTCGTGAACAATATCAATACCGTCTTGCCTCATGAATTCTCCTTCAGCTTAGCCAAAATATCCTCTGGGCAAGGAATCCGCATTGACTGACCACCATAGTAGCATACTAGCATCTGGAACGCCATAGGACCGATAATACCAACAAGTTCAGGCATAAAAGATTCCTCGTCATCAAGGCTCAAACAATACGCCTCGATAACCTTTCCATCTATTTGCTCTACTTTATCAGCTAAAGATATAAGCTCCCCGAAAATGGGAGGAAGTATATTAGGGTTGTCCATTTAGCACCTTAAAAAGTGCCCCAAACAGGCTCGCATCATGTAGTGGTTCTCAACGTTCTTGGTTTAATGTTCCCCGGTGTATCCCGAGTGTATTACAAGTTTCAGAGCACCAGTTACACAATGTCCTTATTCGGGGCACTATAACTCAACATCTATGCACCCATGTAACCTTCATCCATGAAGTACCCAAGGTCAAAAGAACTCTCAGAGTCTTCATGAGAGACTTGCCCCTCAAAGGTTGTTCCTCCAACCAAAGGCTTCCTCTTACGAAGAAGAAGAAATGCCTGAAGCAAGATACTCTCACAATAGTGGATAAAGAAATGTCGGTCCTTGCAACCCATAAGCTGGAGGACCGACTTAGCAATTTCACGACCATCAATCATTTGTTCTAGGATGTACTTACACACTTTTCTGGAGCCATCCTCAAACCGGACACATTCCATAGCAAATGTTAATAGCTGCCGGGGGATGCGTTTAAGGGTGAGACTGGCTTCCAGGGCCTTCACGTTACGTGCTTCGGCGTATGTTTCTTCGGGTTCGTGTTCTTCAAGAATTTTTCTTGTGAGCTTATTCTGCTTACCATGAAGGATATCGTACTCTCTATAAAAGGCATTGATGACACATGTGAACAAATAACGCATATACTTCTTGTCATTATCAAGCTTTTCTACAGGTTTTTCAATCATCTTTGGTAACGCTTTAGTGATTGTTAACGCAGCATGGGAGATAAGATCATCTTCATCTCCTGCATAAGATACTTTGAATTTTTGAGTGGAATAAACTACGCGGATAATGGGGAGGGAAAGGGTAATAGCATTATCGAACTGGTCTAAGGTAGGATCGGATCTGTAAGAATCGAAGGCGGCATAAGCCGCATGTTGATCCCACCAACCCAAATCTGCAAACCATCCTGATGACATTCACCCTCCAACCTGTTTGAGTATACTCGTAGGTTGTTTGTTTGTCAACACTTATATTCGCGTAATTCTTTTTTTAATGCGCAAATTTTTTCACACAAATTGCGCAGGCGGCTAGTGTCCAGTAACTCAGGGTTTAACTCGAAAAGGAGCTTAAAATATTCAACTTTGATTCCTTGGCTTTGACTGTTTTGTAGATTCCCGAAATGGACATATTGTCTCCCTATAGCTAGAAATATTCGAATACAAATCTGCTAGGGTACGGTGTATATCATCTATAGAAGTTCCCTGAACCTCAGAAGATCTTACCAAATGCTCCAATAGTTTTGTTTGTGCTAGATGGCTGGTGGCAAGATGCTCTAGGGCTTTATCAACCCCACTATGCCCGTACCAAATCTTACGGCCATCACTGTCTTCCTTCTTATGCCACTCATGAAGATCACCAATTTGATGCTGCATTTCCTGAATAATCTCCAACAGGGTACGTGCAACTTCGGCATTACCATTAGACGTTTTACTACTTCCCCTGCTGTCGAGAGTAATCTTTATAATAGCGTATACACGCTCAAGGACAAGCACAACTACTGCTAGCCCAAAGCCTGTTTGTATCAAACTCGGGTCCATAACACCTCCATCGTCTTACCCGTTAACTCTTCCAGTCAATAAACAAATGGGGACGGCAATCCGTCCCCATGTGCGTTCATCCTATACAGAAGGATTAAGGGTTCTCAAAAGTGATGGCATCACTAACCACGAATGCACCATTCGGAAGGGCGCAAGCAAGGTACATAGTCAGAGTACCTGTAGAAGCATCGGTAAAGGTGAACACCGCTAGACCAGTTTCGTCTGTGATAACCTGGAACGATGCGTTAGCCGCATAACCAGGATAATTTCCAAGAATGGTTCCAGTTGTTGCGGCAATCGTAATACCTGATGGTGCAGCCGGAGTTTCCCCTGTCGCATCAGACGTGCATTGGAAGTTGAGAACATACTCCACCCCCATGGGGTCACCCGCAGGATCCACCATTTGGGCCTGAACCTCAATAACTTCAGTTTCCTCTGCACCAATAGTGAACTCCATGTCACCAATAGGTGTTTCAATGTAAAATTTCTGGTAGAGACCCGCGTTAACATCCCGGTCTCTTTCTTCAAACGTGTAATCAAACTCGCTACCCATCATATACCTCCTAGGTTCTTATCCAGGGCTTTTTTAGTTGTCAGCGGCTAAACCGCCCGCACATCTAATAAAGCGAGGAAGGTACTAACGACCGGCAAAACGGTTTCTGATCCCCGAAACAGGGGTAAACTCTTTAGGTTCAGGGACTTCGGCCTCATTTTCCAATTCAGGGACAGAAAAAGGAGCCAAATTCGGCTCGTTTGGACCGGTTTCGGCCTTCAAAGTACGGGCATCAATGCCCATCCCATTCAACATACGACCAATAACATTGGCCTGTCCAACCACCTGAAGCCCTTGGTTACGGTAGCCTTCAACCTGCTGTTGAGCGGCAACAGCCTTCTCATTCTCTATTTTGATGTTCAGATTCACGGTAGTTAGCAAAGCGTCTAACTTCTTATACTCAGCAATAAGGTCTTCTTTCGAAGTACCTAGTGTGGGCATAGGGACATTCCCCGGAGGTGCCGGGACCGATTCAGTTTTCTTTGGATCTTTGATCTTCGTGTGAGACATTGTCTATCCTCCTAAGGATTAGTACATTACTAGAAAAATGGAAATTAGTCAAGATGCTTTGTTCCACCAGCGTATTCTGGGTCAGTAAGAATTTGGTCATACAACCAATTTCGTAGTTTGTCAAATTCAATCTGAGTCATAGGGAACTCTGGGTCTCCTGGTTTCCCAACGTGCTCTTGCATTTGCAGCCGTACTGCGGTAGACCCCGCTACAGCATCAGTAAGAGTAGTATACACGCTCCAGTTAATCTTAAGCACAGAATCTTTTGTCAGAGGGTCCATTTCGAAAAAGAACCCTGTGATTTCAGCTATGGTCCCTTGAACAAGATCCCCATAGTTTGTATCAACATCAATATTTCTAATCGTCATCCTACTCTCCTACCAAGCCATTTTTGTGTAAATACAATTCCAATAGAAAGGAAAACTCGGACTTACACGTTTAGATTCGAGCTTAAAAGAATCCCTAAAAAATAATGGTCCTATACACGAAAGCTTAATATCTACTAACCAAATCATTCCAATCAACCAGTCACCTGGAGCAGACACTGTTCCATCAATTAATACTACTCCATCAATAGTAAGTCTATAAGCACCAGAGTAGATTGAATTAGGATTAGTTGAAAGAGCTGTTACAACTCCAATACCGCTGTAGTCTATTTCTGTTACATAAGTAGTAGAATTAGACCCCGCTTGATAATCTAAACGAACTTGAGAGGTTGTTTGGGGTGCTCCATGTCGCATGTTACCGTACACCATAGTGGCAAAAAGAGGTAAGGTCCAGTGTCCCTGTAAAACATCAGATCCTTGTGGTGGATTAGCCATTAGTTAAAACTCAGTGTGTGATATACAAGCAGGTGAGTGAGTGTCTTAGTTGTTGAATACGGGTTGTATTTTTCTATTTTTAATGACTTACGGGCAAAGATGGGTGCAACATTAAGAGCTGCACCGGGACCAGTATCTACCTGCCCGATGAGAATATTACTAGGGCTTAACCAAGTAACTGTGCCATCACACGTAACCCTAAATCTCATAGATTCTATCGAATCATTGTTCATAATCAAACAAACCATATACGGTCCAGCACTCAGATCCACAATAGTGTAATAGCTATACCCCGCAACAGCATTAGCCGCACCATGCCGAGTAACTGCGGTTGTGCTAGGAGCTTGATGGGGATTGCTAATGGCTACATCTGTTTGATAAAAGACGTACCCAGAAACACTTGTGATTCTAGTGAGAGTAAAATCATCAACCGCACCTATCCCAGGATTACCACTAGATGTAAAGTGAGGGACAGTAATGTTACAGTAGTACCCAAGAACAGTGGAAGACTCGTCACCAAAAATAATACACTCGTTACCTGAACCGTCTTTAGCAATACTTACTACATCAAATGGCGGGAAACCAGCGACCACCTCTGCGTAAAGCTCAGCAGCACCCGGCCCTGTACCAACCTGAACAGTACAAATAATTTCCCACGGTTTTCTAGTGTTATACCAGTTTGTCCCTCGAATAGTAAAATTGTACGTCCGAGCTTGAGAAAAAGTGCCAAGTAGAAATTGTAATGCTCCGGTGTTGTTATCCGCGAGATAAAGTATGGGAGCAGCATTCATGTAGCCCATTCCACCCCAAACATTATTATCAATCTTAATCACGCCACGGGTCCATAACGCGCTACCCCAAGCATCTCCGCAAGTTAAAAGCTGAGACATCCTTACTGGATTAGAAAAATAGAAACCACTTGATGCACTTGTAGTCATATGGCACCATGCGCTAGTCTGTGGTCCTATATCCAAATATGCGAGATCTGTTTGTACTCTAAATGACCCACCAGTACCTAAGCCTACCCGAACTTCTGTTGTGGCACCTGGGTCTGTAGGAACAGATTTTAGCCCTAAATGACCACCAACAGTCAAATCCCCAGCTTGCTGGCACAGACTAACAGCTCCTGTTCCTAAATTAAATTCGTGTTGGACAGTAGCAGTACCATCACCCTCATACATGGTGAGTGTACGAGTACCAGAGGTGCTTGTGGTACGAAAAAGCTGAAACAATGCTGCGCTTGTACCATCTGACGGGATCGGATCAATCCTAATAATTGTCTGACCCGTGTCATCGTATTTCGATATCGAAGTGATCCCCGCAGCAGCACTGATTACCAGTCTATCGACTGCTCCACCACTCGGACGAACCTGAAGCGCAGGAGTCGTAGCGGTATCAATATACAGATTACCGCTTAAATTACCTCCCGTTAAAGGAAGGAAGGGGCCATTCCCAATATTTGCATGAGTGTGGAGTGTAGTAGAACTTCCATCTGAAAGCTCCTCTAATTCCTCAGCAACTATATTAGTAGAGGCATCATTTGTGGTTATTACTGAGTAATCAATGCCATCAAGATGAACACCATCTAGGTAGTCTGCATTAAGATTAGAAACTTGAACTGATGATGAAACAATAAAAGGTGCTCCTGTCCCGTCCGCATAAAACTGATCTGCTCTTATTTCAAAAGAACCAGCATCCCAATCAGCCGTTAAAGGAACAGATCCATCTGCCGCCAAAAACGGACCACCCATACTAGCTTCAACATAAGCACCAAAATTCTTTGCTGTTACAGCTTTCTTAATATAAGACGCTTCACCGTCCTCAATGATAAACTCATCAGCGTCGGCTACTGAAATCTTATTTGCAATAGCGGTAATTTCGTTTGCTACGTTATCGTGGATAGCATCATCATCTGTGCCACCCCCACCTAAATCTGCAATGCTTTGAGCTGTAACCTTCTTCTTACTCCAAGTGTCAGAAGCATCTTCTATAACAAGAACATCTGTAGCTGCTGGTGAAGCAACATCAAGCGCACTAATCTCACCATCTACAGTAAAATGAAGAGTATCATCCGTCACAAACTCCAGGGCCGAAGACCCAGAATTTACTTTCACATACGCAGACGGATATCCTGAAAAAGTGGCCGGAGTGTCATTTAAGTTGAGAACAGTGTCATCAACAAACTCCACCGCCGTGCCATCAATTTTCAGTCGGTAGTTATCTGCCCCGGAATAAGAATTCGGAACGTCTACTAAGTCTAGAAATTCTAGAATATGGCTCACACAGCTCTCCGATTATACGATGTGCCAGTTCGATCCATCACTCACAACTGTAACCGATTCATACTGCTGGTCAAGGTCGTAAGTAGAAGCACCATCAATAGTCCCATCTGTCGTAGCAATGATAGTCTTGAAGGTCGGACCACTGATCTTCTTAATATTGTAGATACGCTCAGAGTAAGTTGCCACAGCCGGAAGAGTAATGGTGTTATCTTGACCAGTGTTATTGTGCAGGATAGTATAGACATCGCTATTCGTACCCGTGTCCAAATCGTAGTCACCAGTCTGAGTGATCAACTTGGCCGAAATCGAACCGTTGACATGCAACGTAGCGTTCGGAGTTGCCGTATTGATACCAACCTCAGCGTTTCCATGATCGTTATAGATAATGCTGCTCGCGGTCCAGGCAGAACCATTCCAATAGAGGGTCTGGTTATTCGTAGCTGAGGACGGAGCACCCGTCATATCAACAAACTCAAGACCGTCTGGAGTGCCCCCGTTATTAACCCGAACCAACCAATTCCCGTGCCCAGAATAGTCCGCCTCGTCAACGTCCGACAGGGCGATCCAGGTAGTCACACCAGCAGGATTGGTTTTCCATTCAGGATTTGCGGCCCCACCATTCGATGTCAGAACATGGTCTTCGGTACCAATACCTAGACCAGCCCAGGTGGTACCATTGAAGTACATGATATCGCCCTGAGTAGAGGTAGCCGGAACAAACGTAACAGCGTTTCCAGCCCCGTTAACAACCGCAAAAGCGTCTGCAACAAGAGAATCAACATCCTCAAGATTTGAAATCGTATCGTTTACAAACTCAAGAGCAGTACCATTCACCTTAACGCGGTAATTATCATTCCAAGAACTTGGAGTGTCAGACATAAGCAAGAAAGAGTGCGCTACCCAACCTGGGTCAGAAGCCCCCATAATCATTACATAGTCTTCGGTACCTGTAGTCATCTTAATATCTAAGGTGTCAGTACCCTCAGTACCTGTAAGGGTTATTCCTGCACCACCTGTGACATACAAAGTATCGGTTTTGGCTTCAGCAGCAAGAACTGTGGTAGCCGCGTCTACATCAACGTTAGAGAAGGCAAACTGATTGACTTCAGCATCTGTATCAATGCTATCTAACTTGGTCTTGTCAGACCCGGTCATGAAACCATCAGCACCAGCCGCAACAACATCAGAGTGAAGTGAACCACCCGCTTGATCACCGTGTGCGTGAACGTGATCAGCCCGAGCAACCTTGTCGCTTGAACCAGAGTCCTGAGTACCAATAGGAGCGATATTACCGTTGGTATCCTCAAAGTCTACTGCAAATTCGTTACCAGACAGCAACAGACCAGCACCATTGGTGTAGGTTCCTGCGCCCGAGAATTGGGTGAACTCAATCGCGGTTGTACCAACCGTAATCGGATCATTAGTTGTTAGCACCCAACCCGTGTCCCCGTTGGCAGTTCCTTCTTCAACGAAACAGAACATACCCGAGGTAACTTCCTCATCCGTATCAGCATCCGGGGAACGAGTCCATGCGCCAGAATCAACACAGATGTAGATACCGTTAGCAGCATGAGGGTTACCCGGATCTTGGTCCTTGACCAAAACCCGATCACCCTCTACAACTCCCACACCATCAATGGTTTGTTCATCCTCAAGGGTAATAGCAGCGGTTGTAGCTGCTACCACCGACTCTTTAATATCCAGTCCCTGAGCTACGCCATCAACATACTGTTTGGTAGCTGCGTGCAAATTCGAAGTCGGATCTGCATGGAGTGTCAAGAAGTCGGTCATTGTAGACCCGGTCTTTTGAACCACGTCAGACGTAAACTCTAATCCATTTGGACCTGTATTTATCCGTACAAACTCCCCTACTGACCCCCAACTGCCTGGTGTATCTTCCAGAGAAAGAAAGTCGTCCCATGGAATTGGGACATGTTTGATATGAGACATCGCGTCCTCCTAAGTTTCTAGTAAATCCACCACTCATCATTTGCGGCTAAGAGAGTGATAGCTTCGTATTTAAAAGTAAGTTCATATGTCGATTGTCCATCAATTGGGGCGTTATTTACCACCGTTATTGTTACTACGAAACCATCATCCGATGCCTTCTTGATCTCAATTACTCGACCCTCGTTCAACGCGGGGTCGGGGACACGAAGTTCGACATCAGCTTGTTGAGCCACAAGTACATGCGTCTCTGCGTCTACCAAGTAATAAACCTGATTCATCACAAAAACATTACCGAACCACGGTCCCGTTAGAACAAGACCCCCAATTTCTATTGATCCGTCAGCCGCAATCTGGAAATTTTCATTGGGGGTATACTCAGTATCTGCTACATCCCAAGTCAGAACAGTACCTTCGTTCAGTGCGGGGTCTAACTTCTCTTGATACCCGTCAGCACTTATCCCGCCTAATAAGTCAGAGTCGTCAGCTACGGTTGCTCGCTCTGCGAGGTCTACAGTTCCATCATCGTCTGTGTCGTAAACGGACTTGAGCATGTCGCCCAAACCAGTACCCGACACTATTCGCCATTCAGTTCCACCATCCCCCGTAGCAGTCAACACTTCATCTTCTGCGGCCCCATCAGAACCAAACAAAGAGAGATCGATTTGCTCTGGAGGGATATCGGTATCCGGGCCATCCTCAAGGCGAGAAAGTAACCAAAGCTCTGCTATAGAAATTGAAGACCCTGCATTCGGGTAGACCATTACTTGAAAGGTCCATACCCTCTCATCTACAAGATCAAAAATTTTGAATTGGTACCAACCAGGAGTGGCTAGCTTACAGGTAATAGGGAGGTCGCCATCCGTGATGTTGTATTCGAGTTTGAAAGGCGCGACGAAAATATCCCCTTCTGCAATGGGATACAACAGCTTGACCCGCATAAGGCCCGTGGTAACAACTTCATGCTCCGGGGTCTCAATCGGTCCAGTTATCTGCCTTGTTACGATAGCCATTCAACATCTCGATTATTTCGTCCACTGGGTTTCGCTGCCAAAACTATTTCTCAGGTGATGCACGTCAAACTCTATCGCCAACGCATTTCCTGTGTAAATATCTGACGCTCCGAACAAAGTACTTGTATCTGCGGTGTCTCGGAAAAGTCTAAATTGAACCGTGTCGCTGATTAGATAACCCGTCATATTAATGGTGGGCCACGCAGTTATCTGACACAAGGTTCCTGAGACATAGGTGAAAACCCGAGGAATATCAGGAATCGCAAGTTGCCACCCTGTAGGAGCCTGTCCATCGGGTAAATATCGGTACTGGAGTAACCAGTTGGGGTCATCATCACTTGTCTGAAGCCAGTGCAAATGTGCCTCTACGTTAGTGCCTTCCACCCACGCATGGGAAAACTGAGCACTAGCACACGCTGGGTCTTCAGGGTACCGGGCGTTATCTTGGAAGGATAAAGCCACTTCGTCATAGTCATAGTCAATGCGCCCACCAACCGTGTACGCATTTTCTCCCATCAACGGAAACCGTAGGTCTTCCCAACTCCCAAGGAGAAAATCAATTTCCCCTGTAGTCTCATTCGCTACAAAGAAGTGATTATCAAACCCGATAAAACTTCCTGGTGTATCTAACAGCTCCTTGAAGGAGAGAAGAGGAGTCTCAAAAGTTTGTTCAACGTAGTCCCCTGACAACAAGAACAACTCGGCCAACGAGATATCGGCTGCGGAATCGTTGTTAAGGGGAGCCTGAAAATTCCACCACGTCTGTCCCTCTGTATCAATAACCTCGAAGTCGTATATGGCGGGTGCAGCTAACACCAAAGTGAACGCCCCATCCACGATATCCACTCGAAGCTCTTCAGGGGAGATAAAAGTTAGGTTATCCACTAATGGGCGTAACAACTTAGCTTTCAAGACCCCATTGGCCAATTCGCCTTGAGGATCGGTAACCAGCCCAATAATGTTACGATAAATAATAGCCATATTTTCTCCTACAGCTCCGGGTTGTATGGGGATTTACCGGACTGTATCCACATCTCCGCTATAGTAATAGACCCTGGATCTTCATCTGTCTCTGGGTTAAGAGGAGCCTCGTAGTTCCAGATAGTCTCCTCATACTTATCCACAACTAGGATGTCGTACCACCGGTCATCGGCTAACTCGATAGAGTAGTAACCAGCCACCACCTCTGCCTCATACTCAACCGGATAAACGTTAGGGGGGTACTGACGAAGCAGTCTTTTGAAAGTCACCCGCCCGTTAACTGGTCTGCCCCAAGGGTCCACAATGTACCCTTCGACAAGACGTATCCCCTCTTCTATCTCATCGCGGTATACACCTAGCCACTCAGGTAGCACACTAGGCGTACCCATCAACCAATGAGGATAAGCTCCAGGCAGCATTATTGGGGTATCCTTTGACGCTTGTCTATTGAGATATCAAACACAATAAGCTCTGTGTTGCCATCATCGTCGTAGATGGTAGCCGTAAGGTCGTCTAGGGAGACAATCGCTTTGTTGGAGTCGAGTTTTCGGGCAAGGGTAGCTTCAACAGCCGCAATAGCTGCTTGGGTTGCTGCGGTAGCAGCGTCGATAGCAGCCGCTGTAGCCTCAGTATGCGCTCCTGTGGCCTCTGTAGCGGCTGTGGCTGCGTCTATGGCTGAAGCTGTGGCCTCGGTATGGGCACCGGTAGACTCCGTTGCAGCGGTCGTCAGCTCGATTTCCTGCTCAGGCGTAAGACCGCCCGTGCCCGGAATCAGCGCAGCCGAAACATCGGACTCAAAGGTTACTGAAGTGTAGTTGGTGAATTCGATAGGCCAAACAGCAGAACCACCACTGTCTGTAGCTGCAAGGTTGCCACCAGAAACTTGACACTCGGCCCAATCAGGACCAAGCCGAGCCTCAAATGCAAGCTTGGCGTTGACAAGACGCAAAGAGATACCGGTTAGCTTAGCCCCGAGATCGAATTTACCCTCATTGTCGAGAATATAATCTCGGGTTAAAGCCCAAACCCGCAACCCTTCCAACATTCTGATAGTGTCGGAAAGATCTTGGATATCGACTAAAACAGAAGGTGCCCCCACCGTTATGATTCTAGGAGACACCTTCCAGTCGATCCAAATATCATTCCGAACTGTCACTTTCAGCCTTCTTCGCCTTCAAATCGTCAATTATGATCTGAGCGCGGCGATGGGCTTCACGCTCACGCTCGATTCCTTCTTCTAGCCGAGCGATATTCGATTCTGATTTTTCTTGCCATTTTTCCATGTCTTCAATTGTGTATCCATCTTCATCAGGCATTAGTCCTCACCTCAATTCTCAATTTCTCTCATAGTCGCTGCTTTTTCCGCAACAGCCTTCTTAGTTCTAGTCTTCTTCCCACGACGCACGGACCTATCCGTGACACTATCGTTAGGCTCAAGTTTAGGCTCTGATTGCATCCCGATAGCCTTGATCTTTGCCAAGGCTACCGAGTAATCACGTGGGCCATCTTCTAGAACCATTTCACCGTTATGAAACACCTGGAGCATTCCAGTGTGTCGAAAGTACAGTTTAATGTCATGACCATCACGGCAGACTTTAACTGTACGAGCTTCAACAGCATCATAAGTAGTTCTACTCATTATGAAATTGTCTCCGGGTTACGAATAACACCCTGAGCTAGACCACCTCCACCGATAGCAACCTCAGTGGCGAAAGGTTTAATGTTGTAACCAGTTCCTGCGGCGTTACGAGCACGAAGCAGAACCGGAATTGAACCAGAGTACGTTATCTCAGTGCTTTCAGTCCCAGGTGAACCATCAGTACCAGTGGTCTCATAGACCAACATGAACGGAACGTAGGCGTAATCCTCGACAGCAAGAGCGGTGTAATCCGCTGTGTAGCCGAGCACGTAGGCATCCCCATTAGTCTGACCAGTAATCGGCGGTGCGATCTGCACCTCATTAGCCGAAGTCACCTCGGTGACATAGGCCACCTGATTCGAACGGTCAGTGTTGCAGACAAGATCTCCAACCAAGGTCGAACCGAAAGCTCCGGTATCCGTAATGCTATTCTCATCTGCGCTTTCATTCGTAGTCGAAGCTGCACCAAACAGGGTGAACTCATCACCTGTCCACGAGGTGTAGCGATGAATGTACTCAACACCAGTCGAGATGTCCCGCAGAACAATTCGTCCTGCTGCCGGGGTATCCGGCGTGATAGCCGGGTCCACTTTAACAGTAGTCTGCGGAGCTGCACCCTGAGTCCCATCAATGGTGTACTCGTCGATATCGATGTCAAGACCAGAACCCTTCAAACGCCACAGAGCAAGCCAGTCACCAATACGAGTGTTGGTGATTTCAATAGGAACCTTAGTCGGACGCTGCTTAGCGAACCCTTCGTCATCCGTAGTATTCCACTTATTAGTGTCGTTAGTGTTGACGTTATCAAGCACTACACCAGGAGCACAGTACCACGTGCCACCAGCAAAGGTGCCATATGGAGCAACTGAAACCGGAGTAAGCTTGGTGGGTACCACGTTACTCACGTTGTTACCACCCTCATCAACCTGCTCAGCCGGGTTAAAGTCTCCACGAGTATTCCGAAGAATAAGAATCTTCGGAGTCAAGTGGTGAGCAACTACAGTAGCGGTCGCGCCACTCTCCGCGCCAATAACCACAGAACCCTCAGCAATAGATCCAGACAGTGTAGTGTAACCTAGCCGGTAATCAGTACCCAGGTACGCCTCAGCGGGCACACCATCCGTATCGGTTGTACCAGTTTGACCACGCATCTGGATATACTGCGACCACGGGTAAGCCAATGTAACCAACTCATTCGAAACATCAATGACAATAGAGTAGTACTCGTCGTTACCATCCTCATCAATGTCAAACGTGTTGTTACTAGCGTGTGTGATCGACAGACCAGAAAGAGAAGCCGGTCCAGCGTCCCCTGGAGCACCATTCGAAGTGGCCCAGAAGGTTGAATCCGTCCCGGTGATCACCTCACCAGACTGGAAGTCCACCGTAATCGACTCACCAATCAGGTAGTAAGAAATCGACGCATCGTCCACGAAGGCAGTGACCACCCCACGAGCAAACGACGTTCCGCCAGTGATCTCCTCACCGATTGTGAACGGTCCAGTATGATCGGCGTCAGTTGTAATGATCTTGTAGCCAACGAGGTTGTTAATGTCGGGTCCGGTCGTAACCGGGACCGCGTTTCTTCCACCAGCGGAAAGATCCACTTCCCAATATGCATAAAGGGTAGTGAACTGACGCGCCAACACAGTGATGAAGCCCTCGTCAATAAGGGTATCCACCTCTTTGACTAAGTATAGTTTGTCAATGTGGCCATCTTCCCACCAGTCCTCAACCGGAGAAGCATCCTTGTACTCAGTCAAACGAGTACCATCCTGGTACACGTAAATGTGGGTAAGATCTTCCAAGTTGCCCTGCGTGAAAACACCAGCCCACAGAGTCTCACCATCTTCTGGATCTGCTTCCTGAACAGCCGTATTCGTATTACACGTAAGAGCCTGTGTATTATTGTCGAAGCTATTCCCAATCGCACTAGTCAGCGGTCGCACCCAAAGCTCCGAACCCGAACCAGTTCCCTGCACATCAAGCAGAACACCTTCATCAGAGTCTGCATCTCCGGTGATTGTTTCCCCGATATCACCAGTAACAATGTCAGTATTATCCACCGTTAACTTGATAACTCCTGTGTTCGAATCCACAGTACGCTTCCAACTAGCAGTCTGGAGCGCACCACCTGTTAGGTGCTCCATAGTAGTTCGATCTACAAACCAAGGCTCAACCTCGAAGGGATCAATGATCCCAAGGGTGTAATCAGTAGGCGTCTGCGCTGACATCGGCTCGCCTTCAACCATTCGTCCAGGCTCATCGAAGTAATCCTGCAACGCTAAATACCACTCTTTCATGGTACGAGTATCAGTCTCACCTGTGCCACCTGTCCACACAATTCGCATCTGACGATTTTCACTCTTGTGATAGAGGGTGAAATCATCACTCAAAATTGTTCCAGCCATTGGAACCTCCCTATGTTCTTAGTAATGGCGCACGGGCACGCCGATTCATATCATGAAATAAAGCCATTAAGCCTCTGTTTTTACGACACGCCCTCTTCAGTGAGAGTAATTCTTACATTAAGTCCATCTCCAGTAATTGTTCCACCTGCAAAAGCGTTCTTATATCGCGTGTCTCCTGTACTACTTTTTCTAACCCGGATATACACAGGAGTCTCACCAGCATAGTTATATGATGTTTGCGCGATACCCCCAGCAATCGTATCCTTGTTCATAAGCTCAGTATCACCAGATACCGTATAAATTGCCGTCTGTGCCGCAACTACTGCAATACCACCAGTATCCACAACCGTGACTACTAAGGCCACATCAGCACTAAAGGTAACTACATCACCACCTGGGTTGTATGAGTTCGCGCCACCTGTTGGGGTGTTAACAATCGAAATTGTCTCCGCACCACCAGACGTGTTGTTGACATCGTACTTCCCACCAACGTCATCAAAGTTGAAATTGTTAAACGTCGGAGTTGTAGAATCGCTAGTGCCATCATACTCAACACCATCATCATTATTGATGAAGGTGATACTACCAATATTTGTGTCGTCAGTGGGGAAAAGCAATGCTCCACCCTCTAAGCCTACATAATTTGACAGCGTGTTGTTAGCAAATATGGAAGTACTCGGAACTACCTGCCCACAGTTGTTAAACACCGAGTTAGTAATTGAGTCACCCGCAGCAAAAGTAACAGCAGAGGCCCGAATAAACGTTGAACCAGCGATATCCGAGGTTATATCTGTATCGCTCGCATCGAAGATAAAACGAGTGGTATCAGGGATTCCCGCGCCCTTAGCTACCAACCCATCAACATCTGCGGTTAACCCTGAACCGGTAAACAAGAGCTTATAGAAGCCTGATGCCACCATTCCAGAGCCGTTAGCATTACGATCCTTAAATACCAATACTTCATCAGCACTCGTGAACGTGGTAGTTGTTGCACCGTCTCCAACTTGAAGCTGTCCCTGACAAAACAATACACCATCTTTAATCTCTAAGATGCCATATTTATTAGCGTCCAATTCATCGTCATCAGCTATATCTGTGAGATCAAAGTCTGTACCCGTAGCCGTTAGTCCAGTACCAAAACGGACTACATCGTTCCATTGGTTGTCAATAATTCGGATTTGACCAGAGTTACTAATGTCCACCTGCCACATAATCTCAGCAATATCATTCAGTTGTAACGTGCCGCTACTGGCATAAATGTCAGTGGTGTCGTTCACATCTATAACAAAACACCGCCACTCACCACCCCAAGTATCACTTCCGGCAACGTACCACTCCACGTAATTTCCAGAACCATCCGTCAGTCGAAGGGTGTAACCGGGGTCATTTCCTGTCTCAACCTTTGGCTCCATGAAGGCTGCTACAGCGTTTTGCGCCCACCAATACAGGTGGGTGCCCGCTGCGCTCATATTTAGGTTGGTTGTAGGAGTGAATGTACAGTCAGTACGAGCGTTTTTACTCGCTTGCCAGGTATAGGAGCCGTTACCCTGGATATAAACCTCAGGATCAGTATCCCCAGAGTTACCAACCCAAGAACCTTGAGAGTCCTCGGTGTCAGCATCAGAAGCTAATGCCAGATTTGCTGTTACGGTTACGGCCATCTAGTTCTCTCCATTGAATAAACAGAAGCAGCCCTTTCGAGCTGCTAGATACTCCGGTACAAAAATAAGAGACTAGTTTTCGTTGTCCATCAGCTTCTTATCGTAGACAAGCATATTGGGTATAGCCGCTTCCACTCTTTCGTCTTCCAAGCTAATTTCTGGCCCATCTTCACTAAAAGTATCTGCGTTAAGGGCCATAGTAATAGCTTGTTTTTCCTCGTCGATGAAATGACCAAGGATATGGCGGCTTATAAACACATACGGTGGAACTCCATTCACGGAACTAAGCTGCTGGATAGCATGAATAATGAAGGTCAAAACAGCACGGGTTTCCAACTCTCCAACTACAATCTGGGTACCCGGTAGGCCATCATCCTCTTTCTTAGCGTCCTTCGTGACGATCAAGAAAAAGGTATCCATATCAATGTTGTACTGATCCGAGAGCAGCTCCAAAGCTCGTGTAAGCAATTGTTGCGAAGTGTATTCGTCACTCATGAGCCATGTCTCCTCACAAAAATAAAGACGCCTAGAGGCGTCTTTATCCTACTAACCTCAAAGGTGTTCACTCGCCCCAAGACTCTTCCAGCTCATCAAGATTTGAAACTTCCCCGAGAGCAGTAAGACTTTCCTCCAAGTGGGAAAACATCTTAGTGGCTTCTTCCTCTGTCCCTGCCTTTACAAGCTTGTATGCAGCGACAACTACGTCAGTGAGACAACCTTCTCGATGTGCGTCCACCCAACCCTCTTCCCAAGCAGCAACGTACAGGTTGTGAGCGTCAGCATCCTCATCTTCAAACATCGTGTAGGGATTGGACGTTACCTCTTGCCCCTCGTAGTAAGCACCGTAACCCTCCTCGTGGGCTAGATCAATTAAAGCATCGAAATCTCCGATGTCTTCGTAATCTTCCTCCCCCTCTTCAAGAACCTCTTCCATATCTGTAAGCATTTCTGTCTCTAGCTCTTCGACCTCACCGTTCTCTACTACGTCAGGTTTACTAGCACTTTCTTTTCGCTCTAAAGAACGACGAGCTAACTCTTTTTTGATATCATCTGCTTTCCTCGCCATTACATACTCCTTTCATACGATTTTCTTCCGTAACTCCAACAAAGATTCAGCCCCACGATGATCTGACAGGCTACCTTTAAGCTCAGCACTATCAGATACGTGAGGTGAATTACACATGTCTTGTTCTTGCCAGATACTATCTGTCATTAAGGTAACCAGTTCTTCCGTTTCAGCGTCATATACTACCACAAACCCCTTTCGGTTTCCAACCTCTATGCGCCAAAGTGATAAGCGTTTATTTGGGCGGGTAAGAAGTTCCCCCGTTCCACTCCGGATCTCCTGCTTAATTCTCCCTACTTCTTCAGGGCGGATTTCGTAACCCAACCGTTCAAACACCCTGCGCCTGAAATGAATCCGTTGCGCGTTACGCTTTAGCTTTACCTGCTTACTCATTTTTAACTTGGAAAGAGAACATCTCCTTGTCACTATCCACACTGAAACCTAGCCCGGAGAGATAGTCCCTCATCCCCTTGGTCACGAATGGATCTTCGGTGTTGCCCACGAGGAAAGCTCCCCTAGCTCCAAAGTCCATCTGCGCTCCAGGCTGAGCCTGGACAATAACTTTAAGCCCCATTAGGAACTTCTCAAATCTAGACGTTGGTTGTCGTACTGGGTTAACCATCAATTACCTCCGAACTCAAGGATACCATCAAGAGGTTCCTTTGTCAACCTCTACAAAACGATTTCCTATTTTACTGGTAGGACGGGAATCCAACCGACGCATTCTCGCCATCTTAGAAAATTCTTCAGGGGTATGCCATATCATGGCCCACTGAATCTCATCTAACCCTACACCCCAGACATGACCCAAACAGATCTTGCCATCTATTACCCGAAATTGGTACTTTAGGATATCTGCGCCCACATCTCTTAGCGCATCAATATACGCCTCTACTGCTTCTCTAGCTGACATGCACACTCCTAAATGAAAATAGGAACAGCCGGTTTGGGTAAGACTTCTAACGGTTGACTATGCCAATACTCGTACATACCGTCACCATCAAGGTCTCCATGCTTATCGCCATTCGGCTCAGTCTGAATCCCTACAGCCCCATGATTATAATGTGTCATTATCTCTATAGTCCACCAACCCTCTAAGCCAAACGTCTGGTTCATGTCCGCACAGAGAGCAACTTCTTCAGAAATAACAGTACCAGACTCATCATGCGTGAAAACCCACACACAATGTGTTGGAGTAGCGTCTGGGTATACTGAAAACGTTGGATTATTTGACCAAGGAGGAGTAGGCGTTGGTGTAATAGTAGGGATTGGCGTAGGAGTACGTGTAGGTAGCGGTTCACCACAGTCTTCCCAGCACTGATAGCAAGCGTCCGGTGCCATCTCGCACCACAGCGTCCCAGGTAGCGGGCAGCCATCACAATCTTCCGGTACAGAAGTAGGAGTAGGTGTTGGTGCCCCAGGAGTAGGCGTCTTAGTAGGAGTATTAGTTGGAGGCCCAGGAGTAGGAGTACTCATCGGCTGACCACAGTCTTCCCAACACTGAGCACACACCTCGGGGTACATATCACACCAAATAGTCCCAGGTATAGGACAATCTGCACAAGGATCAGGAGTAGGAGTAAATGTGTAGACTGGTGGTGGGATAGGAGTCTCAGTAGCTACTGGAGGAGTAGGAGTATCTACGGGCGTCTCAGTAGGGGGTACAAACGTTGGTGTAGGTGGCATAGGCGTCCCTGTTGGAGGTGGCTTAGGCGTCTCAGTAGGGGGGACAGACGTGGGTGTAGGCGTAGGTGTAGCTCCTCCTCCTGGTGGTGTCGGACTAGGTACCGGCGTATTTCCTACTGGTGGCGTTATAGCAGGTAGTGGTGGCTCGTCAAAGCGCATTCTGAACTCTTGAACAAAACGTAAACCTGAAGTCCATCTACCTGTAAAACTACGCTGGATTGGAAGTCCCAAATTCTCGTCAACTTCCCATAAACCATGCCACCCACCAGTACGGGAACCATCCTCTGCTATACTTCCCGGCCAAAATTGCTTCCATGTCCACATGAAAACAACACGGATACCCGCAGCATCCATGCGAGGAAGCGTTTGCTCAAATCTACCGCGCTGTCTTCCAGGCCACTTCTCATTTTCACCATGCTCAGCAACATACATCCGGCTTACCGGGTACCCTGTACGAAGTTTGAGAACCTCTACAACCTGTGTGAAAGTCCACTGCTTAGTATAGAAAGAGATACCAATAACGTGTGGTCCATACCCATCAGCAATAAGCCCTGGCAACACATCTCGGCTAAAACTAAAGGCGTAAGTTGCTTCATGATGGTTAACCACAATACCATGGAGGACTCTCAATAAGGCATCAGGAAAGACCGATCTTGCCCACTCAACCCCCATCTGACGAGTCTTCAACATCTCAGTAACTTTTTGATAACGATAAGGAGTAGGAGTAGCTTCTCGGCAAAACGGTCCTTTGTACTGCCAGTCGATCTCCCAGTTATTCAAGATGATATCCAAGGGTTCTCCACCTCGGCACGATAGATCTCCATACTGCTCAAGAAGATCATACGCAATCTGACCAAAGTCAGCATTCTCCCAAGTTGGATTCTGCGTACCCTCTATACAAGTACCTGAATCCATAGACACACGAGCCAGTGGACGAATAGCAATAACCTTGATACCTGGATTGCAGATAACTAACCCTACATCTTGGGACATAACTCTCTCGTGCGGCCAAATTTGGATAGCTTGAAATCCGTTTGCCAATAGCTGATTAGCAGTCTCCGCATTCGACTGGAAGTTATAGGTATTAGTGTCAAGAGGATCTGCCATATCTCCAAGCTGAACCATTCCCATCACCTTCGGAAAAGGAGGGATAAGCTCAGGAATAGGCTGTGGCACAGGGGTTTCGGTCGGAGGGATTGCAGTAGCAGTCGGTGAAATGATAGCTGTAGGTGTCTTCGTTGCGTTAGGGGGAGGTGTACCGTTCCCTCCACAACTGAAGGCTGCAATTATCAAAGTTAATGCTAGAACCGGAACAGCAAGAACAACAACATTCTTCATGAATCTTATCATACTCTTATAATGTAGGGTGTCAAGTTATATACCTAGATTAGAAATCGGGGTCATCGGCAGACTCGGCCAAGCATCATCACTCGTACCAACCCAGATTTGGGCAAACTCTGAACCGTTATTCCAACTCCTGAGTCCGAGATACCGCATGTTCTCAGGAAACACCTCGGCTGTTCCCTGGTACGCCCGAGACCCAGTATAATCCAGGGTTCCACTCTCATTGTAAACACTCCAGGTTGTGTCGCCGTTCTTCAGTTGCTCGTAGAACACATATCTCCAGCTATTTCCTTTGGCTCTGTTCTCTCCGTGCCCGGTGTAAACTTCGTTGAAATCTTCGACACCGCCAATAATCCTTCTATGAACACGCTCGTCCGGGCTGACATTCTCTGCAATCTCCCAGAACACATAATCATTACCAAAAAGATCTGTCGGTCCCGCTGTGAGCTGGACATCACACCACATTAACGCCGTACCCTGCGTCCGGTGGAGTGTGAGCACCCTTATTCCAGACATGTTTGGAGAAAGTGTTCCACCGAGGTCTACAAGCAGACCGTCAGCGGCAGCTACAGTCGGCCCCCTCGCACAGTGAGTCCAATTTGTCGGATGATCCCCATGAATCAGGAGTGCTGGAACCGAATCCGGCTTTGTGCTGTATGATGGGATTTCTCCAACTGTTTCACCGTTCCAGTGGTGGTAAACGGGCAAACTTAGAAAATTACCACCCCCACCATCACCAGGGTATTGACGGAAAGCAGGCTGCAACCCACCGTCACTCATTGAAGGATAAAATGGGAAATAAAGTTTAGTAATCATGGTCTTTCATCTATGTAGTCAGCGACAGATGTGCTGGGAAGTCATCCGACAGTTTGCCGAACCATCCGTGATGTAGTTTCACTCCACAGTTGTTTGCGTCGGCCCCGGAGTGGAAACCGAAATACCTGTAGGCGACCAGCGGGAACGTCTCCACATCTGAGATCGAGATGACACCGCTAGTTGTTTCCCCGGCCTGCTGTAGATCGTGGATGGTTGATTGAATTGTTCGGTTGGTGTAGTCGGCCACGATTTCTTGCCACACGAAATAGTTCGTTTGAGACGCGCCAGCGGGCTGGAGATCTGAGAGATGGATCTGCACATTGTCGATCAGATGCCGGTTGTAGTGCCGGACGTTCGTGGTGCCCACGCTGAGAAGACATCTGTATCCCGCGCCTGGATTCGAAACGTCTAGGTCGGTCATTGTGCCAGCGTACATATTGAACTGGCCCCACCTCATATCCTGCCCGCCAGTCTGATAACAGCCCCAGTAGAATTGACACTTCCAGCCCTCGAATGGCAGGTCCACGCCGTTGCCGTAGTCACGAGCGTCGAACGCCCAGCCTGTCGAATTCTCGAAGCCGGTCTCGCCCGGTTGCGGAAAATTGAGGGTTCGATTCCAGGGACCGCCAGTTAGGTACTTACTCTGCTGTTTCATCACGATTGAGACCAGCGGGGCCACCCCGAACTTCGTCGGGATCGAGCCGTTCGGTGGTGGCGCGTCTGCCGTCAGATCGTTGAAGTCGAACTGAAACGCCTCAAACCCCAGAATTTCACCTCCACCAGGATTCTGACGAAAAGCAGTCTGTAACCCGCCAACTTCCGCTGAAGGATAAGACGGGAGATGGAGTCTAGTGCCCACGGGCTACACCATGACTTCAACGTCTAACAATGTGGTCGATCCTGCAATAAACGATGCGTTGGCTATAAGCCCTCGTTGCCCCGCTAGGAAAATAGCCTCACCTATAAGCATACCTGTTGCAGCCGTAGGAACACCGTTTTCCGAAAAGGTAGCTCTAATATCTCCAGCAGGATACATCCACAAGCCTTGTATCGTATCAGGAAGGACAAAGAACCACGTGTAATCCACTACAATATTCGTAGCGTTATCAGGAGCAGTAACCGTAAACACCAAGGTCCACTCACCTGTGATGTAGTCGATAGTTCCTGTGCAGTTGGTACCCGCAAGAATACCAGGAGTAGCAGCATCTGTGATATCCACACCACCCGAACTCACGGTCGCTGTAAAAGTCACTGAATCACCGTCTTCGATGTTCGAAGTACGGGGAATAGTAGTATGTGGGGCCAATGTGCCTGAGAAGCTCATTGTAGTGCCGTCAGCCGCTACTACGACCTCGTTCACTACATCGGTGTCATTCGCCGCAAGAAGCTCAGAGAGCGTCTTAGCTGACGTTAACACAGAAAGCTGGGTGCTGATAAGACTAGTCCAAGGACCAAAAGGCTTAGGGCCATAATGGGTTGCCAGTACATCAATAGGGCTTTTTTCAAAATCTGATTGGAAGGGCATAACTTACCTCTCTCTTGTGGGCTTCCACCCACGATTTCTCATTGCTCCGTACACGTAAGCCTTAAAGTCTTTTCCACTCTTACGACCTTTACGGGCACTTGCCATGATATGAAGCTTCATACGTTTGTACTTTGATTCTTTGTCATTACCAGGGAAGTCTTTGAGAGCTTCTTCCACCAACAGCTCGATTAACTCTTCACGATTCATTAATCGTCATCCTCTTCGTCATCTTTCTTCTTCTTTTTCTTGAACTTAGCGAAGGGATTCTCTTTCTTGTCTTTCTTGTCTTTCTTGTCGTCCTTGTCGTCCTTCTTGTCATCACACTTATCCTTCTCCATAAGTGTGTCCACAAGAACTTCAATAAGGTCATCACGGTAAATCTCACTGGCTTGGATAACCTTACCATGAGAAGCTTTCTCAGCAGCCTGAACAAGTGCTCTAGCCTTATTCAAAGATTTTACCGTGGTGTAACGCCTACCACCAACTTTGGTTGCTTTCAACATCGCACCAGCATATTTACTACTCATAATAATCTCCTATCAGAAAATAAAGAAGCCGGGTCAAAAACCCGGCTCCAAAGTACTCTTTCCTAAAAGTTTACTCTTTAGTTTTACCATATGGATCAAGCATTCTATTGCTAAGGGAGAACGCTACCTCTGCGATGTCCTCTACGTCCACAGTCGCAGGATCTTTCCCAATCAGTAAAGCACACGAGGCGAGAATAGCAAGAACTACCCTCGTGTCGAGACTGGACTGCGGGGAGATTGGCGTTCCCCCTGACGACTTTAAAGCTTCTGCCAGCCTTTCTGCCGCCTCATCACCATACTTTTCTCTAACCACATCTACAACTGCGTCCAAAATTTCCTCCTAGGTAATAATAGGTTCTAAGCCCAAGTCAAAAGACCGGTGGCTATCAGGGTCCACCCCGTTCAACTTAGCAACGCGGTACTCGGTAGTACGCCCATCTTCTGCTGTTAGAATAGCCCCGTTTTCTATCATCCGTGTTACGTCCCCCGCTCGAAGCTCAACCGAAGGAATAGGTTTCCAGTCACCGCCCACCTTTTTTTCGAAAGTTACCTTATGCGCCACGTGCTCTACCCCCTAAGTGATTTCCAGATGCTCAATGGCATCGTCGTATTTAGTCCTAACATCCTTCTCAACCACCATCCACGCTTTACGACAATCGTCCACAACGCCTGTTCCTTCATTCGTCAATATGACTTGGCGTTTTCTACGATCTTCGGTATCGTGAACAATACGTATGAGTCCCTTTCCTTCGATCCCACGTAGCACCCGTGACGAGGTGGACTTATCTACCACCATAAATTGCGCTACTTCAGACACCGAACAAAAGGGAAAGCACGAATCCACGTAGAGTAAAACCTCATACTGAACTGGGGTAAGACCTTTGTGTTTGACAACGTCGCCATACCGCAAGGACAAGTAGGCAGCTACCCTTCGAAGACGTAACAGCGCACTCTCATAATAGCTATCCCCCATGGCGATCTCTCCCAACCTCCACATACCATCGCTGGATGAGAACCTGGAGAGTCTCGTGACCAGGGTATTCAATTAAGACATGACGACGGATAGAGGGGACAAAATCGTCTTTGCCTGTAACTGTTTCATCTGCAACGACTTTACCCTCTCCAGCGGACTCGATTATAGCATCAACCTGTTCCTGCGCTTTTTGGGGATTAAGGTGAAAGCCAACATTTGTACATGCCACTAATCCGAAAGGCTTTGAGAACCTTTCCACCACCACATACCCATAACGTTTATACTTGGGCATGGGTTACTCCACAATTTCATCGTCAACAATTCTTCCTGCTCCTGGCCTTCCTCTAGTCACGGTAATGGCCTGATAAGAAGGGTGTTTCTGCCCTTGAGGAGCAGCCGGAACTGCTACTACACCTTGGACAGCGAGGGCAGGCTGAAGAATAGCATCTCGGATCAACTGTTCAGTCACACCAAGATCCACCTCAACCCAGGCCCACTTAGCATCTGTAGGATCAAACCCTTCCTTCATAGAAAGACGAGCAAGTTCTGCCTCCTGAGCCTCGTGAAGCGATCTTCCGGAATTATCCACAGTGTACTCATCGAGTACCGTAACGGCTAACGGCGCATACTGCCCCGGATACGTTTCATCCGGTTGCTCAAACAAAACATACAACTTCATTGTTTTTCCTCCTTAAACAGCAAGGCCCACCTAAAGAGGCGGGCAAATGAATAGATTGGTGAAGAATTCCAGTTGTCATAGCACTAGAATCATAGATGGTGTAGGGTTGTTTGTCAAGCCTTTGCAGCCACAACTAAGTTGGAATTTCATCCTCTGAGTAAACCCTGTCACACGAGATACATAGATAGTCTGCTCCTAGAATCTTAAGACCCTTTCCACATTTCGGACAAGGAGGAGAGTATCGGTCACTCAACCCCATAGCAATCGCTATCAAAGCGACAACCCCAATTAGCAAAACGATAAAAGTGTCCATAGCACACATGGCCTTCAATAAAGTATACATGGAAGGGGAGGTGAGGTTCGAACTCACATCCAACAGGTTCAAAGCCTGTTGCTCCACCAATTGAGCTACTCCCCTAGTAGTCATTATGACCACAAACAGTGCTTTTCATTCGCGTAACCTACCAAAAAGTGTCAGTTTCTGCAATCAAAATGGCAGCGGAGGTAGGGTTTGAACCTACAACAACTGAATTCAGAGTCCAGTGCTCTACCAATTGAGCTACTCCGCTAAATGGTGCCGCCCCCGAGATTCGAACTCGGAACAAAGGGCTTTTGAGACCCCCGACTCTACCAATTGGCCCAGAGCGGCATAGCTGGTGCTGGAGGTGGGAGTCGAACCCACACGACCTTTCGGCCAGGGATTTTAAGTCCCCTGCGTATACCAATTCCAGCCACTCCAGCAAAATTTGGCGGCACAGGTAGGATTTGAACCTACGATCATTAGTTTAACAAACTACTGCTTTAGGCCATGCTAAGCTACCGTGCCGAATAAGTTTTGGAACACCCGGTAGGAGTCGAACCCACATCTGCTGCGGTAGAAACGCAGTGCCTTTGCCATTAGACCACGGGTGCAAATGGAAGCCCTGGAGGGATTCAAACCCCCGACAACTATGGTTCGTAGCCATATGCTCTGTTCGCTGAGCTACAGGGCCTCAAAAAAGTGAACGGTGGCTGGATTCCCCACCCAGCTCCCATCATTCTCCGATTAGGCAGTGGAGGGATGATCTCCTTAACGGAAAACCTGACGCTGCCACGCCACACCGTTCAACACTTGGAGGAAGGAGAGGGGATCGAACCCTCGCACGCCGAAGCGCGGCCTCGGGTTAGCAACCCGGCGCTGTTACCACTCAGCCACCCTTCCAATCTTTGGCAGAGGTACCAGGATTTGAACCCGGAAAAGCAGGTCTGGAATCTGCCGTGATACCATTTCACTATACCCCTACATAAATTTTGGTTCGGGCACCAGGACTCGAACCCGGCCCCAGAGGGTGGAAACCTCGTATGCTACCACTAACACCATGCCCGAACACACAACTTGGAGGAAGGTAGAGGAATCGAACCCCCGCGCTTACACGTGCCTACGGTGTTCAAAACCGCTTGTCTCCATAGACGGTACCTTCCATGGTCCGAGAAGAAGGATTTGAACCTTCGACACCTTGGTCCCAAACCAAGTGCGCTGCCAAACTGCGCCATTCTCGGACATAACTTTTTGTTTTCAAAGAACTTAGATCAATAAAAAACCCCCTACTGTACTAGGGGGTAAGAACGGAACGGGCGAATTGGCATCTTTACCCCTTAGTTACAGCTCTCCTGGGCGACTCGGATTCGAGCCGCTCTGTTGCCACAACCTTGAGGATAATCTCTTCATAACTTAATCACTCTAACACCCAATAAAGGGCTTGTCAAGAACTATTTCCAAACCCGATATTCGATGTCAAAACCGCGCCATTTGGGAATGGGTCAGTAATTGGGCCAAGCCAAAGCTGAGTAACCATCGCCTCTCCGCTGTTTTTATCTTGAAGCCATAATATGAGCGTCTGTGCTGACTGTTCTCCAGCCGGAAATTCAGCGGCGCGAGGAGCCTTAACCCACCAAGATGATTGCTCTCCTTGATCTCCTGCCCAATGACCAACGATGCGTTGCTCGAACACGCCAGCTTGGAAATCCACCTCGATCTGGTGGATAGTGTATCCGACAATTGGTGTTCCGAACTCCCAGTTTACCTTGTAGTCATAGAACGAATTATATAGTTCACCACCAAACTCCCAATGCCAAGATTGAACATCACTTTCGCCGGACTCTTCAGAAAGAAACCCGGCTTTGAACATGCGCCACGTATCCCATTCTGGGTAATAGTCGTCCTCACCAAGCTGTAAGTATTGACCGGGCTGAAATTCTGGATCTGGGACAACATGCCGAGCCACAATTTCAACCCGGAATTTACCATTATTCAAATCAATATCAAAACCATCGAGCAATAATGTGAAGTACAGCCCATAGAGATATCCAGGGTTCCCTGTTTTTGCATGAAGCTCCTTGGTGAACGGCGTCAGCGGCTCTTTCCCATCCACAGGGATCGCCCGGACCTCCAAGTCCTCGCCCCAGGCGTCAAACACGTTTGCCGGAGCACCTGAGCCAATCGGCTGATCCTCAACATTCCACACTAAAGGTGTTGCAGGACTATAACCAGCATAAATATATGTTCCTTTAGCATACTGCTCACGAGTAATATCTCGTTGCTTTGCAGCATAGTCATAATCTAAATTTCTATCCGTCATATTTTATCCCGTTTTATAAAATAATCTTCACGAAACATACATACCCCAAACAATAAAGTGAATGGTAGGCAGGACCGGATTCGAACCGATGACAGACTGGGTGTAAACCAGCAACTCTACCAACTGAGCTACCTGCCTAAATGGTGCCCCCAGGAGGACTTGCACCCCCGACGCCGAGATCTTCAGTCTCGCGCTCTACTACCTGAGCTACAGAGGCAAATGGTGCCAGTACAAGGAATCGAACCTTGCGGGCCTTGCAACAACGGGGCTACAACCCGTCCCCCCTCCATAGAGGTCTATACTGGCATGGAAAGGTGGGCGGGATTTGAACCCGCGTAAAAGGATTTGCAGTCCCCTGCCTAGCCTCTCGGCCACCACCCTCAAATGGGGATTTTGTAGAGTGCCCTTGAACTACCTCTGAGGTAGCTTGTAACACTGTGTCGGACCCCCAAAACCGAAACTGGGGTGAGGGACGGAATTTGAATCCGCTCTGAGAGTGCCACAAACTCTCGTGCTGCCATTACACTACCCTCACAACTTGGTGGACCGCAAGGGAATCGAACCCTCCACAGGTGCATTGCAAGTGCTCCTCGCCCCCTTGGAACATGACAGCCCACACGATATTTTGGTGCTGAGGGAGGGATTCGAACCCACACGCCCGAAGACACTGGTTCCTAAGACCAGCGCGTCTACCAACTTCGCCACCTCAGCACACTAATTTTCAAAGAACTTGGCGGGAGTGACCGGACTCGAACCGGCGATCACTGGACTGACAATCCAGGGCCTTACTCTACTAGACTACACCCCCGAATACTAAAAAACCCCCTTGTGCAGGGGGTGTCAAAGACGAAAAGACAAAAACCCCCCTAAAGCCAACTATCAAAGTGGGCTACACAATCAACGAGGGTATATAGAAAATTCTTCATTACTGATTTAGTATGGCATCTTTTGTTACCGTTGTCAAGCCTTAAAAAGAAGAAGAACCATAGTATTTGTCAACATGCAATCCATATTTGTTCTTAGAAACCAAAGCTTGTCTGTAAGCGCTACTATCCACCGTAGAAGACACCTTTTTACCTAAAGCATGATAACGCTTAGCTTTAGGAGCTTTCGTAGCAAGAACACCTACTCCAATTATACCAGCCCCGATTGCAGTTTTCTTGGCACGAGACTTCCACTTATCTTTTTTCTCTTGCGTCATCTCGTATACAATGGCTTCAATCACTTCTTCGCGTGTCATGTTAACCCCTACCCTATCTTCCCAAATTTTTTGTTACCCAAAGAGATATTCATCTTAGACATTTTGCCCGCACCGTGGTACATACCAAGCTCATAATCCTTAGTAAGCTTTCTCGCCTTACCAACAAGGCTTTTAAGCTTTTTCGCCTTAGCAATAAAGTTTGTAGATTTTTCCACCCGTGCTGCTCGGTCAAGCACGCTCGAACCATAGGTGTCGTCAAAAACCTCTTTCACTATCATGTTCTTGATCTTCTTACGGTTCTTGATCATCCAATACCGATCCCTCTGCTCTTTATGGATCGGGGAAGCGTCTACGGCTGCGGTTGGGGCTACAGCGAAGTCCCCTAGGTCACCCTCAACAACCTTGTACTTGTTCTTACGCAAACGATAAAACGCCCGTCGTTTAAGCGTTGCTTTCTTTGATTTAGGGTCAAACCCCTGCATCTTTGCCAATTTCCCCCAAAGCCTCTTACGAGGATCTGGAGCAAGCGACACCTGATGGGTAGACTTATCCTTTTTACTCCTTAACTCTAAAGAAACCACGGGAATCTTTTTCTTAACAGCTTTTAAACTCTTCTGTTCTGGAGTTTGCCAATAAGTCATTGTTTTAGCATAAGATTGTGGCTTCTTTGAAAACATCCTAGCCTTGTAGACCTTATGAGTAGAAAGGGCCTCAATCAAGCCTTCACGCATCTCTCTTTTCTTTTTGGCCTTATGGTACTTGTACGCCTTATGAGCCACCATACCCGCACCAATAGCTGCCGCTGCACCCAACACTGCTTTTCTGCCCTGCTGTTGGCGAACGGTTGGACCCTTTCGCCTAGCTGAACTCATCTTAAGTTTAGGGCGATAGCTTTTGGGGACTTTGATCCCCGGTGCCCTACGAGCTGTAGATTTGGATACAAACTTGGAAACGTCAATAGGTTGAGTATCATGTGCGCTCTTGGCTTTGTTCCTAAACACTTCCCGTGCCTTCTCTTTGGCTTTACGGGCTGCGTTGTTGAAGCGGAAGCGCTCATGGGGTCTAGGATGATGCTTACTCAAATCGTAAGTGAGCACATCTTTGACGTAGCCTTCAACAATATCTTCAATAATCTTATCTCGGGTCATTATGCGTTCTTTCTAGCAGTAAGGAACTTTGCCCTTGCGGTATGCCGCTCAGCCTTCTTCGCATATGCCTTCGAGATAGCCGAACTTCTCTTAGCCGCACCTGTGGCTCCTTTAACGCTATAACGGTTTCTCAACTTTCTAGCCGCGTAACCAGTAGCCGCACCAGCAGCAATCATAGTCAAAGGCTCGAACTCAGTAAGGATAATGGCTTCAATAATCTCTTCACGGGTCATATTTTAATCCTCTATTTGTTTGCTCGTTTTCTTCGAGCTATTTCAGAAGCAAAAGCCATAGATTTCGTTATGCTAGGGTCTTTACCTGTCATAGCACCAGAAACAACCCTCAAACGCTTCCGTCTTGTCCACTGCCCTGCTCTTGTTTTCATAGGAGGAGGAAAACTGAAATGACCACCCGTTAGAGGATGTTTACTTCGCTGCATCACTTCAACAATGGCTTCAATAAGTTCTTCTCGGGTCATAGCATCTCCCAAGAAATAAAGAAGGAAGAAGGTGGTGGGACCGGAGAGACTCGAACTCTCAACATTCAGGTTAAAAGCCTGTTGCGCTTCCATTGCGCCACGATCCCACATGGTACCCCCAGAAGGAGTCGAACCTTCAACATACTGGTTAAGAGCCAGCTACGCTGCCAGTTGCGTCATGGGGGTGTGTAAATGGTAGCCCCACGTGGATTCGAACCACGGACACGAGGGTTATCGACCCTCTGCTCTACCACTGAGCTACAGGGCTATCTCACGTTTAGCATCGTGACGGTATTTTCGACGCAAACGACGTTTCTCACTACCCTTGATACGGACAGGGTACATACAGTCCCACCCCCAGCGAATTGCTCGCATGAGTTCGGACATCTTGTCGTTTCGGTCGCCGTTCATGTTGATCTCCTATGGTGACGGTGGGGGGAATCGAACCCGCCATTTCATGGGTGAGAACCATGTTGCCTAACCGTTAGCAGACACCGCCAAGTTGGTCACCCTGCGGGGAGTTGAACCCCGATCATCGGGTTGAAAGCCCGGTAAACTGACCATTGTTCTACAGGGTGAATATTGGAGCCGGATGCCAGAGTTGAACTGGATCTCCGTCTTTACAAGAGACGCGCATTGCCATTATGCTACACCGGCTCATAGACACAAAAAAAGAGACCTTACGGTCCCTGGAGATACACCGAAGGTATGTCCAGGGCTATCCTAGATCTTTTCCTCCTCGGTTTTAATCGTTGTCACGAACATGTTATTTCCTCTAATAAGTCATTCTAGAACGCATATTGTAATGCGCGTCCTTCGCTACTTGCTTTGAAGGCTTACGAGTTACGGCCTTTACCCGATCCTGAAACGTCCGATTTAACGGATTCTTTCGTTTAGACAACCACTTATGCGCTTTGCGTGTAGAGTGGCTTACCGCCTTATCATTAATATCAAAATCGTCATCCTTAGACAACCGTAATTTTCTCATAACCTGCAAACGCCGTCGTTTCCCTGATTCCCACTTGTTTATTTTCTTAAAGAGCTTTGGATGCTGGTTGTACATGGTATTGATAGCTACACCCGCCTCGTGCGAACCGATAACTGCTTCAACAATGGCTTCGGTAAGCTCTTCGCGGGTCATGTTACTTCTTCCTCTTCTTCTTCATAAGGGCGAGCATTCTCTTCGTATCCGTTACCCACAAATCCTTGCCAATCTTCTTGGTCAACGTTATCTTCTTGGGTAAAGAAGATGTAACCATCTCGATAATAGCCTGGATCAAAGCGTTGCGGGTCATACTCTCTCCAGACAATAAAGAAAAGGGGTGAAAGAACACCCCCTAAACTTGGTTGCGGAGGGGGGATTCGAACCCCCGACCATCTGGTTATGAGCCAGCTTAGCTACCGCTGCTACACTCCGCGACACTACAACCAAAATTTAGCGGGTTAGGCGCATCGCGTTCTTCCCGCTAGGGACAAAATAGGGTGGTTTCGTCCAGGCGGGCACCACCGAGCCTTTGAAGATTCCCTACCACTGGTAGAGAATAAAAGAAAATGGTGAGACTACCCATTATTGTGGTCAACCTTTTGTTGCCGTACCCTAAGGTTCCATCCTTCAGTTAACAACTTATCCACCGGATCTCTCCAGTATTCGACCAGGACCGCTTTTTTAAGAAGGTAGCATTTCCTTCGTCATCGCTCCGCGACTCGATGTTTCCAGTCCGTCCTGAGATGGCCGTCTCAAGGTCTTCATTTCCACATTGACCACTTTCAGCCTTGGGAGCTTCGGTGGCCTCCCTTCCCTTGCGGGGAGAGGCTTAGGCCCCTTTCGCTTAGCGACCGACAGGGACTTTCCTTATCGTTTTGAAGTGAAATGAAGGAATTGCACCCTCATCTTTTGGTCCTAAGGCCAAACGCCTTGCTATTAGGCGAATTTCACGGTGATAATGTCACTGGGTTCGTGCCCTGTCCATCGCTTCGTAGCCTTTTGAGCCACAAAATACAACACGCGCCCTGGCATTCGAGACTAGCTGTCCCTTTACCCGTACTTCTTGATTTTTGGGAATTCCGCCCAAACCTCAATGGTACTGCTACCCCGCCCTAGGTTTGCCATTTCCTCGGACTAAGGTATCTATCGCTTAGGAGTGGCCTGATTCACAATTGGATCGATGATTACCTAGCATCCCTGCTAGGAATCGATAAGAGCTACCTTGTGGCCCGAAGACCCGGTTTGTCCCTTATCTAGCACCACCGTACAATCACCTTGCTCCTCAGGTTAGGGCACACGTACCCACCCGTGGCTCGGGCTACCCGCGATTCTCATGGATGGGCCTACCCGAAGATAGGTGGGCGAGCGTAACACTCTCGTTACCCCTTCCAGGGGATTACTCCCCTGTTTCCTTAATGACCCCATGTGGCCATATCCTGAATGTCAAAGATCGTTGCATTTACATGCAAGGTAGTTAGTATCGGATATGTTTTAGGATTTGTCAACCCCTAATCCGATATTTTTTCGGTCGTTCTCCAAAGCTTACGATCAAACCACTGCTTCGTCCCATACTGTTGGCCTTCTTCCCAAAAGAAAAGCTCAGGAATAAGTCGATACTCTCTACCTTTTTTCACCAATCGTAAAGACGTGCGAAACCCTCTGGAGAAGTCCTTCTCCTTCATATCAAACTCATCGTAGTAGGGTTTCCCCCAACGCCAACAAAAACCTATAGCGAAATGAAAAAAATCATCCCTTACGGGGACATACTTCCACCACAAACCATTCGGAAGGATACCTACCTCGGGAATTTGTGTGATTAACTTCATCTTGTCTCCTTAAAAAATTGGTGGAGGCGGTGGGAATCGAACCCACGTCCAAGGAAGGATCTAAGAGCCTTCTACGTGTGTAGCTTGATAGGCTCAAGCAAGCCCTACTTTTAAGATGAGGAAGTTAACCTACATGAGCTTTACGCCTTCCTCTGCAAATGGAGCACGGAAACCTCAGCCCACCTAATAGCGTGGTCTCCAGATAGGTGGAGTTTCTAGGACCACGTTAGCGGAACTATGCCGCTAAGGGTAGTTGTTCAAATTCGTCAACTAAACGAGTAGCCTTCGTTAACGCCGAAAGCAAACACGACACGCTTCTCCCTCTCGTCAAACATCCCTGTCAAAACCAGTGCGCCCCCATATTTTGAAAGACCATGGCGGGAGGTTGGTCGCATCGCGTCCTTCCTCCCTCGTGCTGTATAAGCTAGGAACACGATACCACCTAAGTATCGAAGTTGTCAAGTGGTACCCCTGCCGAGAGTTGAACTCGGGTCACGGCCTTATAAGGACCACGCTCTACCATTGAGCTACAGGGGTACTCATTTTTGATTCGCACTAAAAGCATCTAATGAACGATAACTATGTAGGTTATCCGGGCTTATAAACCTTATGTATCTTAAATGTAGTATTTATTACTTTTTAACCTCTTGATTCTAAAGAACTTACAGATTATAATCATTGTAACTCATACACATAATAACATTAAATGCATTTTATGTAATAAAATACCCTTATAACGCCGGGTAACCTCGGTAAATTGGACATACTGCAAGTACGTTTATATACAAAACTGACATGGCTTTTTGTAAGTGGCTGAAAACAAAGAAGTTCTATAGTTAATAACTATGTCATGTGTATACATAACATAATACTAATCAAACATCTCTTCTGGTATCTCGCATCCATCTACGCCCAAATCATCTTCTAGATCAGGCGGAGGAGGGCTGATTATCAGCTTGTCCTGTGTGGGGGAGAACTGAAGCCGGGGAGGAGTCTCTACACCACTCATTCTCTGTAAGGCTCTATACACCACCTCGGCATACTCTTTCGCTGTAGTACGTGGAGGGGCATCGGACTGTGCGTTAGCAAGGATGTACTCCTCTAACTGCTCCCGGTAGTACTTCCCCATCTGCTCCTCAGTCCTGAACTTATCCCATAGCTCCTTAGGGATAGCGTACTGCCTATTGATCTCCTCAAGGGCATCCTCACGCGCCTGTGACAACGGGTCTACTGTAACCTCACCAGGGCCATTACCCTTAGTCACAGGCCAGTAGATGTTCTCTAACAGCTCTTGGGGATCCTCAGCCGTACCAACCGTGAAGGTTGTTTCATTCCATTGTCCAGCCTGCGTTAGTGATCTTCCCGTATGTGGTTGGTTAACCCCCGTGATTTTCTCAGCTAGCTCTGCTTGTTCCTCTATGATCCTCTTAAGGTCTGACTGAAGCCGGGGAGGTAGCAACGGCTGTGCCATTACCTTACTGAAGTCTACACTGCCTCTCTTCTTGTCCTTCTTGTCCTCACAGGCGTAGCTATCAAGATCAACTCTAGCCACCTTAGCCACGAAGCGTACAAACCAATTGACCTTGATTCGCATTATCTCTCCCTGTAGGACACGAACTTCTTCCCCATCTCCACTCTCTTCGTGGCAGCGTGCAAGGGACTACTCAAAATCACGTAAGCTTCATTGAGGGTTATTCCATGTCTCTTAGCAAGGTTATACAGAGAACTGCGCCCACCCCTACCGCGCCAACTCTTATGTAAGTGCTCCACCTGCTCCTTACTAACCTGTGATTTGCTCACGATACTTCATCCTCTTCTGGCTTTCCCCATATAAGGTGCTTTGGCAGATATGGCTCACTAATTTTAGCTCTTCGTCTAAAAAAACGTCTCCCACCGTCACGTTCCTCTTGAAGACGGCGTTCTCTGCGGAGAACAATAATTTCTGCCCTCAAACCAATATTACGCTCCTCTACTTTAGCCCGCTGCTCATATTTTTTACGTCTTTCTCTAACCTCAGGCCGCTGTTGGTACTCTCTGTGTCTTTTCAAAGCTCTTTGTCTAGTCTTCTCTTTAGCTTCCGGTGTTCTAGGTGTAACAAGGATACCCCCTCGGCTCTCTAAGTAGTTTATCCTCTTCCATTCAGCACCAATAGTTTCATACCAAACCTTATTATAGTCGGTCTTCCTTTTAGTTGCACATACATCACAGTACTTGTGCCTAGGGCTTCTACGCTCTGTTTTAGTTGTACATCCATCAGTTGCACATTCAAATATCATCTGCCCCCCTAGGCTTCCAGCTTTGTGCTTTAGGTATGACACCTGCCAGTTCAGGGGAAATCTTCGCGTACAGCCTAGCCGTCTTACTCGTAATACCAAGAGGGTCAATAATCGGTACCTTGTCCATGTACTTCTGGAAGTCTTCGCTCTCATCCTCTGTCAATAGCTCTTGGATCCTTCCAGACATGTTTGCATATGAACCTGTTGTACCAGTAACCTTAAACATCTCCATTAGTATCTCACCAAGAGCCTTGTCCTCGGGCCAGCCATCCTCAAAGAAGGGGGGTGTGGCTTTCTCTGCCCACGCCCTAAGAGCCACATAGATATTCTTGTCGATATTGGGTAAGGCACCTACAGAAATCAAACCATCAGATATCCGTCGAGCGAGAAAGCGGATAGCCAGAACCCCAATCATGCGTTCTTTATCCAATTCCACGAGACGGTCAAATACCTGTTTACCTTCGAGACTTATATTCTCGCCCTCTACCTCTAACCGCCCAAAGTTGGTTTTGAGAGTATTTAGCTCCTCCTCAATCATCTGTCGCTCTTTCACTATCAGCTTATACTCAGCGTTAGCGTCGAGTTGAAGTTGAGTCAAGCTACGCTCGGCTTCCTCGTCTTTCCTTTTCAAAACCGCAGTTAAGTCTGTTATTTGCCGTTCGAGATCCGCAGAAGTGAAAGCAAGTTCACCCGGTAGCAACTCATCATCGTCAATCAACAGATCGTCACTCACGCTTTACCCCTTTCGACTCTGGCAGAAAATCAAATGACACTTCAGACACATGATCCCCCATGATCTCAAGGTAGTCGTCCGCATTGTCCAGGTAATTCTGCTCTTCGATGCGAATGATATCGTCAGGCGTTACTACGCCCTTCTCCTTCAACACCGTTTGGTACATACCTGCACGCACAGGTATGTCGAATCGCATAGTCACAACAAGGGTTCCTTTGAAATCACTCATGGCACAACTCCACATCTCCAGGTACCACGGTACATGAAGATGCGGATGTAGTCAAGTGTTTTTCAGCTTTTTATAACCCCGTTGGCCTTGCACAGCTCCTCAGCAGTCTTTCGGAGCTTCTCACAAGCTAGTCTAACGGTCTGTCCTTTAATGCGGGAAACCAAGTCCTGGTCCCTCTCTGACAGATCTTTCTCTTCCCAATCTGGATTGGGATACATCTCTTCGGCATAACGGTCTTCCAGATCAGCTAAGGCATCATCAAAAGCTTTGCACTTTATCTGAAGGTTACGATACTCCTTAGCCATTTGCTCAATAATTAGATTAGTCACCTCGGCAGGTGGCATATACGGAATGAAGTACATGTGAAAATGTAGCCCCATACGGCTATTGTCGTCGTACACTTTACTCTCCTTCAGGAGTATATGTGAACAGAATTACTGTTACTGGGTCAATAACACTGCGGTTGCCGTAACACCTACGCATTTCACGTATCAACCCTGATAGATCTCTGCACAAAGGGTCATGGTCACACAACAACCAACTACTCGGCACTGTCTCTACGTGAGTTATTAAAATGCCCTCCACGTTTGCCGTCCCTACTAACTCACCCGTTCCATCCTCAACACGCAATGCCATTCCAAGCTCTAGCTTGGCAGCCAACTCCGTACCTGGGCGAACGGTGGTGTTTAGGTCATGTTCCCTAAAGATAGGGTTGTGGAAGACCAGTACTTCTGGGTCATCCGACATGAAAACATCCATCCTATTCTCCTATACCGGCCACTGGTTTCACATTAAGTGCTCTCCGGGTCATGGTATTGGCAGACTTACCATGCTTACTCGCCTCAGAGCTACCTCTAGCTGAGACAGCAGGCATATTCTGCGTAACCCTACCCGTAGTTGATTTGGTAGTAACAGGAGTCACTTCGTTCAGAAAAGCGTAAACACGGTCTAATAGCTCTCTCTTCATACGTCCTCCTGCTCTAGGGCTACCTCTGTCGGCTGCGAATCATTAACATACCAACCACTACCAAGAAACTTAATAGCAGGCGCACAAATAACCCGTTGCATGTCTACACCGCAACAGACAAGAGGAGCAGCCCCCACTGGCTGAATTTCCTCTTTCATTCCCCCACACCGTTCACATTTATACGGATAGAGAGGCATTCAACGTCTCATCAGTGGTAAGTTCCATCCTCTTCTCTTTGTTGATGAAAATTTCCCCTGCATCTATTAGATCCCAAACTGCCATGGCTACTGTTCCTGCTTGTAACCCCACCTTTGCTACTAACTCGGCAGGCTTATAACCGTGCGTAGGATTGGATTCGAAAGCAACTCGTACTTGCTCCCGTATTTGTTTGGAAGGTCGTATACTCATGATTTGTCCTAACTGCATATTGCCTTTGTGCTCCTGCTAAAACAGGAAAAAATACCACACACTTAATCAAGCGCAAAAGCATCTTGTCATCACCGCTTATTGAGCTTTGCGAGGTGCTCGGCAGGGTGAACCTTACCCCTCCAAGTGGACTTGGGAGTCCAGTAGGTTTCTACTGTAAGCCACCCTCGGGATAAGCCCTCGTATAACAACCAACTAACTATACCTGTGAAATTATGAAAGACTGGAGTGAGTTGAGCATGAGTAGCCTGCGCCTCTACCCAATAGATCTTAAGAGTAGTGTCCTCTATCAAATTAGCCTTCAGGCGACGTATAACGTGCTCTGCTGCGCTGTAGAGCTGATAGGTGGATAGCGGGTAGCCTACATGAGGATTGATGGGGGAGGAGCGTTTACGCGACGACCACCACCATCGACTATCATGAGGGGCTAGAGAGGAGAGACTCTTAATGTGTCGAACAGGACGATCATGTGAAGTCTTTCTCGGACCCAGCTTGGAGGGGGGTTGAGCGGCGTGGCGCTTCTTCTCACTATGAGGAGCGCCTTCATACTTGCGATAGTGGTAATTGGTCACCTTGTCTCCTTAACAAAAACCCGCACGAGGTCATAACGCCCGTGCGGGCCGAAGAAGTGTTCCTCGAAAAGGAAGGAATCAAAGAAGGAACAACTACTTCACAACCTTGAGCGCCGTGTAATTCGCCGGGTGATACAAATGCGGCTTCTGTCCGTGACCTTGCTCTACAGCTACAAGATAATGCACGGTATTACGATACATCTCACCACGAAGGTCAAACTTCATGCGATACACGGATTGCATCGCCCACTCATTCTTCCACACATTCCCCTCGGCAAATTGCACTTGTGCTTCTGCAATAGTGTCATTATGGCGCTCACGGAAAAACGGGATCATGAAGTTCTGCGGAAAGCTATTACCCCCGTAGTAGTTCGTGTCCTTCTTCAACACGCATACAATGGTCCCGGTCTTCGTGGTACGCATACCACCGGCCTGTGAGGACCACTGGACCTTGGTGCCCTTCTTCAAAGGCTTCACGTTCACAATCTTAGCCTTATTGGTCGTCTTCTGTAACTGCATTGGACTCTCCTTTTTCATCACCCTCTTGTTGTACCACACAAAGCTCGGTATTGTCAACAAATTCCCTGATTACGTTGGGCTGTTGGTTGATGATATCGTTGTAAAGAGCCAACCGTGACTCCCGAGAGACCGAAAATATCCCCCCCTCGATAGTCAACGTATCTCTAAGGGTATTCAACAGATACCAGATCTGACGTTCTGCAATTCTCATATCCCTCCCATGTCCACACACTCTTCAACCACTTTCCAGTAAGGGCCAAGAGTAGCGTCAAAGCAGCTCTCACATAAGTCTACTTCCACCTTCCTTAGGTCTCCAATCAGCTCAGAGCCGTAGGCCCCTACAGCCGTGATGGTCTGAAAGTTGTTGATCAGCGCGACATCACTAACCTTTGCTTTACGACCACACCTATCACACGTCATAGCCACCAACTCATCAACATGTTTAGGTACTCCCTCATAGATCTTCATACTTCTCCCTCAAACGCTCATACTCGGCCCTGTCGTGGGCCTCAAGGCTATCTTCTTTCTTCCGCTTGTCCTCAACCTTTTTCTGGATCTTATCCAGCATCTCCTGATGCTGCTTCTCTTCCCATTCATCTTGCCACTCTATTGGGTCTTCAATAAACCCAAAAGGGATCTGAATGGTGTAATCTTGGTAGTCGGCGTACCCACCTGAGTTATACGTCGTATAGCTCCCAGTGATCTCTATGAGCTTGTCTTTCATGTTCACAAAGACATCTTCAGTATCACTAACCCTGAAGTCTATGTCGTACCGTTTAACGACGTTATTGAAGTCTTCGGCCAGGTATCTACACTCGTCTGCAATCTCCGCGTAGAACCATAGCCTGTTGAGTGTCAGCTTCATACTAGTCCTTTCGGAGCTTATACCCTCGCTTACTCCAGAAGATCCAATCGTGATGGATACCATCCAGCATATCCATCTGCTCGCAGAGCTTACTTGTGGTCTCATCCTTTGACTTACCTCGCGTGCCTGAGACCTCAACACCCTCGCGCCCCATGATATACCATTTCCCATCTTTATGCGGCATAAATAGCTAACCCCACTATCCCTATGACCGAAATTACTAAAACGCCAAAAAGCACCACACGCCACATATACGAGTCGTCTGATGCCTTAAAGTCTTCCCACACTATCTGTAACAGCTCTGGTAGATCGCTCACTTTCGTTCCTCCCTGATGTGTATGATCGCGGTTACAAGGCTCGTAAGTAATTGTTTACCAACACTTATTAATGCAACCCCAAGAACGAACACTACCAACAGGGTTATAATGATTGTAGTCATTATTCTAACGGTTCTCCATACATGATAAATCTCCTCACGTCAGGTTCCTCCCACTCAGCCCCCAAAGCCTCACTAGCGTGCCGAATAAACTCTACTCGCTTTACCCTGGCAGTATTCCTCAAAGCTATCTCCTCTTCCGTCAAGATAACGTAATGAGTATCACCCTTTAGAGCAGGACAGTCAACCTCATGCTCTGCAATAAGCTTCTGGTGCTCACCCGCTTCCTTAGCCATGAACTCCTCTACAGAAGCCCTGTGTAGGTGCCAGTTGAACGTCATGGCGATAGCTACAAGTATACTAGCTCCCCCGAGCACAACTACTACGGCCAACACTATTGCCCTATATCTGTTTTCTAGTCTATCCCAACCCATCATCATCTCCTCCGTATCACATCCAACGATCCAGCATATCCATGCTCTTTACCATAACGGTAAGTCTTCATTAGTAGTCTACGCATGAAATAAATCTGAATTCCAGTAGGATCGATACCTAATGTCTCTAGGATGAGTTCTTCCTCACGTGTGGGATCTTGGAACTTATCCAAGAACTTCTCCACATCATCGAAGGTGTTAATATCCATGCTCTTCCCGATGAGCTTCATCCCACCAAGGGACTTCAGGAGGTTCTTTAGCCACAAGGACAACAGGAGGGACTTTATGCACAGAATTAGCGTTATCTGTTTCCATTCGGTCAATAGCAAATCTACGCAGGAAATGAACACCATCAGTCAGTAACACCTCTGCGTCCGAGTCCATGTACATGAGGGCTTCTCTTAGTTCATCAACCGTCATCTTACCTCCTACGTTTTACAGTACCAGAAGTCCTAGGTAATGTCAACGAGTTCCTACCTCAAGTCTCCTACACAAGCAATACCACGTTCCCGGTAATGGAACACCCGGTTGGTATACTCCTCGTCCGTAATCTCCGGATTATCCTCTTTGATCGGCCAGTCCAAAGGCAGATAGTGTGCCCTACGGATCTCGGTGAGCACCCCACGCACGCGCTTGAGGTCAGCCCAGATCTCCTCAGAGGCTCCCCTACGCTCAAGTGGGCTACTCTCAAGTAATTGTTCGTACCGCTCCTCAGTCATACCAGCAAATTCAACCATTATTCCCTCCTACCCAGTTTACGCATCACCTCGTCAACAATTATCTGAATATCCTTTTCACCAAGCATAGAGGTATCTTTCCACAACAGAGGTGGAGTATTAACACCCATGCCCAAACCACTCGCATCTACATGCCCCATAGGGCTATACACTCTGTACTTGTTAGGGTCCATCTGTGAAGACACACTAGTAGTATCAAAGGTACCTAACGGTCCATCAAACTCAATCTCTTCCTGGGAAGGAGGTTGCTCGATGAATTGATCAGGTTGACCCCAGTCCTCAAGTTCTTCTGTCAACTCTTCATTCTTACGAATAAGATCACGATTTTCCAAATCAAGACCTAAGAGTCGCAGATACCTATTCCTCGGGAGAGACACCCATCCCTCCGTTTCGGCATCCCTGATATGGTAGTCGTTCAGCTCTTCTTGAACCAACCGAATCTGTTCTAGTAAGTTCTCCAGAACACGAGCAGAAACAATGATGCTGCCCTCTTCTTCCCGTGCCTCATTCTCCAGATCACTCAAGTCATGCTCTACGTCGAACACGTCATCCATCTCTTCAAACATTGGCTTTCTCCTTGTATAGGTTGCAATACTTTTTGGCAGTCTGCTTCCACGCTCTACTCTTCTTCAACACCCGCGAATACTCCTTCGAAAGGATTAGAAGATCTCTTATATGACGGTCTGTCATTACACGACGCTCCTTGTTAAACCTATGCTGGTTAGCCCTTACAAGATACAGTAAGTAACTGATAAAAAAGGCTATAACTAGCAAAACCGCCGAAAGACCTATAAGACTAATCTCGACTGTCATCCTCACCCTCCTCAAAGTACACTTCTTCTTCACTCAAGTCTTTGAGGAGGGCCATATCACTAGCCACCCTACGCAAGTAGTCCCTACCGCCATCAACAGCGATACCCTTACAAGAGCACCACACGAAATCGTGACGGTGCTTGGACTCAATAATGTCTCCACAACGGAGACACTGTGCCTTATTGCTTAGGATCCTTCTCATAGTTACTCCAAGTGGGCGTGAAGTCCCATGTCTCTTTCGAGGGATCCTTCGACACCCATACGCAAATGCCTGCCTTATGCGCCCTTCTAATCGTATCGTCCGTACCCCTGCCACCGGGGAAAGCTATCACAACATCAGGCTTTTCCCCATCCAACATCTTCTGATTCCTCAGTGGCCCCGCTGCGCTTCCTTCTTTGTCCCAGTCAGGGAAGTAGATGTGAACGACCTTCCCGTGCCTCTTGGCCCACTCCACCGCAAGGTCGTCCGCTCCACTCGCACCCCCGCATACTACTTCATTAGGGTCAAACTTGTCGAGCACAGAGGACACGTGATTACCATTCACGTAGTGACGCCCACCACACACTAAAGCTTTCATTCTTCCACTTTCCCTAATCCATTACACCTTGGGCATACCTTCATTTTCCCACCGCCCCAATAAATAATAGCCTCAAAGATATCCTCATGTACAACCCGATAGTCACAACCAATACACTTAATGGTCCCTGCCAACATACCCGCATCAAAGAATAGATTACCACTACCACAATTGGGGCAAGGGTCAACCTCATAAGTCTCACCATTCAACTCGAATTTAACCTTCATACCCCCACCATCTTTCTAAGCGCATTTATGCGCCTAGTCATCTCACTGATCTGATAGTCGTCCAAATCCTCTTTCCATGGGGCACACCCCGTCCAGTACTCTTCCAACCAGCGTATGGCCGCTCTTAGATTGTCAAACTTTTCCCCCTTGATAAGCACCCACTCCCCATCCACCTTACGCCGTATGAAGTCACCAGGCAGATGTGGGTGAGCGCCGTTGTAGTTTATCTCTGCCCTGAAGATATCATCGGCAATAACCGCCTCTTTACCATCACCCCATCCTGGTGAGTACTCTCGTTTATCCGTCATACAAACCATTCTCTTTCTTGAGAGTGCCACTCTCAATCTGCCTGCGTCTACGAGCCATCTCCCTATCGTAGTTGTAACCCTTGGGAGCACTCCAGTTACGCATGAACTTGGGTAACATGTTAAGCAGCCCCTTGTGGGGCCGCTCTGCTTCGTTAGTCCAATCTATCTTCTGTATGCCGTCCAACTTCTTCTCGGGGTCTAATTTCTCCTGCATCATCCCACCTGCTCATGTCCAGTGATCTCACGCACGAACCGCTTGGCCAATGTCACTATGAACTGTTGGCTATACTCCCTCTGCCAACCACGAGAATACATGCGCCCGTCCCAAATGAAACGGATATCTGTATGGTCTTCCTGCGAGTAAGTAGTCACATAACCATACCTAGTAGATATGATCCCTTCTACCCAGTACCCAAACTCATTCATGTCATCCTTAGTAAAGTTGCTGCATGACTCACTCATACGCCAGTTGTCATCCCAGTGCTCTGCTTTCTTGGCCATTGCTATCTCCTCGGGTAAACTATTTCAATACCCTCAATAGTTATAGTGGGTCTACGCTCTGACAACGCCAAGTCCTGATCGATATGTCTTATAGCCCACTCAACATCCTCTATACGGTGTCTGTTGCCTGTGACGTACCACTTGCCTGCCTTCTTCTGTATCTTGATACCACCGGGGCCTTGCCACTGTTGAGCGGCTGCTGGGACTACCATAGAGCCTAGCAGGACTCCCACCAGCGTCCCAAAGAACCCTCGTCTATTCATCGTCTTCCTTCTCCTCTGTGCTACCTGTCGTTATAGTGGTAAACTTGTCCTGCCCCCTACAGTTATCACAATAGGGCATGAAAGGAGCGTACACAGCCCCACACTTGGGGCATACCCATCCGTAATCTGGAAATGTGGGAACTGTGGGGGTGGGAGCAAAGGTAATTGTACCTACAACCGTAGCGGGGAAAGGGGGTAAAGGATCGAAAGAAGGTAAAGGATGGATTCTATTGGGGTTGTTGGGGCAGTACTCAGAGTGGAAGAAACCACCAGTGTGAGGATCACCGCCACAACCAGGACAACCACCGGCCCAGGTGTCACTAGCCATATTGCCTCCTACTGCTTGACAGTATCACAACTTGTTAAAGGTGTAAAGAACTATGAGCGTGATGATGATGAGAACTACAACTACCTCGGCCAGAGACATACCCTGGCGTTCTTTCTTATCCACACGCTTACCCTATAGGACAAGACGTATAGGAGAAAGCTATCGCCCAGATGATGAAGAGCAATAGCGCAGTCCACAGCATCGTGTTATTCGTCTTGTGTTCCACCTAGAGCCTCCGTACTGACTATCTCTTTCTCAAGCTCCACAACACGATCATACAGCTTCACTTCCTCGTGTATGCCCTGTAGGTTCCTACGAACCACCTTACCCAACGCAATGGCTAAGAGCCTGTCCACAGCCCCCTCAGCACCACACGAGCGTCCCTGGTCGTCATAGGGCACATTACGATCCAGCCCAGTGGCTACGTCACACTTGACACGTATGCGTGCGAGCGTGGAGGACATGCCCTTGAGCCTACGCTGTAGATCCTTGTTATCTGCGGTGAAGGTATCTAGTTTGTTCTGCAACTCTTTGTTCTCAACAATGAGATCTCCGCCCTCACCCGCAATAGCCACACGTATGACACTAATAAGCTCATCAACGACAGGATCAATCTGTTCGTGGTTCATTTTTCCTCCCATGCGTAAGTGACTATCATTACTCTTTTGGCCCCAATACCAGGAGGATTCAGGTTATACTCCTTTTTAAACTCCTCTGCGTATAACTCATCCACGTAACTCTTTGAGTCAGTACTTTCCCAAAGGCTCTCCTTATTGAGCTTCGGGTCAGCCCCCTCCACCCACACCATTATGCTAGCGTCACTACTGAACTCAACACCGTCACGGGTCACCACGTAACGCTTGATGTTATCCATCAGTACTTCTCCTCATCGATCTTGTGGTCACCACACCAGTCAGCCTCAAACACCACTGGGTAGCCGTCCATAGTAGGAGCACGCTTACGACACCTACCAATGCGCGTACCCTGCTCAGGGGGCGTACTAGCCACCTTGAGCACAAAGTGCATACACGTCTGACACAACATGAACTTAGAACGATGCTTCCACGGATCATTAGCTATTGGCATTACTCATCCTCCTCGTAGTAAGGGTATTGTTTATTGTAAGTACCTATACACCCACAGTCAGCACATTTGTGAGGGTACTTCGGGGGGTAGGTGGTTTGCACATAGCCTGTGCTCTTCATACGACCTCCACATTCATCACAGTAGAGCCGCACCTTAACCATCGAAACTGCCTCCCTACTCTCCATGTAGATATCTCTTATCAATCCACGCCTCTACCTCGGCATGTTTCTTCTTGTCCTCTGCGTCCCTGTCATTGTAGATCCAATCCATACCATACGCCCTATAGCGAAAGACGTTGTGACACTCACGAGCGAACCAGTAGAGCATTTGGTCCTGCAACAAAAGCCTGATATTACCATGAGGTGCTCCCCACACTACGTGCGGGTGAGCGATAGGCATACCCTCCTTCATCACCACTATCTTGCCCACACACCACCCATGCTTGGGAGTGGTCTCGTATACCGCCGCACACGCGATCCACACTCCTTGCATCTCCTCATACAAGCTATCAGCCAAATCCTCGGCCATCTTCTTGGTGTACTCTATCTTAAGCTCCCCCACGAAGTAGCTCTTGGTGACGAACACATCAGCAAAGCCATCTACAGGCACCCGCCAGTACTTGGAAGGGGTCTTGATGGCCTTCTTCTTACGGAACCGATACCATACGAACGCTATAATAGTAAAGACGACACTAAGGGCTACCCACCCCATCCATGCCGGATACGGATTGAACCAACTAGTCTCCATCATTCCTCCTCCACCTGTCCACTTCTACAGATGTATATCTTGGCCTCTAACTCGTTGCAGTAACAACCTTGTAGGGGTAGCTCAGGATACTCCCTACTTGGGTCACGGGTATACCACTCCACCCACTTCACCTTCTCACTACCCACCCACGTGTACTTGATCGCCATGGTGGATTCGATATTGAAGTTGATAACGGTTTCCTCTGGTTCCACAGAGATGTTATTCAGCAGCTTAACCACGACACGGGTATTGGTGGTCTCGACGAACAGGGGAACTAGAGTCAAAAGACATATCTCTGGTGTCACCTCACACCTGGAACCCCACATGCTCTCTACGTACTGACACCTGGAGTCCACCACAGAGGGCATCACTCTCCCACTTGGTCTCCTCACCTCTTGCGCCATAGCTAGGCTAGCTATACCCGAAATGGCTAATAGCATCAGGATCTTCTTAATCACGGTCGCCTCCGAAGAACTTACCCCACATCTCACGTAGTCCCATATATCGCTTACGCATCCACTCAGCAGCAAAGAGCTTCTCCTCCTGCTTTTGCTCTGTGTACGCGATATAGCCTTCCACTATAGGGTCAGGCTTAACCACCAGAATCATGTAATCCTTCCTGTCCTCGAAGACCGTTTCGAATGGTAGTGTGCCCAGACTACGCGCCCTATAGATGATAGTCGTACCATTAGAGGGGAGGATACTATCGTCTATTTCCACCTCACCATTCTCATCCGTAAGCTTATTGAAGATCTCCACGAACAGGGCCACACGTACACCATCACGAGGCTTGTTGTACCTTGTCTCCTTCTCCTCGTCCCACTCAGGTACGTCAACCCTGATCTTCATGGTATCTCGTGCTCATTCCTCGCTATAGAGGCATTGGCCCAGAAGATCGCTTCCTCAAGCTTGGTGATAGCTAGGCTGCGCTCCCTGCACGGAGGGCAACACTCGTGAAAGCTCCACGCCAACATGCGTGCCGCTTCACGTAGTCCCACATATCGCTTGTTCTGATCATCCTTGGGCTTGTGGTAGGTGAACCTGTTGTTAATATCATCCGCTTCCATAGGACCAACTGTGTACTTAACCATCCTCTAACTCCTTCTCAAGCTGATCGATCTTCTCTTGAGCTTCCCAATATCTCCCCCTGGCCTGTATAGCCCTGGCCTTCCATTTTTCTTCCTCGGTCTGGATCACTGGGGGCTTGACCCCGGATTGGTACTCTGCAATACGTTGTTTATGGTGCTTGGCCCTGGTACTCGCAATGAACTGGCCTGTCTGGTGCATGTAGCCTTTTTTCAAGGCAGAGTGGAAAATGCCACCCCAGCAGTTAGGGTGATGAGGCTCAGATAAACCCATAGTGTCTGCGGTGTCCTTCACCTGATCTGCCGTGAAGGTAATGTACCTGCCTGCGGTTGCACGAATAGCCCTCAACGCTTCCTTCTTCCATGCCTGACTCTCATGTGCCAGCACCTGCTTCACACCCTTGAGCTTCAAACAACTGCCACAGAACCCCCGGTGGAGATCCCTGATACCAATACACCCGGTTCGGCATTTACCCTGCATCAATCCACTTCACTTTCTCATTAACCCTTGGTACCTCAATCACGGTTTGGATAATGTGGACTTCAGGGAAATGGTCAAAGATGAATGCCCCTGCATGGTAAAGAGCATTACGAGCAAGATACCGGCCTTCCCCATGAACACGGGGGCCTATAACCGCTGCACACTCTTCACTAAAGGTACTCGACCCCACATCAAGGTATGCCTGGATACGCTCCTTGGCTATAGCTACACCTTTCTTACGAGCAAATTGATCCCTGATGGAGCATACTGCAATGCCTACAACTTTAGCCTCCATATCCACCACGGTAGTATAGCCCCCATAACCCGGTTCGTTTGGGGCGAAAAAATGTCGGATACGATATCTGTCACTCATTAGTTTACTCCCTCTAATCTATAGCTCTTGAGCACTGTACCATAGTCCTTATCCCCCACAGCCGTGGATGGTATCCAGTACTTCCCATGGTACTTACCAAATAGGCCCTTGCCTTTGGTGTAGTCAGCGAAGTGACCCCTTCTAATATGGAATGCCGTACCCATTGTTCCAGCCCCCTCAGAGACGCTATGACTGCGACTGCCCCCAGGAGGTACTTCCACATGTAATTCCCTGTAGATCACACGAGAGGGGTCTTTCTGTCGCTTGTTATTCCGATAACAGGGTTGTGACTCTACTGTAGTGACATTGTTACACATCAACAGGAGTAATGACCAGAAAATAGTATTCGCTGACCCAAGCAACTCAGATTTGAATTGTTCTAGTCGCAAGGGGTCATCACCGAGTTCTTTTATGATTGCGTCAGAGATTGCTATCTCCATCACCGATGCCTTTAGGAACTCTTCTCCTTCTTTGCTGAAGGAAGAGTAGTTCCCTCGGAGATTACCATAGATGATAGCCGGAAAGGTTTTCAGGTTTTGTCTCTCTGAGAATCCAGACCACCCTATGTTCAACACGAAGCTATCCGGGTCTTTAGGGTTATCTATTAACAAACCAAAACAGTCAGACGTGAATTTCAGATCAGGGTAAGGATCAGCATTCATCTCCTTGATGTTACAGTCCTCAAGAGGTTCTCGCCACTCAAACCACACAACAGGGAAAGGTGACCTGAGTGTACTGCCAGCAAAGACACGTATGTTTCGGTCTATAGCGGTCTCATTGTCGTGGCGCAATGGAGCACTGTCCCAAGCGTATTGAATGTTTATAGGGACTACCCCTAGGTCATCCAAGAGATGGCCCCGCCCAGATACGTCAGCAGAAACCCCCTTGATCCTAGCTCTATTGAACAACGGCCATTGTGTTCTGTTCACATCGCCTCCGCCATTGCCTCCGCTTTGATCTGGTCGATGCCTTTGATATCACCCACCATTTCACCTAGTATATCACACTTCACGTTGTTGCGCTTGACCCCTTTGTCTGAGCGAGTCTTTCGTTTCTTGCGTAACCCATTAGTATCTGATACAGTCTCGACCTTCTTGCGTTTAAGAGACTTAGAGAAATCGTATGGCTCCACACTAGTCGGAGCTTGACGGGCGTGCTTGGCCAGCAGCTCTGCCAACTGTTTGAAGTCGCGTCTGTCCATACAGATGAGCGAGTTAGTCTCACCATCCTGTACCCACAGTCGCAACCCACCATCTCCAAGTACTCTGAGTTCGAGCTTGTTGTGTCCACCAAGGCCATACTCCTTGCTTTTAAAGAGCACTTTCTCTTTCATTGTGTCTTCTTTCCCTGTAGCAGGGACAGTACATCAGCATACCCGGCGTATGTGGAGAAGGCTGTCTTCTCGATCCAAGTAATCAACTGCCTACGCTCACTGTCCCTCATGAGTAGATAGCCTCCATCGTCCCGGTACTCTATAACGTCATGCCCAGGATCTAGCGTAGACGGGTGCATGTCCACTCGTCTACTCATCAGAGCACAATACGCCAGATGGCGAGGAAGGCTATGAAGAGGGCGTTCGTCCACACCACGCCATGCGTGACACCAAACGTATACCCCTTCTCATCTACCCTGAGGTAGACACGTTGCTTCTTCACCCACGCCACGAACTTATTGTTATTACCCATGTTATCCTCCTGTTTCATCGTCTTCTTTCAAATACATGAACTGGTCACATTCCAATGTCCTCACCCGCAGCTCAATTGCCTTGTTCTTAGGTAAGTACCTAATAATATGCACCCAAATCTGTGTCCCACCCTCAGTAGGAGGAGCGTAGATCTCATCCACCTTGTCGAGCATATGTGGTTCTTCTTCCGCAACGTCGTACTCGGGGTACAGCCTCATTATATACGTGTGCCCCTTGTGCCTAACTCCTACTAGCTTCATTCTTCTTCCTCCATTCGAAATACTCTACAGGGTCGAGGGCAGGATCTAGTGTTCGTTCTTCCGACACGTAACCCAGGTGCATCATGATACGTCCAATGGCCCACGCCTCGTTCTTATGCATCACAAGAGCCATACTGCTCCCCTTTGTATGCTCCAGCATGAGCAGGATCTTATCCTTGGCATACTCACCCTGTGGCACCTCACTGACGGTAACACAGTTACTCTCATCCAGATCGAACTTATGAGTCTCTCTCATGCTTCCTCTTCCTCCTCTACCAAAGGCAACGCTCTACGCTCATGAAACTCCAAGAAAGTTACCTGATCGCGTACATACTTCAAGGCTATCCACGCCTCTACGATACGGTGGTCCTTCATATGCTTCTCCGCGCCCTGTAGCCTACGGCGTAAGTCGGACATACCCTCACGAGACGTAACCACATGGCTAGCTGTATTGAACCTCTCGCTAGTATCATCCATTGCAAGCATCATCTCTTCCGCATCAGACATGTTACGCCTCCCCCTGTCCATCAAAAGTGAGCAGCCGTTGGTTCTCACTTCGGTATATGATGATAACGTCTTGCACTTCTTGTAGTCTAAAGGCAGCCTGTACAGGGGAGTTGTCATAGAGGTAGGACATTACGTTATTCAACAATGCTTGTATTGAAACAAGGCTATTCCTGTCAACAAGAACGAACTTTGCCTCATCGAACTGTGCGTCACCATGGTTCATTACTCGCATTAGAAGTCTTTACCGATCTTCTTAAAGCTCTTCCAAACTATGCGCCCCACTGTGGCCCACACTATTACGAGAGCCGTAGACACAAAAGCGAGTATACCCAATCCACCATACACCAATATTCGTTGCAGCTCAGGATCCATTATCTTTCTCCCTCTTGATTTCGAAATGCTTGCGTAAGACTTGACAGTGGCCTGTATGTAGCCCAAACTCGTTGATACCAACGCTAAGAGGACACCAGCACATCCCCTCACCCTCTAGTGGGTGCTCTATGGCTGCTTCTACTGCAACCATCTCCAGGGTGGCTAGTATGTTCTCGTCTATGAATATTTGATTACCCATTATTCACCTTAAACAGCTCTAGTACTTGAGCTATACCATCATACCAGTCAGGTGTCCTTAGCCTGTCCTTCAACAGTTCTTTAGCTTGTTCTATTTGCTCTAGAGTAATCAACACTACGTCTACTATAGTAGCTTCTACCCCACAGTGTACGCAACAGCCATCTTGGTCTACCCATGTAAGGCCACAATCCTTACAGTACATAGATTGTTTCATCACTTGCTCTTCTCGCTCAGCTTGGTACCCACGAGATCCGCATTGAGCACACCGGCCTGGTACATGTCATACCATTTGAGCAGATCCCTAATGCACTCAACCATTGTTGAAGAGGAGATGTTCTCCTCATTCACCAAGGTGGATATCCTAGCAAGCATAGATGACATCACGTCATTCGCTTGGTGTAGCTTCTGTATATTCTTCGTAGCATCAATGATTGTCTCGGCCAGTTTAACTTCCATCTCGGCATCCTCTTTGCTTGGGAGCATAAAGTACTCTCCGATCTTCCTCATACTATCACCCTTTTCCTATGGTGTCAAGTGCTTTGTCTACTCCTCTGGCCGAGCTTCACGCTCACCCAGGCTACTATTATACCCTGTAATAGCCCCCACACCTTGTTAAAGACGTTGTTGATATCAAGACCTCCGAATGCACTAACAGCCTCATCACCATTATCACCATTCTCTGGTACAGAGGCAAGCTCAGGTTCTCCGTCTCCAGCGCCCGCAGGGTAATACGACGATAGTATCCCCTCCTTCTCTTTTTCGAGCATCTCCCGCTCCACTAGAGGTACTCCCGGTTCCTCCAAGCGTCTGTAGATGTCCTCTACACGCTTAATACCAGCAGCTCTGTCTAGCTTAGGTTCACCAGCAGGGATATACTCTTCTACCTCTAGTGGGAGTACACCACCTACTCCTCGCTCAGGTAGGGCTAATGTCTCGGAACGAGGCTCACCATGCTCTAGGGCCACAGAGCGTATGGCTACCTCCTTATCTGCTGGTACTGTCAGGCTAATCATGTTGTACGTCACCCCCACGAATGTGAGGGCTGCGCTAGCTGCTACTGCTTGATAGATAATCTTTCGTTTGCTGGTCATAGCTCAACTCCAATCTCCACTGTTTTACGATCTGTCCTACGCTCAACGCCCATATGGGAAGCAACATTAGTGTGAGCTGTAGGGTTATGAATGCGTATAGGTTCTCCCTGAAGAACAACAACTCATAGATGATCCCCAGGTTGTTGATGGCTATATCGCATAGTATGTACGTGACACCTATCAGGTAGATGCTGTTCTTGAAGCGTATCCACAGGCGCTCATTCATCTACTTCTCTTCTGTCAGCTTAAGAGAGAACTCCTTTGGTGCATTCGGCCTCTTCCACAGCGTAGGCCCATCCGTATCACCACGTACTTCTCGTATGCAGTACCCAGGCCAAGAAACTATTTGACCTTCAATTTCGATCATTACTCCATTGAGGAAGTCCACCGCATATACTGTGATTCCATTGTGCTCAATCTCTACCCACTTCGTTTTCGTTAGAACCTTAGCCATCATCTTTCTCCTTTCGAATTATCCATCCGTGACCGTTGCAGTCGGGGCGATTTCTAATGTACTGCATCCCCTGATCCACACACTTCGGGCAGCAGCTTTTACACCCCTCGCACCGGAAGATGTGAAGTTCTTCCAATGCTATCCAAATAAGTTCCGAACCCCTATTTTTCTTCTCGATCTCAGCAAGCTTCGCAGCCTCGTCGATCATCTTGGGGGTGACGTGGTGGCTTGGACACGGTAGGTTTGTAATGGTTTCGGTGCTGCCCTGGTTGACTCTAAGATCAAGATTGATTTTGAACAACTCTTCAACCTGCGTGTTGGCCTCCGTATACCCCTCTTTGAGTGCAACCATCACACCCTCGTTGTGGATGGCTTCGTCTTTCAACTCTATCACCTGCTCCCTCAAGTCCTCGTTGCGCTCGAACACCCGTACAACCCGGCCTTCGAGCTTCTCTACCTTATCCATGGCTATAGTACCTGAGGTTTCCAGCTCACGATTACGCATCAGACTCGCAGTAAGCTGATTCTCTAACTGCTCAATCTTCTTATTAGGCCCCTCACGTATCACCTCATTGTAGTCATCCTTATACGCCTTGGCCGTCCTAGCCCAGAAGTCCTTGTCTTGGATGAGCTTCACGATATAAGCCTCATAGCACCCAGGTAATGGGTGGGTACCAGTGCTCTCATTGATCACTGACGCTCTCTCACCACAGCCTCTACACTTAGGTTGTTTCTTGTCGTATGCGTCTCCGAACACTCTCATATCTCCTCCAGTAGCTCCCGTGCTCTATCGTGTAGGGCTTTAGCCTCTACGCAGTCCAACACGCTGTAGCATATCTTCCTGAGCCTTGTAGTGCCATCTTGTATCCTTCTAGCTGCATCATGTAGCTCACTCTTGCTGACAATAACATAGGTTTGATACACCTCGTCACCACTGGCCCTACAGTGGAGGATAGCTGCAAAGTCATCGTTATTCATTGTCAAGATCCCCTATTGCACGTTGTAACCTAGCTATGTTCTTTTCACACCTAGCTATGTTCTTTTTACTCTGCTCAATGGACTTGTTGACTTCACGTATATCACGAATTAGCTTTGAGGCCCACAAGATGCAGACCACAACCATAACACCACTCATCCAGGCTACGTACTCATACATTGTCAAACCTTTCTATTAAACGTTTTAGCCTAGCTATGTTCTCCTCGTTCAGTTTGATGATTTCATTCATCCTAGCAATCTTACGCTTCCTAAGAGGTACCTCAATGGCCCATAGAGCACAGACCACAGCAACAAGCAAGATACTCCAGGCTAAGATCTCAATCATCTTTCCTCCCTATCCATGAGGACACCACCCACCACATCAGCATAGCTGGGAGGGCCACAAACCAAAAGGCAGCAACTATGAATTCTACCCCTTCCCAAGAACCCAATACCTTTTGGTGGATAGCGAGGCATACACCAACCCCCATACCATAGGCAACAATGAAGGCTACAACTGTAAGCATTACTCATCCTCCCAGGTTACTGTGGCTTTAGCATACTCAGCATCTTCTCCCCCAACAGTGTGTAGGTACCTAACCGAGTTCTTAGCGTGCTGCTCGTTGTTACATATCGACGATACCTCACCATGACGTATGAGTATCCAAACCTCTTCATCAATGTAACTGTCTTTAACTTTCTTCATCACTCTCCTCCGTGTCTGAGTCTGCCTCTGCTATGGATAAAAGCTCATCTACTATGGACTCATTGATCTCGATAGCCTCATCCAGCTCACGCATTAGGCCCTCCATGTATCGGGTTATCTGCCCCCATGTCTCTGCCTTGCCTGCTGCTCCGAGTGTGGGACCAGCACGCCCACCACTCGACATCAACAACGCATAGCGCTTGAATGACTCAGTGTAGTTCTTACGCGAGTAGCGGAGTATCCGCTTCAATAACTCTCTCTGATGTTGCTCTTTCATCTTTCCTCCTCTCTCTTGGCTACCATAGCATCGTAAGCTTCCACAGCCTCACAAAGCTTACTCCTAGCTCCAAGCTCCTCAGATCTCTCGTCTATCGTGTGAATAGATCCCTTACGACACCAGTGTACCCACCTTCTAGCTGTCTCCATGATGTTCAGCATGGCTGAGATGCTCTCTACCCCAAACTGTCCCAGGAAGCCCCTAACACCGTCTTTCCACTGTTGTAACTGCTCGATCTCATCAGCAGCATCACCTACAAGCCACTCAATATCATAGTCGTCTTCAGGGCAATTGCCCTTAACGACAATACCCTGCTCATCCCTGCCTACTGCTTCACGTAGCTTTCTGGCTATCTCATTCATGGCTACACCAACCACACGAACGGTGTCCACTCCTTATGGTGTAAGAAGCGGAACATCATGAAGTTACGTCCCAAAAAGGTGAACTCCTTGTATCTACTACGGGTGAAATTAATCCATATCATTGTCATTTCCTTTCTCTAGATCCTTGATCCGCTCGTCCAATTCCCCAATGATGTCAGATTGATGGTTGATGGTCTCGTCCCTACCACTAATCTCGTCTTCAAGCTCTTTGACCTTATCGTTCTGCTTGATCTTATCGTTCTGCTCATTGTACACGCACAGTAGGTGTCTGTACGCTTGGCCTGCATACTCCCAATCACCGTAGTTCTCGGGCATGATGGCCTTCCAGAGCTTGTCGAGGGCATCAGCACAGGGGGCATTGGTTCTGTCTTCACGAGCTTGGAGTCGTTGCCCAAGCTCCTCTACTTCAGTCTCCAAGCCACTGATCTTGTCCTCTAGGCGAGTCAGCTCATGGTTCACGTCATCAGGTAGATCTACCTCGGGGTGCTCTATCTCACCCTCATCGTTCTCAACATCAATGTGAAGGTCAATATAGAAGCCCTCATCACAGAACAGAAGATGCATCAGTACTTCCCTCCTTTACATTCTGCATTGAACTTTGTTACCTTCATCTCACAATTACTACGTATCATCTCAATAGCCTTGAGGCGCTTGATCTCATTTCTGGCATCCTTTAGCTTGGACTCTGCTTCAGCAAGGGCGCAGTAAGGACAGTTCTTGGATATCCACTCCTTCTTGTGGTGCTTCGCACACTCGTTGATCCCTGGTGGTCCCATCCAGTTGAGGAGATTCCACTTGAACTCCTCTACCAGCTTATCTGCAACACGCTTACCATCACATTTAGGACAGAAGTCACCCATCCACTCACCTATTGGCTTACCACAGTCCTGGCACAGTATTTTGTAGTCACTCATATCGTTTTCTCCTTCTTGAGCGTATCCAGCTTGTTGAGTACAACCATAGCCATGGTCTTGCTCTCCTCTATCCACAGCTCATCAATGTCACGCATCCCTGGTTCACTCATGTGTTTGGCCATACCACGTACCATACCCTCTAGGGCATCGAACACCTCATGGATAGTATCAGAGCACTTAAGCCCTATCTCTTGGTTCTCCTTCCCGATGAGCATGAAGTCCCTGCGTGTATCCTTAAGCTGCTCGGTTGCAGTTTTCTCTATGCGTACCAACCGGGCATTCGCTTCTTTGAGGTCATTGATATCACGCTTGAGCTTACCCACCTCCTCAGGGGTGGACTCTGTTAGCTGCTCCATGCGCTGCCTTATGCGTCCGTTCTCACCCTTGAGGTCATCTACCTGCCCATAGTACTCATACGCCTGCTGCATGTACATACTGATCATCTTGAGGCCCATCTGAGGGTCGTACATCACATACGCAATGTCTTCCATGTCCTCAGGGTAGGGAGTGTGGTTGATGTCAGGCTCGATGTACAGCCCACCAAAGTCCTGCTCCCTAGTTTGGGGGTTCATCATATCAGCTCCTCGGGTATATCCTTGATCGTATCCTCATTGGTCAAATCCGGTGCTACGTACTGGTAGTTCTTATCTATATACGACTCGTACCCTGGTGGTGACATACCTTTGAAGGCTTTGTAGTCGAACTTCAACTCTTTCAGCTTAGCGAAGGTGTCTAACTCCTCTTTAGTGTAGGGCCTCTGCTTTGGGTTAGATGATGCTTGTGTAGCAGGCAGGGTGTCGTGCTTGTCCTTACAAGTGTAGCTATCAAGATCAACGCTGGCCACCTCAGCCATCCTTTTCTTTGTTGTATCGGACAGGGTGTCGTACTTGTACTTTAGCTCCATGTCTTCTCGTATGATGTTCATTAGCTCATTCACCTGTTTTGTGGTGAGGTTTGACCCAACAGTCCTCTGGCACATATCTGACTGGGCTTGGGCTATCTGGCGTTGTAATGCGTGCTCTGCCCACCTGTCGTACTCCTCTTGCTCCTCGTAGCTGGGGAACTGCTTCCTCGTAATCTTCTCGGTGCTAGCTCTACGCACTTTACGCATTATCGCTTCCTCTTCTTGAGTGGGATGCTTCGTAAGCATCGACCTCTTGTTGGCCTTTTCAAGTGCTTGCTCCTCTTGCCACTTGGTCATGCCTGCCCACCAGCCCATCACTTCCTCCCTATGGGGTCTCTGCCTACAGGCTTCCTACCTATGGGTCCAGCGAAGAGATCAGTACCATCCTCTATGGAGTCATCCTCGAACTGTAGCTCCTTGGCCTTCCCCAACTGATAAGGGCAACCATAGTCACGTGGTACGTTGGTTACTATGATGGGGTGGTTGAGTATACAAAAGCCTTCTAGGTTAGGCTCCTTACTACGGTAGGGCTTTATGTCCTCTATTAAGGTCACTGGCTTGTGCTCGGGGGGCGGTGTATCTATGGGTAGCTCTGTTCGTAAATGATAGAGCCAACAGGACATACAAGCTTTTCCTGCTTCAGGATCGGGTGTTGCAAACTTAACTACTTTGTTATCAACAAGATAAGGCTGTCTAGTGGTAGCATACTTGTTTCTCAGCTTATGCTTGATAATGTCTGATAATGTCATGGTGTTCCTCTTGCTTTAGGCATGGTGATTTTGTTCATGCTCTGAAGGTTATACAGTGGTATAGCTATAGAGGCGATAGAAGTCCCCGGTATTGTTGGTGGGTTGTTATGGATGGAAGTATGGTGGGACGTATGGTGGGCCTGACTCATCGTCATGTTTGGATTATGGTGATGGGGCCAGGGACTTCTATCTATGAATCTCATGATTGAAGTATATCACATCTTGTCAAGGTCTTCATCAAGCTCTATTCTGATGAATGTCTTGCTGTTCTTAACCTGTAGATATCTCTTCACATACCTATGTTTCCTAGTACGAGAGGGGGCACGATGCCCCCTCTTCTTTGTGATCTTTAGTTCGGTGTCCTCAAGGATTCTGATCTGCATTACGTGCTCCAAAAATGGGGGATAGTGGGATTACGCTAGAAAGGCATCAGTAAGGAGGTAGCCCTTTCTAAGAATTGTCTGCTGAGAACGATTCCGCGTGATGCTCCTCTATCCCCCTCACTCAATTAAAGTCGCCTGGGTTGATAACGCTTGTCAGTCCACCACCAGCTACAAATTTCAACGTGTAAGTGACCAATGTCAGCAACATGGCCACCAGCAAGCCCGCACCGTACATTTTCAAGATGGCTGGCATGGTTCCTTCCTGTACCGCGTGCAACGCATCATCTACTACCTCTGCATCAAATACCTTTTCCTGATCCATGTTTGGCTCCCTTCTATAACCACTCGCTGCCTTCGTCACCCGTGAGGATGTCATCCTCGGGGTCTTGTTCCACCAAGTCGCTTGGGCTTAAACCCTGCACGGCGAGCTTCTGGTGTACCTCATCCACACCTGCGAGACTTCTCACTATGGTCTGGACGACTCGGCTACGAACCTCTTCTTCGATCTGCTCAAGATCATCTCCCTCCTCCAACTCTATTGTGAAGGATGCCTCACCCCTTGCGGAGTGGTAAGCCTGGGGCTGGAACGTGTACGATCCACCCACTGTGATTTCTTTGATCTTCACTAGCCTCTCCTTTAGAAGTTATCGATCACATCAACCATTACAGCACATCGTCAACCACTTGTCAACCTAATGCTTGGTAGCTTTGAGTCCTGCCTTATCCGAGAAGTCTTCGCCCCACGCATCCACATCCTCTGCCATCAACAGGATGCTCTCGTACCACTCTACCTCGGGGTCAAACACAAATCGGATACCCTTCATGATCTCTCTACTCATCTTGTTCATGAACACGAGGGAGCCACAGACGAGACACTGAACAATACGTGGTCCGATGAACAACGGAGTCACCCAGTGGAGACCACGGAGGACTTGACCTCTCAAGTTATCCTGGTCCATAGCCTCACCCAAAGCAGGAACCCAAGCGATGATGGCTCGGGCATACTTGGCTTTGGCGCAAGTCCTTGGATGGATGCACATCATGGCTCCGATGTCGCCCCACGCTCTTACATCGTTACGCAATTGGTTCTCCTTTGATCTCGGTCTCTTCTACGTCATCACCAGAGGTAACGACAACCTTTACTGGAGGTACTGGCTCATCCTTCCACTTCCCTCTCAGATACTCAAGGATGCTACGTCTCTCGTTTTCTACCTTCACCAAGTCAACTCCAAAGTACTCTGCTAGAAGCCCATTGATGTCTAGGCACTCAGGGATGGGGCTGTCTAACGACCACTCACTCTCCTCATCCTCGTCAGGCCATCTAGCGAACATGAGGTTACGTTCCCCCAACAGCCAGTCAAGGAACTCCCCGATATGCTGAGACTTGTCCGTGAACTGAGCCATCTTGTCTAACTCAGGTGTTTCAGGATACTCAGGATCTTCATTCTCTTCGGCCATTTGTCCTCCTATTTATGGATAGTATCAGCCATTACTCAATTCGTCAAGATATTTCTGTGCGACTGGCTCCACTACAGCCCAAAGCTCCTTGGGGTACGCATTGATACTGTATGTACCAATATGCAACGTGGTCGGCTTATTTTTAAGATGGTTCTGATGATAGCGCAGAGCATCCACTACCAAATAGTAACTGATTCCATGCTTCCGAGCAAGCATTGCCATTCGACGAGAAAGATCACGTCCCTTCTGGGTACTGATGAGGATATCCAATCCAGCAACAGCAAGCATCTCCTTGTAGGTACGATAACCCTCAACATGAGTATACATAGGAGATCCATTCAATACCCGAGGAGTTCTATTCCACATTCGAGCCTTACCCATATTTATGAAAAGATGTTCAGCCTTTGAAGGTACACGCACCATGCTCTCGGTACCCCAAATAGGAATGAGCTTGGGGTTACGAACAACAGCAGCAGTCGGTGTACCCACCAGCTCAATCAGCTTGTCCAACTTGATGTCCATCTTGTCCTGACGCTCATCCAACCGTATAAGAGTAGGCACAACATTAATCGGGCTAATCGGGCCATTCTCCAGGTTATCCGGGGGTATAACACCCAAGGGATCAATCAAAGAATCCAAGGGATCCTTTGCCTCAAAGGTTTTATAGAAATCCACTTCCCAAACAGGGTGTCGCCATGCAAGTAGTTGGTAGACACCTTCCTTCGTAAGGAACCGAAGCGCCCGTTTACCCCGTTCTGTCTTATGGAAACTAATATACTTTTGAATTGGTTTGCGGTACCAAATTGAGTGACCATCCCTGATCTCAAAACCCTTAGCTAATGATTGAACAGAAAAAAGAAGGACACCAGTCTCCTCTTCAATGTATTGTAATTCTATACTCCCAAATTTCACGGTTTTTACTTCGATATTGGACACTGTTTTACCTCCAGTGTGAGAGTAAATTAGTCTTCAAGATGCTCAACGATGGTCTCTTTGACGGGGTTCACCACCCTGCTACGACCCGTGATAGGATCCTTCACTCGGAGCATTTGCCCGTTATCACCAGTTAGAATCTCCTCAACCAGCACCACCTCTTCTTTGTTAGGGGTACGAATAACAACACGTTGACCCTTCTCGAACATAGCGTCCTCCTCTACTGTGGATAGATATCGTTTAGTTTGCAGCTAAGATATTGGCACACGTCATCCATTACGAGTGCATTTGGTACTGTCTTACCTGCTACCCATTGACCAACAGTATTCTCTCCCACATCTATGGCCTCAGCCAAGGTGATGTAAGCCATTATTTTATTGCGGAGTATCTTCCCCAGACGACACTCCCTCTGTCTCCTTGTTCTCGTCCTCTTGGTCAGTTGTGGCATCCTCATCCTCCTCTTTTGTGAAGTCGATGTTCAACTCAAACTCTTTACCAAGAGCGACAACGTCATCCATTATGAGTTTATCCGGGTTGGTATTCAAATACTCAACTAGCCCAATCTGCTCACCACGTATCTTGGTAATACGCTTAGGATCATCATTGAACTCGCGTGCTGCACCAATCAAATCTTTCATAGTGGCATTGCCCTGGTGACGCGCCTGGTTCAACAGAATCAATACATCCGAGAGCTTCTGATGCTCTACGAAGAAGGCATCAAAGCCATACTCAGGCATACAACTGATCAAACCCTTGTCAACCAGCCCCTCGAAGATCATGTTAGAACAACTGAGAGGCGTAGACGTTGGGCCATTGGGGAAACCCTTCTCATCTAGCTCTTGAGTCAGGAACATACCGATGTAGCCCATGTAGTCCATGACTGCATTGAGCCGTATTGCGGTGGCCTTACTCTGCTGCATCATCCTAACCATGTCATCCTTGACACGCTTCAACTCTTCGCCTTGTGGGTTGCCTTGAAGTCCCAAGGCCGCTTGGTGTGCTGCCTCTCCAGGTGTCACGATCTTCTTCACGAACCTCTTGGGGTCATTGATACTCATTGGTTCTCCTCTTCGTCTTCCATTAACATATTAGTCACGGTAGTACCGTCCTCGCCTAGACCCTCATCCTCGGCTTCGTCCAGATACTCTATGACGGCATCAAGTACATTATCGTCCCAATCCTCTGGCCCAACGCCCAGGATTAGCTTGGCTGCTTCCTGCATATAATCAGGGATAACCTGCATTATATCTTCAACTGCACTAGCTGAGAATAATTTCTGTTGTGGCTGATTTGCCTGTGCCTCTGTACCATCGAATAACATATTTGTGGGATGAGGCGTAAATGCTTTGCCCTGTACACCATAGGTGAGTGTTCGTATCAAAGCAATCTTTATACGCCAAAGGTCGAGGAGGTTCTTGTAGATAACCGCCTCGCTCTTGATCTTGTTGTCATCCTCTATCTCATCCAGGCGCGTGTTGAGGTTAGCCATCATGGTGTTCAGCCCTCTATCAATGTCTCTAACGTAGACGCTCATTGACTTACGGGCTATCTTCACCGCATCTTTGTTAGCTAACCGTTGAACCTTACGACGTAACAGTACCCACTTATCTCTGCGGTGCCAGGTGTCCAACGTCCTCTTCGGGATGTTGAGCTGCTTGGAGATTTCAGTTACGCCAGCTCTTCCGGTGATATACATCATCTTAGCTATGTACCGGAACTCCTCGGGGTATCGGTCATACGCCTTGATCACAACGATCTTACCCGTGTTAGGATTCTTGAGCTTGCGCGTCTTCTTCGTGCGAGCAGTAGATTTTTTAGTGCGAGATACTGCCTTCTTAACCACCTTAACTCCTACTTGCTGTTACGCAATACACGGTCATCCAAATGAATAATGTGGTCTACCAAGTCATCTCGCCTCGTATAGGTCTCATGAAGAGTGTCCTTGAAGGCGCAGATAATACGGTGTACATGACTCCAGTTGTGCTCCATCGCCTTGAACGCAGGCTCGAATACTCCATTGCCTGATACTACCACAACAGCATCGTAATTCACACACTCTTGAATGAGGTCCATTTGCATGATGTTGGAGACTGTACCCTTCCACTCATCATCCTCGCGGTGGTCGTCAGGGAAATAGCGCACGCAGAGGCTATACCCGATCTTACGTAGGAAGGCAAACAGTGCGGTTCCACGATACTTGGGAGTTCTCACCACATACCCACGCACCTCCATATGTATCTCAGTCCTGTGAGCCACTACCCCCGACATTAAGTCAGACAGCCCATGATAACTAAAGAGTTTAGACTCCTCAGTTATAGCGTTGTCAAAGTAATCCACTACCTCTTCATTGATCACCTCCAACAACTTCTCGTAGTCAACCTGCTGTTGGTTATTGGAATAGCTCTTAGAGCCGTAGAACACGTTCTGCACGTCCACGAGGACCAGTACGTTCTCACTCATTGCTCTCTCCCAAATACTCATGGATACCCTGCGCTACTGCCTCAGGGGGGTTGTTGTGTAACACCATGAGCGTGCTAAACCGTCCAATCACCCAATAGCGTCCTATCCAAAGACAAGAAGGGTTAAGGGCGAGCATGATATCTTCTCGGGTAGCACCACTGACATCCGTGAAAAGAACCTCTATGAAATCTCCTATCTCTGCACAAAAATAGTTCTTCTCGAAGTTCTTCGTGAACACCAAGAGAGGGTAACGAGGGTACGAGGCGTCATGGTCATAAGCATGACATTTTTCTTCTGCGTCCTCCCAGAACCACGTGCCAATGACACTCTCTCTCCCCTTCTCCATAACATTCTTCCACGACCAAGACTCTCGATTGCGGCATTCGATGAACCAGGGAAACCATTTGAGGATAGGTGGCTTGATAATGATGTCACCCTTCTCCACATGCCCACCGCTCATCGGGGTGCGGTGAACTAGGTTATGCGCCGTCTTACCCTCGAACTTAGCAGGCACAAAATGTTTTCTGATTTTAGTCGCAATCACGTTTTCGTAAGAATTGCCTTTAGGCTTACTCTGAACCATTGTCTTTCACCGCCTGGAGTATTACGAGCTTACCGTTAATGTTGGTGATGACTACACCACCGTTCTGGATTGACTCTCCTGGTTTGAGCTTCACGATCTCTACCTTCTCAGCCACCGCAGTACCTGTTGTCTCTTCCCTCACATAGTACTGAGGAGTGTAGGTGGTGTCCACTACCAGAGGTGGACGGGCCACGTAGTAAGGGTTAACCTGAACACTGTGGTAGACACGTAAGGGCGCAGGGGAACGGTATCCCCAACCAAACCCCCAACCAACACCTACACCAACACGCACGCCTCCATACCAACCAGAGTTCCAGCCTCGGTGAGACCCACCATACCAACCATAGCCACCATAGCCACCATAGCCACGATGTCCACCATAATACCCACGATAGCCTCGGGAGTGTCCACCATAATGGACAGAGTGGCCACCTCGATAGGCTGACCGATGAGACGTGCTTCGTATTTGCTGAGCCTCACTTTGACTCACGATCAGTAAGCTCGTGAGTAGCAGCGACATAAGTAATATCATTTTTCGCATCACAATCTCCTTTCAGGAGATGAAACCCCTCTGCCATTTTATCCTTAGGGGCTTTCTCGCGTTCATAGTCATATAACTCACGACAGTTAACACACACCTTCTTAGGTATCTGTGCCTGGTTTAGTATAGGTATTCCTTGACAACACCAAGGACAACCAACCTCAGCCCGCCTACCCATTATACCACTAGTTCCGCTTTGCCATGTTCCTTCTGAACATACAAAGTCTCAGGGAATAAAGGCTTTAAGTGCTCATGGTGTGAGACAACAATGACTGAGGGTATGTCAGCCTTGTCCAAAGCAATGAGTGCCTGCTCTACCCCCGTGGCATCTAACCCGTCGAATATCTCATCACACACCAGCAAGTTGCTCTCGAAAGCTCCAGTGTCCTTGAAGAAGTCGATGAGACCCAACGTTACTGCTAAATCAATACGGTTACGCTCTCCTGTTGAGTTAGCACCGTAGACGGCAGCCCCCTTTGTGTTGACTGCACTGATCTGGATGGCCTCTTTGATTGTATTGGATTTGGTTTCACTGTACGCCTTGAGATCCACCAGTACATCCCCACCAGTGAGGATGTCAGCATACTTCTGGATCCGCTTAGAGATCTGAGGCAACACCGTTTCGATGAAGAGGCTAGGCACGCCTTTAGGCCCGAATCCCTTCTTCCAGAAACTCAGGCGCTCTATTCTCTTATCCGTGTCGATAAGCTCTACCTCTGCATAGGCCAGATACTCACGCTTATCCTTGATCCATTTCTCTTCATCTAGGTATTGATCTTTGAGTTGTGCTACCAAAGCCTTCTTAGTGTTGATTTTAATTTTGAGAGACGAGACTCGCCCCTCTGCTTCTTTGAGGTCTGCCCTCACTTCGGTAAGCTGGTGTGAGGTTTCTTTTCTTTCGGGAACGTCCACCAGCGATTGGATTTCTTTGTCGATTGCATTTCGCTCAGATTCGAGACTGTTGCGACGATCCCTGGCCCTACTAATTTTGGATTGCCGCTTTTCTGTAATGCCTTCAATAGCATCTGAGATTCCTGCAAGCTCATCGTTAAACCTTTCTGTCTGGGACGTGAGCGACTGGATATCCGCTTCCAACGCTTCCGTGGTGTCCTGGCCACAGGTTGGACATTTACTCAACTGCTGTAATTGTTGCATGTCTCCAATTCTACTAATTCGGATATCCCGTTGAGTACGTATAGAATTAAGCTGCTCCTCAGCTTCTTCCAGATCAGACATCAAGTAAGAATCCGTACAAACCTCCAGTACTAGGGTGTTCTCTGCCACCTTATCCACCAGTTCATTGTACTCATCTTTTAATTTCTCAAGCTCAACTACCGCCTCATCCTCCATCTGCTGTAACGCACTGTGTAGACGAAGCTGCTCTCCTTCTAACCTCATCTGCTCTGCCGCAGCACCAAGTAAATACCCCTCCATACCCTTGATTTTCTTGGTAAACTCCTTGCCCTCTTCTTGTTGGGTTTTTTGCTTATCCTTGGCTCGTGCGATATCAGCAACATGAATATCAATCTTGTGCCGTAATGACACTCCCCGAGCTATCAATGGGCTTAACCTCTGGGTCGTTTCTTCCTGCATCTGCTGGGTAATGGCGATGTCAACAAGGTCAGCAAGGATCTCCTTACGGTCTCTGTCTGTGCTGGGCGCAAAGAGCCGAGGGTATGAGCCGTCGAGATGTACGAGGTTGGCGAACTGCACCACATCTATAGGTAAAAGGTCAACTAACGCTTCCTGCGCTGCCTGCGCCTTGTATACCACTCCTCCTGGTTGCCTCACCTCGAACTCGCCTTTACTCTTCATCCTCGATCTATAGATCTCGTAAAGGACACCATCCACTTCAACCTCAAGAGTCACCCATGCCTTCTTGGTTCCCTTACGGATCACATGCTGAACGTCAAGTGATTTGTCAATTGCAGAGCGTACCGTCTCCCCATAGAGGCACCAACGGATAGCTTCTCCGATGCTGGATTTGCCTGCGCCATTGTCGTCGGCTGCGAGGCTATCTAGGTTCTTACCCAAAAGGAGACGGGTGCTATCCGTAAAGTCAAGATCAATATACCCAATAGCTAGGAAGTCTTTAATCTTTATCTTCAGGAACTTCATTTCTACTCCTAAAGTATTGTTTCACTAACCATTGAGCTGTTTGATCCATGTACCAATCGATATCCTGATTAGTGACTATTTCATAAGGGCCACGCGATTCTCGTAGTTCATCACCTACGGCCCCCTGGATCGCCCGCAAAAACTCTTCACCGACAACTGTAAGCTGAGCCATGACTACTCCTCATTGATTACCTTATTAGCGATGTCCATACCAAGATCAACAAGCTCATCCACGTGTCCTGGTTCAGCGTTCATAGCCGCGTAAGCCTCGATGATATCACCGAGTTCCAGTTTACCCTCTTTCCCCTCCTTTGCCAAGTGCTTCTCGACACGGGAACGAAGGACTGATGTAACGGGAACAACTCGTACTGCTGCATACTTGAGTTTCTTCGCCAGCGTATGTGCCTCACTCATATTGCAATCATAGGGGATGTCGATACGATAATAGTCAGACTCCGGCAACCCAGGTATGTCCGCAGTGGGTAGGTTATAAGGCAGGATATGGAATCTGGGCGCTACCGTTGCTGGTATCTCTCGGAACTCGATTTTAGGTGGTTTACCGTTTAGGAGCTTGACTATTGTATAGCCGGGGGTATAGGTGGATTCTCCGAAATCTTGTTGCATCGGAGCACCTACATAGAGGATGCGCTTCCCAATCTTTTGCCTCTTGTGGTAATGCCCGCTCAGCACCACCTCGACGCAGTCAGGGATATCGCTAGGGTTAAGCCCACCGGCTGGCTGGAACTCATGGACTCCGTGCTCTGCTCCATCAAAGTGGTGGTGCATACAGAGAACCACACGCTTATCCATAAAGTGTTTCTCCATACTCTCAAGAGCGTCTATAGTTCTAGCATGAGACATGAAGGAGATACCGTAAACTACCCATTCCTCAGCGTCAGGCATATGGGAGATCATCTGACCGGCCTGGACGTGCTCTATCTTCTCTTCTCCATTATCATCCCAATACTCAAAAACAGGGACGATACTCATACCGTAGGCATCAATATCGTGATTGCCTGAGAGGACACGAACCACACGGTCATTACAGGCGAGATCCCACAACGCAGAATTGGCCATGTAGTAGACAGCAGGAGTCAGTATCCCATGGTCATGGGTGATATCACCTAAAACAAGGACATGTTCAATGTCCTCTTCCAGATCTTCACCAATGGTTTCAAATGTATGTCGGGTAGCTAACAGACGACTATTGACGCCTGTCACCTTGGTAGGACGTGCAAAGACCTTGCGATTCGCAAAGTGCGGATCACCGATCACACAGAACTTCATATTGCCCCCTATTCGTCAGGGAAAAAGTACGCTATACCTTCGGGTGTGATGCGTGCTTCACGCAACGCCTCAATTACTTCTTTCCTAAATGGATCAGATAATGAGGTGATTACAGTCTCAAATTGCTTCGCTTGGAAGGACTTAGACACCCCAGACAACTCATACCATGCTCCGTTTACCTTGATAATATGGAGCTTTATGAGTAGATCAAACAACGCTCGCCATCTGTCATAGCCTGAGTCAAATAGGAAATGTGCCTCGGCCACTCTGTACGGAGCAGCCACCCGAGACTTTTCAGTCATCATAGTCACTTTGAATCCTACTCGCTGCGGCCCCTCTTTCAACCACGCATTGGCTCCTCGACTGAGTACCAGACTGGCCCCCACGTAGTACTTGATTGCAATACCACCTGTGGACTTCTGCTTCTCTCCAAACATCTGCATGATGTTGGTACGTGTCTGGTTGACAAGAACTATGTACACCTCAGACCTAGCCACCTGATCTTTTAAGATTTTGATTATTGAACTCCAAGCACGAGCAGCACTGGCAATTTGCATGTCACCATACTCTGCTTCGAACTCCTGCTTACTGGGACTAGCTGTAATGCTATCCCACACGATAAGCGTCTTGTCTTCGCGCTTGGTCTTGCTGTTCTTGAGGAATTTCAAGATCTTTTTAATCTCTGATGCACCTTGTTCAATGTACTCCGGTTGAACCTTGATCACTCTATTCAGATCCACGCCAAGCTGTTCTAGTCTCTCGTTAGTGAAACCATGCTCAGTGTCCATAAGGATCACCTCGCCACCCTGCGCTTGCATCTCCACCATCAACCGAGCAACAAGGCTACTCTTCCCAAGCCCTTGACCTTTGGAGAATAGTTCCGTCAGCCTGCCTGCGGGTATACCCCCACCGAGCATATGATCGATGATAGGCAACCCAGTGGGTAGGAACTTCGGATTGGCGATTACTCCAGTGTCATCGCCCAAGATCCCAACATCCACATCGCTTTCGGATTGTAAGTACTTGACTAAATCAAGGATAATAGAAGAACCAGAGGCAGTTTTCACTACCTCTGGCTCATCAACAGACTTCCGTCTACCCATGACTGACTACGCTACGGGCTGCGTCTTCTTCGTGCGCCCACGACGCTTCTTAGGAGGAGTCTTCTTGTCCTTGAGGTCATCTTTCAAACCAGAGACCTTAGCCCCTTCCTGATCTGCTCGCGCCAATTCAGAGACACTAGGACCGTCATCCTCCTCCTCACCATCCGATGCCATCCAAGCATCCAAGGCACCATCATCTTCTTTGGCCTCAGGCTCGCTAGGCGCATTCTCCTCGGTAGTCTCTACACCACCACCGTAAGGAACATCGTTATCACCTTCCCACGAAGTGTTATCATCATCGTCATCCTCTTCCTCGTATACGTCACCCATGGCCGAGACGTATCCAAACTTGGCCTTGAGGACACCAGCAACCTCTTCCTCATCGGGAACGGTCACAAGATCTGCGATAACGGGGAAAGCACTAATAAGAGCTTTAGTCTCCTCAGGTGTGGGGAGAGCTGGAACGTTCTTGGGATGAGCGTTCGCCTGATACTCCGTCTGGAGATTCGCGCCGGTCTTGACCACGATGATATCCCTGCCCTTAGGTCCGGGGTGGAGCACATCACCGAACGTCTCTTCGTCACGGATGATCTCACCGACAGCCTGGAAAAGAGTAGAGGGCAAACGAATCATCTGCGCTCCCTTATCCTCTTCACCACGCACGATTGCACGAACGATGAACTGACGCCGTAGAGCGATCCTACCGGCCTCATCATTCATACCATCCGAGCGAAGCTCACGTACCATGTCACAGACAGGGCAGTTATCCTCAGCCCACTGAGTCTCATACCGACAGGTAATAGGACGCTTATCATCCACGTTATAGTGAAATCCCACAGGCAGGAACCAGTCGCCATCATCATCCTTTGCGGACGCAGGCAGGATACGGATCACTGTCTTTCCTGAGGGGAACTTGAAGAACGGAAGGAATTGTCCTGAGGACCGTTCCCTGTTCTTCCGGAGAGCTTCAGCCAACTTACTATTACGACTCATGTTACTTTCTCCTTTACGTTTACGGGTTAACAAATACGTTTACAAATACGAGACAGCCATAATGTATCACACGATGTCAAGCTTGTCTAGTCTTTTTTTGCCTTTCCTACCAGTTGCCGGAGCCGAGCCTGGACTTCTGCTTTCTGCGCTGATCCCGCAGTACAGAGCAGAGGACCACGAGCATCAAATCCCCGAGCCGCAGCCTTGAGCATATTCAGATCCTGCTTCATGGCGTTGGCCTTCTTATGGATGGTGATAACGTCGGGATGGATGGCTACTGCTGAGCGGATCACCGACTCTGTAACCTTGCCGTACTGAGCCTCAAGAACACTACCATCTGCACGGAAATTCAACTCAATCTGGGCAAGCTCCGCATCCATGTTGACCTTGAAATCTTCAACCTCACGCTCCTTCATGCTCACCAAATGCCACCACCATACCTGTTTCCCAGGTTGCTCCCCGAGGACATCAAACACGAACTCTGGATCGAAATTTAACTCTTTTTCGATATCATAGTCGAACTTCTGACCGCCCACCTTCATCGAAATCTTCATTTTACCTCCTAGTAAACGGGGGGAGCATTAACTCCCCCCTGACCACCGCTCAGTGATCAAACTTATTCAGGACAACATTCATAGAACCAACCCCAGGATTGAGTAAAGGGATACTGACCAAACGCCCATGCTGTCTCCCCACACATTGGGGGAGGAGTAGGAGTAAAGGTAGCCGTCTGCGTAGGCGTAAACGTCCACGTAGCCGTCTGAGTAGGTGTGGAGGTATGCGTAGGCGTATCCGTAGATGTTCGAGTGCTCGTAGGCGTCTGAGTGCTCGTAGGAGTGCTAGTGCTCGTAGGTGTCTGAGTACGGGTCACGGTTGCCGTTGTCGTAGGTGTGCGTGTGCCTGTAGGTGTCTGAGTCTTTGTGGGAGTATTAGTTACCGTGGGAGTGTCTGTAGCTGTAGGAGTGCTAGTAGACGTGGGGGTGTTCGTAACAGTAGCAGTTGCAGTCCTTGTTCTGCGGGGTGGAGTAGGAGTAAGGGTAGGCGTCTCAGTAGGAGTAGGTGTTTCACACGGGATCTGGTGCATGATAGGAACCAGGATAGGCTGAGCATGAGCCTCACCACCTGACCATGGGGCATCAAACATAGGATCGAGAACTATCATCCCGGCCCATTTCCAACAACCACGCTCGTAGTCTTTAGTAGTTGAGCCGTACTCAAAAGCCATGGCATAAACAGCATCTTCAGCAGCGTCCGCAATGGACCTTGCTACGGAACCAGTATTTTTAATATCCCCTAGGATATACCAAATGGCATTCTGTACATGCCTTCGCGTGACAATCACATCGTTAATGATAATTCGACCAACCATACGCTCTTTCACAATCCACTCAATCAGAGGTAGGTCATGTTCGGGATCATCAAGAAGATATGCAAGATCAGCCCACTCTTGGATAACGTTTGCTCTGTACCAGTAACCAGGCGTGATATCTTGTTGCTTATCCAAGCACCAGCCATTATACCCGGAGCCACTTACACCGTCACCATCAATTTGGACTCTGAAATAGGAACGCGCCCCGACATTAAACACTCTCATCAACACTTCGTCGGGGAAAGTAAAGCCATCGTAGTACGCTATCTTCTGCGTCTTCTGTTCACCACAAGGGCCAATAACATCAGCATGGATAGCAAAAATACAAGCAGGATCAACTAGGCTACGATCAATCGTAAACGTATGACTTGTTGGGGAATCTGGCTGCTCAGTACCAACGCAATTAGTTTTATTAGCACCACAACCGGGAATTGCTTTTGGGGGAAGCTCCTCATCAGGATACCACCAGCCCACGTAGCCTGTGGTCATATGCCAGCCTGGTTGATCGATGGTATAGGTGATCTTAACCACATCCGGCAACCAAGTCACCTGGGCATAACCAACCTGAGTATCTTGCCCCGCATATAACGGAGTAACGCCACAACTAGAAGCTCCCTCAACAGGAACTCGCCTCATAGCACGTTGACCTGGGTAGTCGGATGTCTCCGTATACCCAAAGCCCACAACCACTAAAATTAACACAAACCAAATTGATAAAACCCGTTTCATTGATACCTCCAAACAGTCATTATATTGTCGCCCTCTTATACAACGTACACGATGTGGTTGATAATGTCAACTCTTTTGTAGGGACTTCTTCCAAGATGAATTTGCTAGCAGGGATCTCTTGATCACATAATCCCAATTCAAATGGAGCAGAGGACTATTCGCAATCCCTTGGTACTCACCTTTGTCAATAAGAGTAGCCATCTTTGACAATTTCCGAGCTAACTTCCGAGTGTACTCATGCCGCAACCAGTTCTTCTGCCTCCTATGGTTATTCTGCTGCTTAGCCTTACTGGAGCATTTTTTCCGCCCTGGTCTCCGGGTAACTTTCGTGTGTCGCTGTGCCATCAAATAATCCTTCCCGCTAGTACATTGTCAAGTGAAACTTCTTTCATATCTCGAAAATTTTCTCCGATGTCTACTCCTACAGATAGCGGCACCGGCACCTCATCAAGGAGCCACTCCAGATTCGGAGGACGAATCATCATCTGAGCTATCCTCGGCAGTATCTCGTTCACCTCGGCAGGTGGCATCGAAAATATTATACTATCGTGAACTGTTCCAAGAATTCTGGTTTCCAGTTTATTCTCTGTTATAAACTGCCAAACCCTCGACAATCCGTACAATGTAATATCTGCTGCCGCTGACTGAATTGGAGTGTTGACCCCTATTCTCTCCTCTCTACCGTCGTCTGTAGCATACCCAGAAATCTTAATCATGCGCCTACGACCAAAGAGGGTAGTGACATAGCCCTCCTCCTTAGCCCACTCGATCATGCCCTCTCGCCACCGTGCGAACTCAGGGAAGGTATTGAAGTACTCCTCCATGAACGCTTCTCCCTCCTCATCAGTCAACCCACTCTGTCGTGTGAGCTTCCCGAGGCCCATACCAAACATAAGCCCGAACGTAAATGTCTTAGCTGCGGACCTATACTTCTTAGCCACTGAATAATCGGTATGGTCCTTATCTTTGAGGATAAGTGTAAGCTCGTCGAAATCCTGCTTGAACACCTGACTGGCTACACGAGTATGGAAATCTCCACCGGCCTTGAAGAACTCTCCCATTTTCTGATCTAACGAATACATGCCTGCGACCCTGACCTCGACCTGACTCTGATCTACCTCGACAAGTAAATGACCTGGGATCGGTACGAATGACCGCCGTACATCTACACCAGCTAAACCTATCCCCTCCTCATCCTTGTCTCGTTTAGGGATCTGCTGCATGTTCGGGTGCTTACAGCTAAGACGCCCCGTATGTGTACCACCGGCTACCCCGGTTCCATCAATCACCTTCGCCAAAAAATACGTGGGGTGCAACGCCCCCGTGCGCGTAGAGTAAAAGGACAGGAGCGGTTCACCAAACGAACTCAGGAGCTTGCCGAAGTTACGGATGACGAGGAGATCAGCGCAGAACTCATTGCCTTCCTCCGCAAAATGCTCTAACGATTCCCGGTCAGTACTGGCTGCCCCTGTAGCCTTACTCACCTTGATAGCCTCTAACTCTTGGCCTCCTTGAAGTTGGCCTGCAAAAAGGAACTCACGGAGCTGGGTGGGCGACCCAAAGTTAAATCGCTTCTTATCATCGGGAGCAGTTGGGATATCGTTGAGCTGACAGTACCTTTGGAAATCCTTGTTGCTCCGCAAACGATTTTCGTAATCGGTGTAGATCCTCTTGGCATTACCAATGAACTGTTGGTGGACCACAGGAGAGAACGGAAATCCCGTCATTTCTATATCCACAAAGGCGTTCAAGAGTTGACGTTGGTAGTCACACAACCAGCGTGGAGAGCCGCCTTCCGCAAAGCTATAAAATCCTGCCATCTAATGCTCCGTCAACTTCTTCTCCATTTGTGCATCATCCTCTTCTTCCATCTCAGTAAGCAGAGAGTTTAAATCTATACGGTTAGGTAACTCAAAACGGTCACGCATTTCCTGACACTCATCACACTCACATCGAAGTAGACGATCAATTTGCCCAGGATTCGGTCGGCCCAGCGTCTTATCAAAGAAAGAACGTTTCACCCCTACTTCCACCAGCACATTCAAACGAGAGAGAAGATTAAGAGCAAGCTTAGACATAATAAGAACCCCAAGACCCAGGAACCCTAAGAAGCAGGTGAGACCCGCAAGAGAGTTACCAATCATGATAAACCTGATAGTGCCCCAGATCAGCCCGAACTGAACAGACAGATAAAGCAACCGAATCAGCAACTCACGATTGATTATCCCCTGAACCTCTTCTTCATACTCACTCATTTCTTTCTCATTCATTTCTTTACCTCCTGTAGAATACCTTGATTCATATCGTACATCAACAACCGCGTAACCACAATATCCAGAGCACTATACGTAACTAAGATCTCTTCCGGCGCGTCGTAAGTCCCATGTTCTTCAAAATACTCAACCATCTTTTCTTCATAACCACCTAAATCTGACACCTGATAAGCGATTTCCTTCAATGACATCGGAGCTTCACCATGCGTGTTGGCCCAGAGCATCATGGTGTCCCAATGGCCATAAGCAGACACGCCTAGCCTACGCAGCCCCTTAAGGTCGTACTTCAGATTGTGACCGACGAGTCGGAAATACCGCTCGCTGAAGAAATTATTAAGCAGAAACCTACACTTATCCACCCACATAGAGTCAGAGCACACAGCGAACTGCTCAGACTGGATGGGGAGAACATATACCGGAAGTCGTTCATTCTCAACACGATCCTCTAAATCCACAATCCCGAACTGAACGCAATACACCTTAAACTCATCACGGAGAATAGCGTCATCAAGCCCAGACGCCTCGATGTCTATTGAGAGACAGCTACCCTTGTACTTACCGGTTAGATATCTCGCCACCTCTTTGAAATGACGCTCAGACTTGATCACTTGGAAATTGAATCGGGAGAGCTTATCCTCCGACCAGTAGGGGTTTCCTTCCCCATAAAATACAGCTTTTGCACGCCGCAAATCAGACAACCATGGATCTAGTTTAGCAGGGGATTGCAACACACTGAATGGGTGCTCGATAGGCATGACCTTCGTCTCGAAAACCTCATCCTCTAACTCGAATTTCGCCTCGAATATTTTACCATGGGTCTTGGACAGGGGCGCAGTATTACTCAGCAGCACGATCTGGGAGGTCTTTCCCAGAGCTAGGATAAGGTCAGGCTTAAATTTGACGATCTCCTTCAGTAGATAATTTTCTGCACACGTTCTGGCGTTCTTGATTTTCACTTTGCCGGAGGGAAAGCACTTAACAGCATACGTAGCGTATACCTCTCCGTCCCGGCCCGTCTCGATTCCTACTTCCTGTAGTGCCTCAGAAATCAGTTGCCCTTGTTGATCACCGTAGGGCTTTCCCTGCATAGCTTCTTGGTACCCAGGGGAGTCTCCTACTACCATAATTGCAGGATTTTTGATATTCCCGGCCCCAGATATACACGTAATTCCATCGTTAGAATGATAGGGACAAAGTGTACAGCTTCGATTGTAGAGTTTAGCCACCCGCCTGATTACTCCTATCAGACTCTAGGTTAACATCAGCTATTACTTGTGTCAAGGTAACAGTGGCGGCCCCTCTGTCAGAGTTCATCGGAGAGCAACAACCAGTTCCGATCCCAACTGCTTCTTCAAGTTCGAGGTTATTCGCCGCCTTACACCTCCACTGGGATCCAACTGGGTACAACTCTGGGCAAGGGTCAACGAATCCGTGCTGGCACACGCTCCACCCACACTGAGCTTTTCGGCAGCAATAACCACAGCCGACGCACGGGTAGTTTGGGAAGTCGCTCATTCCTTCTCCACATAATCTTTCCAATCCTCTAGGAAGTTCCGCATACCCTCCTCATCATCATACTGATATTCTAATGAAGACTGTACGAAATTACAGAGTTCTTCCCAATCATTAAACAAGGCATCAGAAAGAGCTTCTGCAACCTTCTTGATCTGCTCATGGGTCGGCTTAGGCATCTTCGTCATCCAGTAGTTCGTCCAGGCCACACTCCCTGAACAGTTCCTCGATCTCCTCCACATCTTCTTCAAAGCTCGTTTTTATTTTGGGTTCTTTTCCTAGGTCATCAGCTCTAATAACCGAGATTTTGTACTCAGGCATTCTCGTCCCCTTCCTGCCACTTCCGTAGACATTCGCGGCAATAACCATGGTCCTCGACGTGAGTTGCTGCTGCGATTCCGTGCTCCTCAATATTACACTGAGGGCAAACGATCAAACCAGGGCAATCTTCCTCATCACATTCCTCGCATACTCCAATCATAAAGAAACCGGGATCAGTCCCGTGCTCGTGGCACGCAGCGGTCATCTCCACCTCAGTCAATTCCTCTTTTTTAGTATCCACAAACAAACCAGAACAATGACCCTCATAAGTCTGGTAACGTAATTCCTCCAGCCCTATAGGATCAGGCATCGGCTCCTCACTCAACACCTCGAACACATAAGTAGTTCTAAAGTATGCCATTAGTCTAACCATTTCCCCCCCGTCTCCTCGATCTCCCTCATCACTTTTTGCGCTTCTTCAACATATGTGAAAGCCCTAACAGCATTATTCTCATGAAGTAAAAACTTTCGGGCCTGCTCAATATACAGCTTCAATTTTGCCAATTGGTTAACTGTAACTGTAACTGTCTCAGACATTACTCATACTCCATACTCTCTAGCTGTACAGTTCCAAACTGCCCTAGCTGTTTGGTCATTGTCGCCAATTTCTCCTCAAAATCCTTGCTCTCATCTTGATCATCCCAATCTTCATGCTCAATGAAACCCTGCACCGTAAACGTAACCATCGTATTAGCCACCATCTCCTCCCCATCCAGAATCTTCTTCTGGTATCAATTCTATACTGGACAAAGTATAGGTATCATGCCATATCGTCTCGCATTCCCCACACCGGCCCTCACGAGTAAGAAGATGTCGGTGCTGATCTGGATGCCATGCAGGATAAACATGCTCTATCCTTGTAGTTTTACAAACTGGACACCGCGTACCAAGACGAGTCATATACAACGCTTCTTGTTCTGGCGTAAGGGTTGGTTCGACCCAATCCTCCTTAACCTCTGGTATATCTTTCATTCAATCCTCCACTCCTACCATTTTGAATACACCGAAGCTCAATACCCCTATAGCCGAAAAGTTCATAAAAAAGGACCACCAAAAACTCCCTGCAAGCGGAGCATTGGTAAATAGTATGGCAGATATTGTTACCAAAAATAAACGGGTTACACCATAGCCGATACGATCAGTTCTCGTCATCAATTTTCCTCCAACATCGCCTTCTGGATATTCTTCTGCTTAACCGCTTCAACATCAGTACCTTGCGTCAATTTCTCGACTGCGCTGAGCTTCCGCTGGCTCTTCTTGGTAACCTTATCCGGCTGAATAATGGTGGTCTTTCTTACACCCACACCCCTACGGGGTGTGGATTCTGGTTTATCCTGCGCAAAGAAAGGAGGCACCGCTTTGAATTTGGGGGTAGTTTTACCCCGCTTCTCCTTCTGGGCCTTGGCGTACCCCGTGTTCCTAGCGGTACTATAATTAACTTCCTGTATAGGTAGATGATTCATTTTCATATCGTACACGCCCGACACGCACGCCCACCTAAGAGTAGAAGGGATGATCAAAGTCTCGCCGTCACCAAGGTCCACGGTAATAGACGGACCCTCCTCCTTGATAAACTCCGGCCAGCTTCTTTGCGCCCAATCCCACGCCTCGCCACCAGCATTCTTATTAGACTTTATGTTATCCACCTCAGCAGTATTATAATCTCCGTTGATTTTCAAGGTTCCTTCGTAAATTGTACCATCCTCCATTTGGTGCCTAAATATATAGTGCGTAAGGGTTTCCACTATGATTTTCCGCTTAGCCATTAGCCAGCCTCCTAGGTTATCCGGGCGAATAGAGAGTAATATAAGTTTGTCCGGCGAACTATATACTCGCTCACAACATTACCTCATCCAAAGCACTCACATCTATTGGTGCCTCACCCATAAGTTTCTCTTGCTCAGCCCAAAATTTCGGAACCAATTTCGCTACCTTGTTATTAGCAATCACCCACTCTTCCCTGGCATCTCCAAGCTGCTCATGCCTCCCGAAGCTATCCGAGTCGTTAAGCCACACCCGGAAAGTTTTGCCATGAGCCTCCAGAGTAATCAAAGCATCCACCAATTCCTCAGTGTAAGGATTCATAACGTGTCTCCTCTCAAGAGATAGTGTACTTCCTCACTGAACTCAGTATTCCCATCCCCCATCGGGGGTTTAAGGTTAGAGTGTTCATAGTCAGAAAACAAACCAAAGAATACCGACTCAACCCGCGTAATGTTAGGGCTTTCCCCACGTTCCAGCATATTAAACCAGATCGCCTCCTGGCCCCAAAAACACCACTGACCTACCTCCAGCTTTTCAGAGGCATCGTGAAGGAAGAACTGTGCGTCCTCGCGTAACTCATCAGGAAGTAGGGTAGCGTAAATGTCGATAAAAGCGTAGTCGTACTTGCCCTCGGCTTCATGCACGTCACCGACCCTAATCTCGATCTTATCCATTTCCGGGCGGCCCTTCTGGGTCTCCTCAAAGAACTCGATTACCCGTGAATCGATTTCGTATACAACTACTTTCTCCACCTCCGGTTTAGCTGCGAGCCGAAGCGCAGCGTAGCCCATGCCCAAACCACCCATCAATACGACACCCTCGAACTCTTGACGGGCTACCCAAAAGGATTGAACTTCCATCCAGGTGAGCGACATCCAGAGGGTATCATTGAACATAAGTACCGGGATATCCGGACCCTCGGTCCACAACATCACGTTGAGGTATTCGTCGATCCGGCAAGCTCCCTTGATGGGTTTAAGAATGAGTTTAACTCCATCCTTTTCATAGAGTTGTGGGTTGTAGAACGCGATTTCTTCCTCAAGATATTCCGTTGAAAACGGACTACTCATTGTCTACCTTTGGAACCACGTGATCAGTATGGACCCAAGCAACACAGTCCTCAAGAGGAACCACCTGACCCTCGTCATGTTCATAAAGTAGGTCTAGCGTATCTCCTGACTCGGAATCAACATTAAACCCGCACAGCCTACGCTCAGGGATGAACCATTGGCAATCGTGACACTGTTGGTCAATGATGGTGCGGTTGAATACCTCTGAGAACTCAGGCTCAGGCAAATCGTGCATACTGTGAGGAAAGTTAACCTTAGGCATCAGTCCACCTCCGGGTCGTCATCCTCGAAATCATCCAAGCTAAGAGGAGCAATATACTCATCCGCTCTGGCGTCCTCGGGGAGAACGAACTCTTTATCCTTCTCCCGTTCCTCGATCTCCTTCTGCGTCCTGCTCTTACGAGGGACGATATCCCCCGGCATAACGAACACGGCGAACGGCATGATCTGGCCATCCTGCTCAATAGCAAAAGCTGCCACGTCCTCGTTAGTCTTGGCGTTGGTGCCAGGGACCAATATGATCTGGTCAGGATGATCCTGAATGGTTTCAATGATCTGCTCAAATGCCTGTTGGAGTGCTTCCCGCTCCTCGGGAACGTCCATGCTCAACTTGTCCATGTTCATACGAACACCTCCTCAGGGAACTCTTCTTCGTACTCATCGAAGTCAAACCCTACTGCTAGTTTTTCCAATCGAGTCTGTTTCTTGGGGTGCGTATTCTTCCTCCCTGATGTAAACTCAGGGGGTGTAGGAACTGCAATCACCCGCTCACCCAATTTTCGTAACCCAATCTTACGAAGCATCTTACGCTTCGGAGACTTAGGTTTCTGCTCAAAGACGCACAGCCTCGGGATCTTAGCAATCCCGGCTCGGCCAATAGCGTCAACGAACAAGACCAAGAACTCGTCATCGGGATATCGCTTGCCATAACCCCGCTGAGCTGCTTGAAGATGGCGTCCAGTCGTCGGACCCCAGGTGTTCTCTCGAACAATCTGGAGACCTCCATCTGCCTGAAACGCAATCAACGTCTCGTAGGAGAACCACATTTTGATCCCGGCAAATTCGAAACTCATAGAGTGGTTCCCGTAATTGTTACGCCCGCTACCGTAGTAACTGCCTTTCTTCCTGCCATAATCCATGTAGCAAGCTACCGCAGGCAGTACCCCGGCCTTCTCCAGTATGGCCTCAACCTCATAGTCTTGAAACTCTTTACGCATAGTCATATCACCACATCCCATTATCTTCTACGTCAATAATCTGATCGTTTAACCCAAAGAGTATTTCTTGCCCCGTAGCTACGCTGTTACCAGACGCCTTCCGTACTGATTGTAAGTACTTCACTATCTGTACTCCTTTAGCGATACTGCCATCTCCATCAACTATTGCACGCATGTACGTCTTCATGTACTTCTCCATCTGAGATTCGTCGAGCTTCGTATGGAGGATCCGAGGGTGTTGTTCCCCCGGCTGCAACTGGTAGTGACCAGAGAACATCGGGACCGCATCTGTAATCACAGTCCAGAGCGTATCTTGCTCGTTAGGTAGATCATCAAAGTGAAAGCTGCTCGCCGGTACAAGGACAGGTGGTGTTTGTCCCAACCAAGTGAAGCCACACGGAGCAATAACCCACGTCTTACCTCCCTGTGATTGTGGGATGCCTGCCGCAAAGAGGATAGTGCGTTTAGTCCTGCACCCTTCCTCCCGCAGGATAGCCTTGATCGCTCGGTCCTTAGGAACGAGACCTACAAACTCATTTATGTACTTTCGTTCTGCGTACTTGCGAGTATCAAAATTCATGAAAGCTGACTCACCTCTTGCGGCGAAACCAGCTATACCTCCCGCGTCCCGCAGAACAAATTCAAAATCATCAGTATCCTGACAATACCCTTCGACCTTATTCAGGTACTCAGGTTCGTCAACACCAGAGGTGCTACCGTTATCCTGTCGGTGTACTTGAGCGGTATTGATTTCATACCCCTCACGCTTTGAGGCAACACGCCGTACCTCATTAGAGTCGAGACAGAAGGTAGCTAGGCTGCCCTCCAGAAGGAACAGCCCGGTTTCACCGTCTGTGGAACCAGATCGTCCAAAGATCAACGATGGCAGCATGGCTTACTCCAGCATTCCATCCGTGCTGTCGGAGCCGAACAGATCAATTGCCAGTTCATCATCCAACAGAGCAGCAGCCTTAGTTCCAGGCGTACTAATGCCCTTAGCCTTGACCGCCTTGAAGGTATCGGTGAGATCCTTGGTGTTCTTGGAGCAAATCGCATCGAGGAATTGGAAGTTCCCGAGACGATCCACTTCCTTCAACAGTTCATCACGCTCGGCAGGATCTAAGATGGCATCATTATGCTTACGCATAAGAGCTTTAGCGCTACCGTTCATTACCAACCCGAATACAGTGGGGTCGCCTTCTTCGTCGAAAGCGATTTCAGCTTCTACCCTATGCACCGGGATAGCTCCTCGGGTATTGACATCCTTGACAGTTCCCTGGATGGTCTCCGTCATCAGATCAGTGAAGCTCCGAGTACGATTACCAGCTACAGAATTCTCTTCCAAGTGGTTCGCAGGCTGTACAGAGGACAAGATGCCCCCATCGAGGAAGTCCTCAATACCAGCATCTTCTACCATGCCGAAACGAGCCAGAGCCAGAGCCACCGGGTACAGGTTCTCCCCTGTCCGCTCCGTGAAGTAGCTAGGCAGAACAAAGATGTTCTCAGTCTTCCCAGAAAAGCCTGACCGCATCTGACGATTCCAAGCTCCCTTGTTTATACCATCGAGGTTCCAACCCACCAAGCGGTTATCGTTGTTGCTTCCTTCCTCCCAAATCATCGAGAAGTTGTCGATGTCATACTTGCTCATGTACCGGTTGTGACCACGGATACGCCGACCAGCCCCAAGCGGATCCAGACTCATATCCCCAATCTGCTTCTGCAACACGTTGCCGTTTGCGTCGGCTGCTTCCCAAGGAATAGTCATGTTCCACGCAGAGTACTGAGCGGCCTGAGACCAGAGAGCTTTGAACACGTCGGACAGAGACCGAAGGATATCCGGTCGCTTACCCTCTTTTGGAACCGAGGACAACCGATACGGCTGACCGAACGGAACGATAGTGCCACTATCATCATTAGGACCAAGAGAGATCCGATAACTGGAGATGGAAGGCTGTCGGTTAGTGATCCGAGCACGCATCTCATAAGCGCCTCTATCTTGAATAGTTGCCGAAGCCGGTAAGAGACTCGGGATCAAGAAAGTGACCGGAGGCCAGCTTCCCAGGTTAACAAGCTCCGTAGTACTCATACTCCCCGTAGGCTTCTTGAACGTGAACGTAACTGCCATGAGACCGAGAACGGGAGATCCCGCTTGAACCATCGCATCCGTGCGACTCAGCCCATTCACCTCAGCAAGATCACGAGTCGTTGCACCAATCCCATACCTCTCATTGTACAGGAAGTAGTTCAACCTGCTGTGGTAGTCAGACATCCACGCTTCATCACCAATAAGATTCTTCTTCAAAGAGAGATCCGGCAACACGTTTAACAGGTAAGCTTTCTCACCCTTCCACGTTTCCTCAGGGATATTCGACCATCCCTGATTCTGGCAGTACTCCTCGAATTGTTGGAAAACGTTACCGTTTCCAGAGTTCATCATCGAAGCCTGCCACCGGACAGCGTTCTCGATAACGCTAGAGGATTCTTTGTCCCACACCAGTTGAGCCACCGGCCCAACCACAGTCATCGACTCCGCAAAGTGGCAACAATTGATAAACGCCTGCTTAAACCTCGCCTCTCCATGCAACCCATCAAAGAGCTTAGTGCTCTTACCCCCAGAAGGATTCATGCTCTTTACTCCAGTGTGAGCACGCATGATTCCAGTTGCATGGATCGAGAACGGATCCAAAATCAAACCATTCGTCATATGGACATTATTGTACATATAGCCTCCTAGTCCTGTTTTTCCATAGTCAGTCGGTCAACAAGAGACAAAATCTTCTCTTGGATATAGAGCGGAGCCGTAAGGTCCGTACCCATACCCGGAGGGAAGGAAGGTATCAATTCGTGCAACCTATAGTAGTGCTTCACACCATCATCGCCTAAGCCAAGACCACCGATCTTAATACCAGCGATTTCGATTCGGCGTACTGCCCACTTGAGGAACTGAGACTGGAGATGCGTGTCTCCAGCATACGGCAACCCGTCTGAGATCACGATCATGATCTTCGTGTCTTCCTCACGTGTGATGATCTGAGTAGCACCCCATAACAGAGACTCTCCATCCGAATTGGTATGAGGGCTGATATGCGCCCCCTTGTACGTCACACTAGTGTTCGGATTCATCGCCAACATCCTCTGCTCACAGCAAGTCCAAGGCTCATGAAAGTCCTTGAACAGGAAGTTTACGATGTCACAATACCGGGAAGCACTCCAGGTGCGACTCCCATACTTCATACTCACAGCCATGAATCCCATAACTGAGAACGGTACGTTCACTGTTTGGAGCAACCGAGCGATCCCCCGAGCCGCAGCGTGTGACACGGAGAACTTAGAGTTACGACCTCCCTTAAGGTTCAGACCCGGAACACTCTCGCACATCGATCCCGAGCAATCAATGGCGACCATAACGCAGACACCTCTTCTACTTTGAATAGGCTCGTTGCGCCGTAGGTAGAGCCTTCTACCATAAGCATTCCCCGACATTATCGGTTGAAGCATTTTCGGGTTGATGCGGTTACCCGACCACGCTTGACCGGGTGCGCCCTTGAAGCGTCCCAAAAGCTTTCGAGCCGCAGGCCCCAGATTCTGAGGCATAAGACCTCGAATAAAGTTATCGTATGCCTGGAAGGTTTTGTCCTGGTCGTTGAACAACAGGGAAAGGTCATTGTCCTGAATGACCAGAACTCTCGCCCCTGGAGCTAACTTATCCAAGTAGTTATCAGGCATACCCTCAATATCGGTAGCATGGTCCATCGAAGTAGGAGCACCACTGGTGTTCCCTGTTGAATCTCCTGGTCCTGCCCCACGAGAATCCGATCCGGTTTCACCCGAAGCACGGATAAGCTCAGAGGTGTCTACGTGAGCATCCTTGGCCCACTCCTCGACCTGCTTAGGCAGAGCCTTGATATTGATCTCACCAGTTGTGGCTTCGTTCTCGTTAGAATCATCTACTCCTTCGGAGTCATCAGAAGATGATTCTTGATCCTCGTCAAAGTCACTTCCATCCCCAGGTTCAGATCTATCAGATTCGTCTTCTTCGCCTTCGTTGTCGCTATCGCCATCGCCGTCGCTATCGTCATCGGAGGAACCGGGTTCAACATCTCCTCCTGACTCATCAGCGTCTCTATCGTCATCGCCAGAGCTAGAGTCATCACCTCCGCTTTCGTCTCCGTTATCGTCGGAGGAATCTCCTTCTGATTCTCCTTCTTCGCTGGATTCAGAGCCGCCACTATCGCCCTCATCTCCTCCAGATTCATCTTCGTTACCAAAACCAGAGCTGCTATCGCTTCCTTCTCCTTCATCTCCATCCTCCTCCTCACCTTCTCCACTGGGCTGAGGTTTGCCCTTTGCTTCACCATCAGGGTCAATCTTGTCATCAAACGGGTTAGGCGCAGTAGGTCCGCCCTGTTGTCCTTTACCAGGCTGAGGTTGCCCTTCCCCACCTTCTTTGCCCTCACCTTGACCGCCACCTTCGGGCTGTTCCTGATGCTCGGGCAAGATCTTATCCAAGATGTTAGCCACGACCGTGTCCACCTTGTCGGTAAGCTCCTCAAAGGTGACAGTCAAAGGATGTACGCTACCGAACTCATCGTCCACAAGATCCATCACCCAACTAACGTGGTCGGGTGCTAGCTCTCGTACATAGTCCCGTTCCTTCTGACCATGGTATCCATCCATAAGAGCAGAAGCATGGAACATCGCTATGAAGAAGGGGCTGATTGGAACTTGTTTCAACCCTTGCTTCTCCATCATCTCTTTGGCTTCCTTAAGCGTATCTTCTACGAGGTTATCGCAGCTAGCCGCAATCGGGCCACCGATGAAGTGCTTTTTGGTACCCGGCCAACGAGAGATCATCAGATGCTCAATACGAGCATCCTCACATACGTTGTGGAAGAACTTCGCAGCGTGCAGTATCGACTCTGGTAGTTCCGTCTTCACCTTCGTGCCATCAAAATTAATTGTGTAGGCTTCATAGCCCTGTTTAATACAGACATCCAACATCTTACTCTTCCGCATCCATGCCACACAAAGGGGCTTGTAAGGCGCAGAGTGGATGATGTGACCTGCCTCATGATCCACATGCCAACTCACAATGAGTAGAGCTTGCTCTGATCTCACGTGAGCGGGCAATACGATCTTCTTCTCTTCCGGTATGGCATACGGCGTCTGGGTGTTCGGGTCAATGACCACGTTCACCCCACAATCAGCCATACCAGATGCTACGCTCTGAAGAACCTGAGCGACGGGAATGTTCCCGCCGAACAGATCCCTCAGATGCTTAACACTAAGATCCATAATAACCTCCTAGCTTGAGGTTTTGCGTTTCGGATCCGCAAGATTTACACGATCAGCCAGTTCGAGGACTGCCTGCTTATCCGACTCTGTAGGGAGCTTCGCCAGCACAGCCAACTCCAGTGCGGCATAGCCAAGCACCAGGAAGTACTGTGCGAAGTGGAGCATCATCCTGACCGAGAGAGGAGCAGTCAGCTTATTCGCACTGAAAGAGTTCAGGGTCAGAGCATAGAACTCCGTGAGTGCATCCACAAGATCAGTCTTCAGCTTATGACCATTGAACTCCACCTCTGTGAGGATGGCTTTCATGTTCTTCTTAGCCAACGGCTGCATCTCCATGACTACATGGAATCTGTTCAACTGAGCAAAGTTCTGTGAGCCTGTACCAGCGTACAGCCCAGTCTCATCACCCAACCCCTTCGTGTTCGCTGTCGCAAGCACGATGCAATCAGGATGACGAGGGATGAACTCATCTCTCTCATCGAGGAAGATGCCAGGATCGTTATCCTCAAGCGCACGTTGGAGACCAATAGTCACCTCAGCACGCCCAGCATCCCACTCATCCAGCAACAGCACACCAGGACGTTGCAGACCTCTTAACAGACCAGTCCACTTCCATCCGTCATCATCCTTGATATTGGGATCAGGCAGACCGAAGTATCCGAACATCTCCGGCGCACCCTTCTCCCCATGGAAGTTTACACGAGTCACGGGCAGATTGAGCTTGTGGGACAACTGCGTTCCGAGCATGGTTTTGCCTACGCCAGTCGTCCCGAACAGAAGCGCGTTATTGCGCTCTTGAAAGACCACCAACAGCGGAACCACATGCACACCAGGGAATCGGTAGTACGGGTCCGCTTTAGGAATCATCGTCATCAGACGTTGGTCCTCGGGATCCTTATCGTCATACTTCCCATACGGGAGCTTCAGCTTAGCTGAGTTCCCTTTGAGCTGCTTGAAGATAGTCCCTGCTTCGACGGTTTCGATTTCCATATTTTGCCTCCTAGGGCATAACGTTATGATTGATAATAACCAAGATTTCTCGGGGTGTCAACTACTTTTTCAACTGACCGGCCACCTCAACGCCAACACCGGTCTCCTCGATCATCGCGTTGATCCACGCATCCTCATCTCTCTGGAGCTGATCCTTCTCCTCCTTACTGATGATAAGCTTGTCAAGCCACTCATCAGGGATACCCGAAAGCTCAACCATCTGGGTAGAGAAGGCGTTGAACTTGGTGTCCTCATCATCACAACAGGCAACTCCCGCTGTAGTGTTGGGGTTAAGCCCAAGAGCACTAAAGAGTTCGTTTCCCCCACTTGCCAGCGGGATCTCCTTAATCTCGATCTCTTCCAAGGGGCAATCCTTGTGAACCTTATTGTCGTACACCTCATGGTTCAGGTGGAACCCTTCTCCCTCACAAGTACAGAAGGTATCCCCACAGGAGACTTCCGGCTCCATCTGTGCATAAGGGCAACCCCTACAGCCGATCACAATAATGTCAATCTTACGAGCTTTCATCATCATCCTCCTCCGGTCCACCATAGGCTATTTCGTTGATTTTGCAGACTCTTCCATCCTCTCCAAGATCGTAGTCATTCTCCTTTACGAGTACTGCGTTCAGAAAGCAGCTCGCGTCCCATCCATAGGTCGTTTCGGAGTGTTCCCCCGTTCGTACCTTAGACAGTTTACCGCACGCAGCACATACCCACACGAATCCGTCCGGGGCAACATAGCTCTCAATCAGAGCACGTTGCGCCTGAGTCCATTCCATCACATCTCCCTTGGGTCATCCATATGTTGGTTTTCAAGACAGCCACACGGCTCTATAGTGATGTAAATCACTCCTTCAGATGCCGTATTGTACTCTACGCATGAGAACTCCTTGTCGCATGAAGCACATTTGATAACGACCTCAGTATCGTCATAATCGTCACACATCGTTGTAACTGTAGTAACGTTCCAAGATGAATGCAACCATTTGGTCTACGCCCTTCAATCCCAACTTCGCTGTCAACACCTTAACGGAGTCTTCAGATAAGGCCCATTCCCCAAGAATCTCCGTGAGTTCATCCCAGTCATAGGGAGGTGTGTCCCAAGGGAAATTTACCAAGTAATCCTCTAACTCAAGGCTAAGCATCACCTTAGCCATTCTTCTCCTCCTCCCAAAGCTCATCAAGCTTTGTATCTATTGCGCTTTGAGCCGTATAAAGCTCATCAGAAGCAGCTTCCACGAAGCTATAAGCTTCCTCCCACTTCTTCTCTTTGATCAGAGAGGGTACGCTCTCCAACGTGTGCATCGCATCCTTCACCGCCTGTAGTGGTGTCTTAGGCATCATTCACCTCCTTCAGTTCCCAATCAGGCCCAAAAGCCTCTTTACCAAGAGCGGTAAGAACACCCGTAAACAATCTGTCGGCCTCTGCCTGATCAGCAGGGTTTGGGGAGTTTATCAACTCCTTTGCCTTATGGAACTGCTTAGTCAAAGGATCTTCCAACTCAAGAGCCACTACGCCTGCTTTAACCATTCTTCTTCTCCTCGGTGGTCTCTGCGAGAGCGTGGCGGGCGATCTTTTGCATTTCACTTCCCATGTAGTGATTCGGATGCGTTGCAATCTCTAGCAATGCCTCTCGCAGCCGCTCCATCTCGTCAATAGCTTCGCCCATCAGCATACAAACTGGAACCGGATTGGCCTTAAAAGATACTGCCCACTTGAGTCGCTTGATAAGATCAGTCATCAGCAATATCCCCTATATCTAACAAAACATCCTCGGCTCGACTAAGCCGTAAACTCGCTTCATCTTGGAACATTTAATCCTCCTAGAAATCGTTCTGAGTGACCAACCACTCAGCATGGCGTTGTGAAGACTTCATTGCTTCTTCAGACCAACAATCACTGACGTTCCCCGTCACCGTAATCTCTTCTATGGGCGCAATACACCCCAAGAGTCCGTACCCAGAAACGTGGGTAGCCTCCTGTCGGCTACACCACAAATAGTCGCCATCGCGTGCTTCATACATCACTCTAGTGAGGAACCCAGACATGAATCCACTTGTAGAAAGACTCATCTCACATAGTTCCTTCTCATCAGGAGGGACACGTTCTGGGGGTATAGGTTTCTTGTAAGCGGTTACCCGGTACCTCTCTCCCTTCCAGGTGAAGAGTGCTCCGATGTCAGGGGCTAAGAATTTCTTAGCCATCATCTGGCGGGTTTTCCTCCATGAGGTAGATCATAGTGAGTATCCAATCTGGGGGCACACGATCCTTCAACATCGATTTCACAACATTGACAACATGCCAGGACTTGAGGCAGCTTTCATGACAAGAGCCTCCTCCTTCCTCTACGTAGGTATCCTTCATCCTTCTGACAGTGGTCATACGCTCAGCAAGTTGGGACGCACGACAGCGGTCTGTGCTACTCATGCTTACTTCTTAAGCGGGATATACTCAGCGACGGCTTTCCTCATCTCAGCCGCGTAAGCTTTCCCATTGAAGTTGGCAGGGTCACGTGACCACGACAAGGGGATCACGATATCCAAGCTCTTAGCTACCCGCTCAACGAGAGCGTTGATTGCTTCCTCAAGGAAGTCCAATCGCTCCTCACCTGTCAGCGCAGCAAAGGCACGGAAGATCCTCTTCTGCTGGTTCCAATGCTTATCCTGCTTCCTCTTGTTCTTGGGGTAAGCGTCTCCCGGCCTCTCCGAATCTAAAGCCGTGTACCCCTGAGAGGTGAACAAGAAGGTGTAGAGATTCTCAACGAACCCAACTTTCGTCTGTCGGTAGTTATTGGTCAGGTAGTGCGGGGAAGTCCCATACTTAAGACTCACCTCTATTGCTACATGGGGCAAGTAGTGGATAAGATCCAAAGAATTCGGTTCCTCTCCATACGACGAAGGAAGATCAGTCTCATTGAGAGCATCTGAGACGAACTCTTTGAGCTTGCCACGAGGGTAGTCAACCTGCAAATTGTAACTGTGAGGGACAGTCTCTCCCTTGGGGTAGTTCTGGGTCTTGAGGATATGCAACGCAATAGCGTGACTCACCGCTTCAAGATAGTCCCCAAAACGGTCAGCTACGGCTGCTATTCGCAAGTCATTGCGAACCTTCTCGACTTCCTCTTCCCAGCTCCAGATGAGATCCTTCGCCTCAATGGTTTCATCTACAACTAAATCTTTGTGCTTGGCATCAACGATGTCCAGATCCAGCGCGAGCGGATCCGACGCTTTGAGGTTGTACAGCTTCACCACGAGCACGGTTTTCATAGCCACGGTCGCACGCCCACAACTGTCCTTCTCGATCCGCACAGGAATTTTCTCCTTACGGATAACTCTGACAGGCTTGGCATCCATCACATCCTGTGAGCACCAGCCACTTCTACGGTGGCTACTGTAGTCGTTTACGTAAGCGCAAATGTTCCCTACTTTTACATCATTCAGCTTCATGCTCATCTCCTTTGAAGATGGTTTCGAGGTGCATTCTCACCTCATCTAATTCGTAGAAAAAGCTCTCTTCGAGCCGATAATCATGAAGAACAAACTCACCTTTCCTATCGTCGTTGTCCCGACGAGACACCAGGAGCTTGTCTCCATACCCAATTGACATATGATCCGCTAGAACCTGAAGCTCTTCAAGGATCTCATCCATGTTTCAACCTCATACACCATATATGACAGGCACCAGATTAAGCGATTTGCAGGCAGGGCATAGCATCCTAGGGTGACTTACCCTTGGCACTCGTTGCCGAAAAGTATGCCTACACCACCCACAGGTGATAGTAAGCTTCGGTCCTGCCGGGTGCAAAGAAACCGCCCAGCCATCAAAAGATCTAGCTGTAACAAGACGAGGTTGATCAGTCATCTCGTGGTACCTTCGGATCACGCATCCTCCAGATGAAATCCTCAGTCTGAGTACGCTGAATGAAAGTCTGGAACGCGGATGCAAGATCCTTATAGGCGATGTCAACCTCTCTGGTCTTCTTCAGGAGCCTTGAGACTTGATCCTTCAACTTCTCGTTTTCAAGCTCCACATAGGGCAGACGGATGCACCGTATTGCGTGTTCACTCTCCTCCACAGCCACATACTCCTCATGGAGTTTAACGTACCTGTCTCTTTCCTCAGCAAGCTCTCCTTTGTAGGCATGTGCCAACCTAACAGCAGCATCGTGCAGGATCGTAAGGGTATTGTGCCCTCTCTTCAACTTATCATAAGCCTTTTGAAGTTCTACTTTTAGCATGTAACTCCTCCAACCGCAAGTGTAATATCTACCCCAAAGCTTCGGAGAGTTTTCGCCTCTCGCTCGATAAGATCCAAGCTCTCTCGCATTTGCTTAAGAACAGTCTTGTGCTTGCAATGACCATGGCTTTTATAGCCCTTAGGCTTACCAGGACCACCCACGTTGTTTGACGCACGGACCTGGGCACACAAATTATGCGGGGTAGGTGCGAAACCGTCTTCTCGCTTGATCTTGTAGTAGGTGTTAAAGTTTAACTTTATCTGACAAAAAGCCTTTGTCTTCGTACACCCCGTTTCCTCCACCAACTGGTCTATCTTTGCAATAGCCGCACGATTCTCTGAAGGAGTTCTTCCACGGTCAAGAGGACGACGCCAATCTACAGTTGCCAGAAACTTTTTGTAGCTCATATGGTTTCCTTAAAAAGCGAGGCCCCCGAAGGGGCCTCACAATGTTTGGGTTGTATCAGAAGAGGTCTTTGATCTCATCGAGATCGATGGTGTCGTCCACCACAGTAGCGGTCTGGTCGTCATCATCGTCATTGCTGACCGCACAGATGTCCAGCCACTTCTCGGTGGCTCCCCAACCCTTCTCGACAGCCGCCCAACTGGGCAGCAAGAAGGTCTGCTTCCGCTCGGGAAGCGTGGAGATACCCTTCTTCATGATGCCCGCGATCACTTTGATCTGGACATCGGAGATCGTCGGTTCGGTGTTGTAGTACACCGCATAGCACTCATTCTCACGGTCTGCGATATCCACCGTGACGTTGTTCTTCTTGTCCTCCCACGTGCGAGCACGACGACGAACCTTGAAGCCCGCCTCGATGAGCTGGTCGTGGAGGTTCGGAGTGGGAACACCACCGAAGAGCAGATACGTTCCAACGACAGTATCACCCGTCTTGGTCCGCACCTTGAAGAAGCGCACGTCGAAGATGAACGGGCGTCCACCCTTCGTGCCTTTCGCACCAGCGATCTGTCTCTGGACATAGTCCGGAGTGTACGTAACATCGTAGGTGCGAGTTGCAGTTCCATTTCCGTTAGCCATGATCTTATTCTCCCTATTGTTAGGTTATCCCTACGGATAACAATTACTATTCTGTTCCAAGACCACTACTGATGTTGCGTTTTTAGAACGGAATCTCTACGTCAAGAGAGCCATTTGTGGTCAGAGTAATCTCTTCAACCGAGCCATGATCATTGGCTTTCTCCTTGAGGTACTCAATAGCGTCCACAATTTCTGTGATACAGATGTCTTCTAAGTCATACCCAATTTTGATGTTCACGAAAATTTCTTTAGTCACGTCGTACTCCTTGTTTTCACTGGATGTAGCCACGAGTAAGCCTGTTACCATATTGGCCTCTATGGGGCCTACTTGCTCTTGCTTGGCCTTCGTACGTCCCCACTTGAGGACATCGGACACTTGCCTTTGCCTAGCCTCCTGCGACTGTTGCCTAGCCTCCTGCAAGCGTGTTCCGAACAGCCCCTGTAGTGACAAATCCGCTTTCTTCAACCGAGCTACAAGAGAGGCACGACAGTTACCACAGATAGCTGAAGACTTAAAATGAACTACAAGTGGGTGTGAACCTGGCAAATGTGGGCTACTGAGCAGTCCTCCGAAACCAGTGTCGTTATCTACGACTTCACTACCCATTGCACCGTTTATACCGCAGAGGAAAAACATAGGACTGTTTTTCATCCCCAGATGAAACTTTCCCGTTTTCCCATCTCGAACAAAGTGTACTGACCCCTCTTTAAGAGAGGCCAAGGGTGAAATATTAGGCATCACCACGCCTCCGAATAGACGTAGTAGTCACCCGTGGCTCTGACACGTAAGGCCCAACCGAGGGTATGGAACCCCTCACGTTGACGATACAACCGGGCGAGCCGGAACAGCTCGTGAGTCTCCTCGTTCACACCGGGGGCAGGCTTCTCCGCCTTGAGGATAGAGATCCTCCGACGCTCAATCTCACCACGACGAACTCGGGTACAGTACGCCATACCGTTCAGCATCCTGGGTACGATACCCAGAGCAAGAGCGAACTGCTCTTCCTCATGAGAGGTAAGCTTACCGGTCCCCTTATAGTTCTTCGACATGATGAACTCCCTTCAATGTTGATTGTTGGGTTAACTGATAGAGGCTTTGAGGACTTTGTCGATCAAAAGCACTATCGAAGACACGACTATGACCCAGACAGCAACTTTAATACCACGTTCACTGAGCATCCAATCAGAAATTTTCACTTCAATCTCCTAGGAGTGAGTGTGACCGTCAGCTTCGATACCGATATAGAGACTACCTGGGTTGTCATTGATAGGCGTACCAACCCAGAGGCCATAGTACCCGCCAACCTCATAATCATCTCCAGGGATGACTTCGAAGCTCTCAGGCATGATCGGATGTGGAGTGATCTCCTGCCAGTTGAGGTACACCTGATAGAGGGCGTCGAGCTGTTCCTGAGTGAATTTAGTTGAAGAGATTACTCTGATCACAGATGGCTCTCTTATCGACATTTTAGATCCCATAGGAGTTGCCGTGGTGCCCACTAAGGTACCGGATGTTCATGATCTCCAGAGCAATGTACTCCGGGGTACCGTACTCAGTCTCTTCCCCATCAAGATCATGCAGTCCTACGTTGGCTTCGTAGTCGGGGATCTCTTCTTCTTCGATAGCTTCCAACTCGAAACGAGGAGAGATAATCTCGCCTGTCCGGGTGTCCTCTATCTCTTCCGGTGTTGCGTTTCTGCACCACCTGTCGTGTTCCTCGTTCAGCTTCTCGACCATCGCTTGCAGCAAGGCAAACACCTTCTTAGATACTGGTTCCATAATATCCTCCCTATAACCAGTCAGGCTCGTCTTGGGAGACGAAGGTGCCTTCTTCTTTTTCCGCTTGCATCTGGTATTCACAGGCACCCTGCGCCATGAAAAGGTTTTCGACAGCATTTTCGAGACACGAAATTGCCCACTCCCAGTTCTTCTGCTCTGCCAGCTTTATGGCGTTCTCTACGTCCTTCTTCGCGTCTTTCAGTGGTTCGTCAGAGTCACTTGTCCAAGCCATTACGCCACCTCTTTCCCTTCTTTGCTTTCCGAGCCTTCAATGCCCTCTGGAGATTCCACTTCCTCAGCTCCTCCATCCTGAGGAAAACTACCAAGCCGTATTTCATCTCCGGATGCCGTAATTTTAAGAGGCTCCATAAGTGGGCGGGGAGTTCGGTCGTGCCCGTATCTTTCTTTGAAATCGGCATTGTCTTTCAACCTCTTGTCTCTTTGACTTCGGTAGCCCTTCACACTCCCGATGTCTTGGTTCTTCCTCTTAGCCATATTCTCAAAGAAGATCTCGATGAATCTCTCAGGAAGCTCACCATTGTCCCACATGTCTGTCACCCCTGTGAAAATCATGTACTTCATGTGGACGGGGAAACGAATCTCTGTCTTGTTACACACCCGCACAAGAGCAAGCCAGCCCTTGGTACGGGAGCCTCCAAAGAAGACGAACTTCGGGTAATACGAAGTCTTATCGTCGAACGGTTCAGAATCACGAGACTCCCAGAGGAATTTCATATACAGAACGTACTCCATCTCTGAGAGGAGCTTTTCCTGGTGTGCCCGCTTCTCTTTAAGCTCTCCTATCAGGCGGGTGGTGTTCTGGATAGTCTTCAACCTTTCAGCGGTGGTAATCATTCGATCACCTCCTCAGGAGGTGGGAGCAGCGTCCAGGTGTGCCCCTTGAAGAACTTCGAGATATCTTCATCTGCCACCCTTAAGGTGGCATAAATCGCATCTCCTGTAGTCTTAGGGGCTATCAGCACCTCGAACTCTGCGTAACCAACAGGTACCCTGATCATCGCTTCCATTTCAGCAATCTTTGCCATCTCCTCAAGGTGCGAGGCAGTAGCTCCGGCAGCTATGATGAGGAAAATGCAGATTCCACTGAGTGCGAGGATACGCCAACCGTAGCCCCACAGGGTCTGAGGAGTATCCAAAAAGATATCCTTCATAACTCACCCCCACAATAGATAGGCTGCCCAAAGAGCAAAGCACAACCTACCCATCAACCCAAGAGCGTCCTCTATAGGTGTTTGCTCCCGTGGCCTCCTGGGATAGTCATTTTGAGCCAACCACCAAAGGTACGAAGCTCCGTTGAAAACCTGTATGACCAGCATTAACCAGAGAAATAACCTCATAAGGACACTACCGTTCCACCGCACATCTTGCAGCAGCCTGCGGGGATCTTCTCACCCTCTTCAAGAGAAAGCACCAAGCTCTCGGGGATGAGATCCACTTCGTGGTTCATGACCCCACACTCCTCGTTGGTACAGAGGAAGTAGTACTCCGGCATATCGTGCCCTTGGTTACGATCCTGTAAAACATGCTTCAGCTTAGTAGCTATGAGACCGTCTGATATCAGCAGGGAGTTGTGAAGGGTGAAAATGCTGAGGAAGATATGATGAAGAACCGACTCTTCGTCTTCCATCAGCATGATGAAATCGTCTTCCTCCTCTTTCCAGCAGTAGTCGATGAGGGCTTCGAGTGCCTCTCGAAACTCTTTGACTGTTGTCATTTCATGGCTCCTTTCAATTATGATGAATGTATACGGACAGATATCGACGCTCGTTGTCCTTCTGGACGTACATACGATGCCCTGGAGCGTGCTCTAACGTCTTCCACGACGTTACGTTAGTGAAACCATCACAGATGGTTCTCCAGATCTCATGAGCATGAGCCTCGTCCATTGAGGGGATAACATTCACGTGTATGGTGCTCTTGAGCGATCCACCATTCACCGACAGCCACCCCGTTTCGATGTTGACCGTGACATCACATATTTCAGCCATCATGGTCATTGTTCTCTGCCTCAGCTTTGGCACACTTCTCTACATACTCATTGAGCGCAACACCAAGGTGAGCATCGGAGATATAGAACTCATCCCCGCAATATCTCCTTCGGATCAGGTTCATGTTTCGAGCGTTGCAGATAAGCTGCCCCAGCCTTAGGTGGGGGAAAGCCATCATTGCGTTGCAGAGAGCCTGCACCACAACAACTTTAGCTGGGTCAATGGATTGGTAGTAGACGTAAGCCTTTCCAACTTTGGTGGTCATTCTTTACCTCCTTTACTATACCTACCTGGGAATGTAGGATGGGTTTCTGCGTTACTCTGTTGCTCCTCAATTGCGGATTCCACTCCGACATCCATGAGAGCGTTTAGGCTATCCTTCACGCCATCCATGAGAGCGTTTAGGCTATCCTTCATGCTCAACTCTTCCATACGTTCTCCTTCTTCAGGGAACACGATTTTGATCCTTCTCCCGGTGGGGATGTGGACCAGAACCATCCAGGTCATTTCTTCGTGAGGGAAGGTCGAATGGAGCACCATGACATTAGCCCCGAGAGACATTCCCATGTTAAAGGAGTCCACTTTCATCGGGTCCACGCCCGGTGGATGAGAGCTTATCGGCTCGATAGTGAACACCTTGTTCGTTTCGGCGTTCTCTTCGAGCTGACAGAAGGGGCAATCCTCTTCACCAATGAGAACTGCTCCAAGCTGGATAGCGTGTTGATTGCACTTGGGGTTAACACCGATCATGACAGTACCCCCGGTAGGTTCTGCATCATGTCAGAGACTTCGGGGATACGGTCCTCCTCCGGTACCTCCGGTAAGGAGTACTTCCCTTTACGGACACCTTCTTCGTACTCGTCCATGAGCCACTTGCTCTGTTTGAGACCATAGCTAAGTCGTGTCCGGATGTTCTTGATGGCATGGATTTTGTGAGGATGCGTTGCACCGTCCTTGGCCTTCCCACTGAAGGGATTGCTCTTGCACGGGATACCCATGAGGACAACCTTCTCTTCGTAGCTCAGGACTTCCTCGGGGGTCAACCCCTCCTTCTCCCACGGCTTCTCCGAGAAGCGAACAATGAGCATAGCCTGCTCGACATCTCCTATGACCTCTTTCAAGGTCTCCACAGACATGAAAGGGAGCATCGACAGGATGAGATGACGAAGACCCACGGGGGTCATCCCATCGGCTACTCCCCCTTTGCGCTCACCGTTTGTAGTAAAATAGAAATCTAAGACTGGCATTCAACACCTCCGTATTTCATGTTATAGGCGTACCTTACCCCGCGATTCGTACTGGGTAGGGTGGAGTCCACCACCACCCATGCCATCCGAATAGGGTCACGGCTGACACCAAGTTCTGTGATACTAGTTCGGCCACATACCGACCTCCCTTCCGACTAGTGTACATGCAACCGATGACCGAAGTCAACGACAACATCAACTAGTCTATCATGTTGTAGTCAATGTGGAGAACCAGAAGCCTGTTCTGCTTACGAAGGATGATACCTTCGAGAATACGAAGGACTTCAACACTGTCAATGTATCTTTCCTTCTCTGTCGTGAGATCCGCAATGCTCTCACGAAGTCCCTTCATCTTATTAGCGATGACAATCTTTTGGTTGCATTCCATGCTCAACACCTCCTTCTGTTAGTATCCATAAACTTGCCCAATCTATGGGACTCTTCTTCTTTCGGAAATGCTTCCGATGCCCGTCGATACATTTGTGAGGCTGAAATCTGCGAGTGAACTTTGTTCGCCCACAACGAAGACATGTCCAGAACGGGCGGCGTTCCATGATCAGCTCTCGTCTGTGAAGGGTCCAGCAAGCCGTTTAAGCTGGCGACGACGGTAGAGCTTCCTGCCACCCAGAACGGTGACGGTTGTGGTGATGACGATACCTGCAATCCAAAGTGCAAGCTTCATGTTGAACTCCTTCTTTAAAGTCTGAAATTGTTCATCGGAAAGAAACGCCGCCGCGAATGTACCACCCTTGTCCATGGTAGGCACCTCCTACATACCCTCCTCTCGGTCCTACAGCCCCATGAACGTACCCACCACGATACGGCATCCGGTAACCGGGTCTGTACCCATGCCTGTATCCAGGGTACGAAACAATCGGACCAGTCGCTCTAATTGGTCCTGTCCCCCACTTCATGGGGATTCGGGAGTAGTGTCTACTGTTGACACCAACGTACCCATTGTTGTAGTGACGAACGGAACCGTTCGCCACCGGTCCAGGCGCAGCAGGTATCCCATAGTTGGGGTCTACTGGTGCATAGACCACGCCGTTGACGACGATAGTCTGCGCCTCGATAGCTGATGCACAGAACACCAGCACTACGATCAGAACAAGGTACCAAAATGGTCGTCTCATGATATCTCCTTCTTGTGCCAGAGGAAACTCCACTGAGGGTTCTCCTCTTGCCATAGTATTTGACGCAGAGCGTATGAGCGGGGATTCTCTGCCCACCACTTCTTTCTCGCTCTACCCAAAGTCGTTTCCCACGGAAACAACCACGCACGATCAGTGACAACTTGATCGTTGTCATCTATCACGATGTCTCCCGACACCTTCCGCGCCTTTTTCGCTTCTTCGAGCGTTTCCACACGCTCCATCACCTTGTACGTTCCATATTCTCTGTCCTGGCAATAGATGACACGGAACATACTAGCTCCTTTCTTTTCTTGTCTTCTTCCAAGAACTGTATTCGAAGCTTCAAACCTTCGATCTCTCTAGCTGCTGCACGGTAAAGCTCAGCAGCATAAGGGCTTGTCCCTTTGTAGTTCGCAGCTCCTTCAAGACGCTTCAGTACTTCCTTGGCCACATGAATTCCTCCTTTCTAGCAGTCGTACTTCGGGGTACCGTTCATACGTCCCCACTTGAGGACAGTGGTGTCGTTGCAGTAGGCCACGTCGAGACGGAAACCGTAGCGGACGCTCCAGAGGATGCGGTTCGTACCACCGAAAACGACGCAGTTGCCCCCCACGACCTGGATACAGAAATCGTACTCGATCCCCAGATCACAGAACAAACCGTATGCCTCGTTGACGATCACCTCTCCGATCTCCTGAAACTGCTTATCGGTAGGCTTGTTTATCATGATGTCTCCTTTCTAGGTGGTTCCAGTCTAGGAGCCACCTAAAAAGGAGGGGCCGAAGCCCCTCCGTGAGATACTTAGATGAGGACATCCTCATCCAAGAAGATTGCACCGGCCTGCAACAGCGTTGCTGTGCTTGCCGCTACCTTGAGCGAGTCGTCGGCTTCGACGACCTGAGTCTCGGGGTCCGTGAGATCGACAGGATCGATCCCGGTGGCCTCTGCGAGGGCACCGAAGCACCCACGCTGCCACACGATGGCCTTGGTGATGACGGCTGCGTCCTCACCGAACTTGCCGCTGACCACGAACTCGGGAGGAGTCCACTGGTGACGCTGGTCGCCACGAGCGGGCTTGTTGCCCTTCCGGAAGATGAGGCAGACGTTCGCGGGCACGAACTGAGCTTTGTCCTCAACCGGCCACGGGAACTTCGCCGCGATCTTGCTGCGGAAGTACTCCGGCACCTCGGCCCACTTGATGAAGTAGGTGGTCTCGGGAGTCTTGAGGCCGGTCGCCTTGGTGCGGGACTCTCTGTACGCCTCAGCGGTGTACAGGATGCACCGTTTGTCCTCGAAGGACGGCACCCACTCATTGGTCCTGGGATCCCGCTTGTAGACGAGTTCCCCGGCCTGCGGGTGACCGTTGCCGTACCGCTTCTGCTGGGTCATCTTCGTGCGACCGTTGGCCTCGTAGTAGGTGGTGGAGTTCATCACCCTCTTCAGCCCACCGGGACGAGTTGCCACCTTGAAGATGTCTCCGAAGACGGTCTTGTCGAGGCGACGGTAGTGCTTGCTCTCTTTGACAACACTGTTGTCATCGAGATAGGTCTCCAGCTCATCGCTGAAGCGGGCGAGGTCGTCGATCTGGATCTGGGTCAGACTGGACATTATTGTCTCCTTTTTATGTCCTGAGGTTATGCCCTTAGGTTACCAAGATACACGTTGGTTTCACGTTGATAAACGGAGGCGTCGGTCAGTCAGCAAACAGCAAAGTTCTTGCTGACGGGAAACACGAGCGTGTAATTGATCATGTTGTTGACGATCCACATGGAGGTACCGCCTCGCTCGATCTTAAGCTCCTCCCTATTTGGGTAAATAAACAGGGTGATTCGCGTGCCTCGGTTCTCGTGGGAGTACCTGTCCATGGTATCCCCCCGCAGATAGTCCTTGATCGGAATTGTGCAAACGAAGTTATCAGGGGTCACCACCTTTCTGCGAAGCTCTTCATAGAATTGGGGAACTGTCAGTTTCCCCAAGCTGTCCTCGAACTGAGCGATGATTTTCACGGTTCCCTACCGAGCGGTAACGAGTGCGTAGGGGTGCTTGGGATGGGAGGCGCTTCTCGGCATCCGGACGAGCTTGACGTTATTACCATTGAGGTAATAACCCTTACCGGGCTTGTTATCCGGCTCGATAGCCAGCGGCTCGCTGATAATGGCTCCTCGAACGCGGTGGTCGTCGGTGAAGACCTTCTGCGCTTCGAGACGGGTGAGGCGAATCTTGTTCTCATCTCTGTACATACGGGACTCCTTATACGAAGTGGGAAGTGACAATCGGGCCTAGTGACACCTATGAAGCCCTCCCGCAGGAGGGCTTGAAGGTGGCGCTAGATGATGCCGACCAGCACCTTCGTGGCGTCGGAGTCGTCGTAGGCGTAACCGGCCACGGCGAACGGCTTGGGGCCACCGCTGATGAGCCGGTAGAGCTTCGCCCCCGTGGAGAGCAGGTACTCCCCACCGCTGTCCGTGACCCGCTGGAGCATATTCGGGATGACGGTCTCACCCCGGAGCTTATGCTCCTTGAGCCAGAGCCTCTCGGCCTGGACGCGGGTCAACCTGTAGATTTTGTTCTGCATATGTACCTCCAAGTACGAAGTCGAACGTTGATAATCAGGACCACGACACAGCGATCATGCAGGCGAAGAGCTTCTCCAGATTGAGGATCTCTTGGAGCTGCTCGAACCCGTCTATCTGCGTGCGGATCACCCGCTTGCAGTCGGTGATGTAATTGCTGTCGATCCAGCCGCAGTTGTCGTCCCCGTACTTCTCAACGAGGTCGCGGGGCTGGTAGAATCGACCCAATTCGAGGCAGTAGTGATTACACGACGGGTCGTGCTTGAAGAGGTCACTATTGTAGATAACCTCGGTCAGCGTACCCACCGTGTTGACGGACTCCCACGCACAGTAGAAGTCCCTGGCTTTCCCGTCCGGGGAAATCTGTCTCACCTTTTCGTACCCCTCGATGAGTACCTTTGCCACGGCGAGATCCTCCTCCGAAGCGTTGAAGATAGACGCGAGATCAAGCGCGTCAGCGAAGTGAACATACACTCGTACACCCATACGTACTCCTTTCGCAGAGTTGGTAGTCGAAGCGAATGACACCTATGAAGCCCTCCCGCAGGAGGGCTTGAAGGTGGCACTAGGCAACAGTAACGTCGAAGGCAGAGACGGGATCAGGCGACGGCTTCACGATGATGTCCACGCAACGGGCCTCGTCGTTGTCACGGGTCTCACCTTTCTCGTAAACGGTGAAACCAATACCGCCACCGTCCGGAATGAGAAACACGTCGAACGTGTAGTCACCGAGGGTGAGGTTGTTAACATCGAAGGTACTGCACACATCACAGGCAGGGTCAATGTGAGCACCTCCACCACCGCAACCGATGCAGTCACCGTCCTTGTCAATCTTCGCCACCTTGAACAGATCAACTGTAGCCATTGCACTGACTCCTTTCTGGTTAGAACGTTTTTCGATATCTGGACGTGCCTTACCCCGCGACTAGTGTGGAGTGGTAGTCTGAGGTGAGCTTCTCGGCCCTCCATCTCAGTGCTCCCGACACCCTAACCAAGGGGCATTTCATAGGCGCTCCTTTCTGGGTAGGTTCTCTAGAACGTCCCCGGTTGGAGGCGCTCTAGAGAACCCCACCGAAGTGGGGTTCCAGCCGGTTACGAGGTCACCAGCTTCGAGACCACGCGAAGCTCGTACTGGGCGGAGGCCCCAGCCTTGACCTTATAGGCGTGCATCGCGTTCATTGCCCGACGAGCGGACTTGGTAGCAAGCCACGCTCCCGAACCGTAGACTGCCTCGCCCTCGAAGACCGTGAGAGCGTCGTACAACGCCTTGGCCTTCACCGGGGAGAGCATCCACGCCCGTTTGGAACCCGCGTCCACCTCGGCTCGCATGTTGTCAAGCAGAAGCAGCTCTATCGGGATCCACGCGGTGATTTTGCGGGAGACGTAACCGTCGAACGAGGTGACCAGGAGGGTCACTAACGCTATCAGGTTGAACACCTCGGGGGACGTTTTCGAAACTTGGGCCTTGCTCATGACACTGAGCCTTTCTGGGTACTGCTGTACCCGGTTACGCGGACGCACCTCCAGCCAAAAATCACGAGTGAATTCCCGTGTCTTTGGAAGAGAGGTCGCCTCGCCATTTTGATTATTTAAGTAGATAGGAGAGAGGGCGCGTGATGTGCGGGTAGCGCGGGTGCGCTGCGTGGGCACACCTTCGGCCTATGAGTATCTTAGACTTTGCGGCCTAAAATCTCAACCCCCTTCTTAAATCCTTTGTTTTCAGTACTTTACAAACCGATTTTTCCAATACTTTGTTGAGAATGGGATTCAACTAGATCATATCAGATCAAAACCCCTGAAACGCCTAGGAACGTCCTTAGGAAATTCCTAAGTATGGGGATCCTATTTTCCCAGAAACGACGTATTTAAGGGTTTTGGGAGTCCTTTAAAGGGTTCTGGGAGTCCCAGAAAGCCTCGTGGGATGGTGCAAATTACTCTTCCCATAAGCCGTTCAGGGAAAACTCCAAAATAACGCTTTATTACCTTGTATAGGAGTATTACGTATGGGACTCGGCATCTATCGCGTCAAACCAAAGGTGAGAATAGCCAAAAGAATCTCCAAAGGACTAGCAAAACTAAAACCTGGAGAGCGTACAAAGGCTTACACAAGTGCTGGATCTAGAATGGCTGCCGGTATGGTTGTTGATCAGTACCGAGGAAACCAAGTTGAGAAGGTTAGAAACAAAATGGATACGAAATTTTTAGCCCGTCAAGAACGGAGAGCAGCCTTAAAGTCCCAAGAACACTTCCAAACGGGTGGTGCAGGAACTAACGAAAAGCGTCTTGATGAGTATGTTATGGCTATTGGTAAAGCACTCCTAAAACCCGGTGCCAAAGTAGCCACTAAAGCCGCTGTAGCAGGCACCGGAAGAATGTCCAAAATAGCTAAAAAAATGGGGATTACTAAACTAACTGGTAAAGTTAAAGGCGGAAAAGCTGGTAGATTCGTAGCAGGTAAAGCCCATAACGTTAAAGTAGCTAGACGTGCCCAACATATCAAGAACATCCGCTATGCTCGTACCAAACCCTTTAGAGCTGGGGCTAAAAGAGTAGCCAAAACTATTGGTGGGGAAACCATTGTCCGTAGTGCTGTAGACGTAGGCTCCCATGCTATCAGCAATCCAGGTAAAACGGCTATAGACAAAGCTATGGGAGCTACCGATAGCCCCTATTCAAACGTAAATACAATAAGAGCTGCTCAAGATCAAAACAGTGCAGCAGCTAGAGGTATACCCACTCGGGGTGCAGGCCCAGCACATACCAAATCTAACGCACAAATGGCTATAAGGAGAACTGAGATGAGAACACCACCGGCTATGTCCGCTCGTCAACCTACCCGTCAGCGGACCAACGTTTCTGCTGGTGTGATAGCTGTGGCAGATAATATCTTCGAAAAACACTACCTAGATGAAGTAATAGGGGTTGTAGCTTCTGTGCTTGCCCCACAAGCAAAATTTGTAAAAAACAAGATTGCTAAGCCTATTTCCAGAGCAGTAACCAAGTCTATTCGTAGAGAAGGGGTGGACGAAGTATCTCCTGGATTAGCTTATGCTGTTGAGTTTGGGCATGTTAGACCTATGGGTAAATTTTCCAAAAAAGCAGGCCGAAGTATTATCAATAAGATAATAGCCCCCGGTATGGAAAAAATGACAAAGAAGAAAAATCAACCCGAGGTTAACGAAATTCTTGCTACCACAGCAATCGGTGTTGGTGCTGTTGGTGGTTTGGCTGCTCGTCGCCTTATCAAACGTAATAAGATCAACCGAAAGATCTATTCGAAAAAGTCTGCAAAGCATACCCATAAAGCTCAAGACTTTGAAGCTCGTGCCAAAATTTCTGGGGCTGTCCGTTCTGCTGGGCATAGCTACACCCGTAAACGTCTCCAAGTTAGGGGTGCAAGACTTCAAAGAAAAATCAACCGTCTTCCTGAAATGAAAGAAGGAACCCTTGCAGGAAGAGCTGCTAGGCATGAAATCAAAAGCAAGCAGTGGGGCGAGTGGTCTAAGCAGTTTAAGAAAGAAACAAAAACAGCCCAAACCCGACCCGGAAAATGGTTAGGTAAAACTCGTGGGAAACTTTCCTCATACATGGAAAAAGGGCACAAAAGAGAAGCCCAAAGAGCAGACACTCGGCTTAGAGCCAAAGGACACACGAAACAGTTCCGTACTATAAAACAGGAAAAGAAACTTCTCCGCCTTGGTGAAGGACTGCTCTTTACCTCCCCCGAAAAATGGCAAAAGAAGGCTCAGAAACAGCGTGTAAAGGCTTCAAGGGCACAGGCCACCTCTGACGTATTTGCTCGTCGTCAACGTCGTGGGCTTGAGAGAAAGTTGTCCCGAGTTCAGCGTAAAGCTACCCGGTATGGTGGGGATGAGAAGTACGGGCAAAATTCCAAAAAGAAGATCAGTGGAAAATCCACTGCACAGATCGTAGCTGTGGAACTAGAGCGTCGTCACAACCTCTATGATTATGATGAAGGTACAGAAAACACCTTCAATCTCGCTCAGTACAGACTTGGTGAAATCCACAGCCCCTATGACTCACACACAGCCGGTTTGCTCAACAAACGACTAAAGAAATTAGAGCGGGGCCGGAAACCCGGCATCATAGCCAGCCTGAAGCCCAAAAGTGGCACTGTAATGTATTAAAGTTTTCGCACCAACTTCAAAGGGTTGATTATCTCGGAAGCCGCCTCATCGAAGGCGGCTTTCAGTTTCTCTGGAGATATATCGTTCGGGTCTCCATCCTCAAGTTTCACGTGCAACACCTTTACCCCCTTACGCTCAAACCTCCATGCCAGCTTCTCTTGGAAATTAACCGCATCTGGGTCAAGGCAAAGATATACCACTTTTATGCCTTTTTCACTCAAACGGTCAAGATGGTATTGGTGCATGATCTTACCTAAGAGCGGACAAGCTGGAATTGCCGTATACGCTAAAATCGAGTGAGCGTCAAATGGCCCCTCACACACAGCTACAGTTGTATCTACAACCAAATGTTCATTGAAAAGAATTTGTTTTGCACTAAACCGGGAATACTTCTTCCCTGCGTGTAGACTTTTTGGCTCACTTCCAGGGAAAGTAGCTCGTGTTGTCCAGAACACCATCTCTCTACCATATCTTCCGAGGGCCGGAAAAAAAACATGCCCATGATATGGAGAGCCGAACTTAGTGCAATATGATAGGTTATAACGGATGATATCATCCATTAATAGTCCTCTGCCATGTAGATACTTGAGCGTAATATCTCGAACCTTCACTTCCATTTTGCCCAGCCCAGTATTTGAGGAGAAAGAGATAACTCCCTTCGGGTAGACACAAGGTATTGTCTCACTCCAATATTGAACTTCCTTGGGAGGCTCTGGTGCAGCGTAGGCTGCTATCTCTGAACTGAGCTTAGTCGCCCCACCTCTCCCGTAAACAACAGCCTCTATGTCCGACTGCTTGATGATGTTCAGCTTGTAGAGATGCTCAAGGAGCTTGGCTGTAGGCCCACGTTCCCCACACACCCAGCATTGGAACACGCCCTTGTTAGGGTTAATGGCTAGCTTGTGCTTGGTAGACGCGCAGAAGGGGCAGGACACCATGTGCTCCTCTCCCTGCTTGACTACCTCATGCTTAGGCCAAACGCGGTCTAAGAGCCGTCCAAGCTGCTTTGCAGAAGTGGCCCGTGCCATTATGGACCAAAGCTCCCGAGCTTCTTCGGCTGCTTCTTTTTGATACCCTTAACAATAAGGTTCTTACGGCCAGCTTCCCTCTCGTCATAATCTTTGAACTGCATCTTTGCGAAGTTGGGTACGATGTATATTGTCTCATTAGAGGGACCAAGCCTGGACTTAGCAAGGGTAAGACGAAGAACCTCCGATGCCGGGTTCTTCTTCTCCTTCTCCGTCTGGGACATGGTCACCAAGAGATCCAGAGGGAATACCTTGCCGAAACCACTGGCAATATCATCCATTCCCACCGTCTCCTTGCTCACTCCTCCTCGATTGGTCTGCGTGGCTGTCCACAGGGCCATGCTGTACTTCCCCGCTAACCCTCGCATCATCTCACAGTTCTCCTCCAGAGCTTCATACTTCTTGGTGTAGTTACCTTCCATCTTGAGGAGATCGAAGTAGTCCACCACGAGAAGGTCCAAGGTCACACCCTTCTCCTCCCTCAAACGGTCAACATAGTCAGAGACCTGAGTAAGAGAGATACTCTTAGTGGGGTAGTACTGTACATACAACCGAGCAGGAGTAACCCCTGCCGAAACGTATGCTTCTTTCACTCCTCTCCTAACTTCCGGGCCTTTATGCACAAGATTTTGGAGAGCAATATTTGACAGGGCTGCATCATACCTGTCCATAACAGCATCAGAGTCTAATTCAAGAGAAAGGTACGCAGTAGTATAACCAGCCAGGGATGCTTTCCGAGCTATCTGTGTCATCAACGCAGACTTGCCTAAGCCCGAATGCCCCTGGATCATTGCAAGAGACCCCCGAGGCAACCCCCCATTGATGAAGCCATCCAGCACAGGAAACCCAGTTGGTACGTTTTGTACAGTTCGTACACCTCTCCGTTTGATACGCTCGTCAGTGTCCGTCCAGTATTCAGTAAGCTCAGGCTCTTCTGTCCCTGTCGAACGGGCAGCGGACATAGCCTCAACCAACCCGTCAAAGTCACCCTCGTCTACGTACTCCTCGATCTGCCTAGCCACCTTGAGTATGTTGTGAGCAGTAACCGAAGGGTAGAGCTTGTCCTTGACGTAAGGAGGGCTATACTGGTCCCAGTCCCACACCTCATTCAAAGCTGCGAGGATAGCCTTACGTCGAGCGGTATCGTACCCCTCATCATTACAGACATCGTTGATGTAGTCAACGAGTTCATGTCTTCTTGGTCGGCAGTTGTATTTATTGAAAAATTCCTGCAACCCCACGAATATAATATTAAATTCCGGATCGTAATCAAATAGATCGGAAGGCATGTCCGATATAAGCGCTTTGGCCGCTACTTGATCTTTAAGTAAAAAAGCAAGACAATCTCGCTTGAACTCTGGGGTGAAGGTTTGTAGGTTATTACCCACTGAGGCTCCCATCCTTTCGTCGAGGTCCATCCCCAACACCATAGTGGTAGTACATCACGGTGTCCGGGTTATCAGGGTCTATTGGATTAATGGCGTCTTCCATCTCCCGTTCAAACTCCTCAGTCGTAACATCTATGCCCTCGTTCAGGGATGTCTGACAATAATCA